TTTGGTTATAGTTCATTTATTAAACTTAAGGGGATAAGAGAAATTGGAGACTAATATGTCTAAATCAATAGTAGAATTATATAAGCAATATCTATTTGGTAGAGTTAATGCTGATATAATAAATAGAGGTAAACATATATACATCCAATGCCGACAATGTAAGGATAGTATTACATATGAATCTGGTATGGTATTCGATATATCTGGAAGTAAACCGATATTAAAGAAGTTATCATTTGAGATACATAATTATGGATTAGATGATGATGTCTTATTTATGATGGAGTCTAATACTAATACATATATGCATGAAACTTTAATGATAATTCTAGATACTGTATTAACTAAGTCCCTTAAAGTAGAAGGGATTGTCTATTCTAAATACGGATCAACAAAAGAATAATACCTAATTCTAATATGTAAGGAGATTTACTATGTTACTGAAGGGATATTATACTTTAATTAGCAGTAAGCTAAGAAAAGATAAGACCGTATTTAAATCTGATTATACTGGATATAAATTCTATGTAAATAGAGATAACTTTTATGTAGCTGATACTGGAGATATCAAATATGCATTAGATGATACTGATAATGTAATGATACTTGCTCCAGAAGGATACATTAATGTGAATAATCCAGATCCTAAAGCAAAAGAAGCATTCACTGATATGCTTGATTATATGGATACAAGAGATTATACTGAAAAGCCACTAGGAGTCTAACTCCTAGTGGATATTATTTTATTGGAGGAAAACAAAATGAAATCAAAAGTTATTCAAGAATTCAAAGCAGAAATCAATGGTATTGAGTTTACTAATCAAGATCTCTATTGGGAGATAGATTATATTATAGGCGAAATTGAATGTACTCTAAACATAGAGCTTCCTACAGAGTTTATTAAAGACTTCACTGATGCTTATACTAAATTATATAACAGTGTAGATGCAGAATACCTCTATGACTTCAAATCTGAAATGATTAGTTCTTGGGATATGGATATTGAAAATATCAAAGAATTACGATTCAGTGTTAATGGCTTCTGCTATGATGCTGAACTATTTATTGCAATGAATGAGAAGATTGCTGACTGGGATAATACCTACGGTAAGAAATAATCTAATAGCCACTAGGAGTTAATCTCCTAGTGGCATTTTGTATTATAATTTTTTTATATTCATATATTATAAGGGTGATATGATATATTTGTGTTTAGTGTTATTGAATAAGGAGGAAATATATCATGAATAAACTTATTGAAACTTTAGCAGCTTTAAATCTATCTAGTGCAATAACAAAGATTACTCGCCTAGAGAATGGTTATGAATTTAAGTCAGACTATGGGTACAACGACGGGTATTACCAGTACGATGTACACTATTATATTTGGATGCGAGCTGAAGTGGATATGGATGGAAATATCTTATCTGCATCACTAACATCTGGCTCTGAATTCTGGAATGGAGGAGGTGAAATGTCAGAAAAAAGAGTAGTTAAACTTGGAGACCCAGAATGGGAATTACCTAATGAGGCTAAGGAGGTTATATTAGAGAATGAAACTAAAATTTTAGAATTAAAAGTAGGTGAAGTATTAAAGTTAGATCGTGACGGTACGACTGAATACGTAGCACCTACAGGTAGAATTGGTTTGGAAAAATAGGGAGGTTATACTATATGGCAATTATACAAAAATTAGATGGGTACAGAGAGGTCGACTTAAAAAATTATCTCTTCTGTGCAAGAAATGGATTAAGCGCATCGAGAAAAATCTGCACTTTCCCTAATAAGAAAGTTGTAGGTAGAGATGTGGCTATAATTTTACGAATTGAGAAAAGGCTAAATAAATCATTTGATAAGATCACGTTATGTGATTTACTCAATTCTGATTATCGAAGCATGTATACCCATATATGCGAGAATATCTTCTTTAGATATTTCAATCTAGAGTTGATTAAAGCAATTATAGCTCACTCTGGTCTTAGTATGGGTGAGATTGCTGATAGATACCGTATTCAGTATAGTAAAGCCCAAGGGCTAAGTCAATTTATCTTTAACGATGAAGCATATTTTAATAAATATAAAGGGGTAAAATAATCATGATGGATTTAATAGCAGAAGTTAAAGCTTACTGGAAAAAATGTGGTGGCGATCTAAGCGCCACATATGAGAAATTCAGCAATAATTTCTCACCTAGTGATATCTATAATATCATACTAGGTAAATATAATGACTCCTCTACTGAAGATTGTACTTATGAAAAGAATAGTACAGTTATTAGACGTTCTATTATTATAGGCGAACAAGAAAAGCCTAAAGAGGATGTAAATGGAAATAGATTAAATCCATTCATCTACCAAAAAGATGATGAAGATAAGAAAACCATTGTAGGAGTTAAGCCTGACTGGAAAGCAGTTAAAGTAGAAAAGTTAGTACCTGTGGAAAGGAAAACTATGGAAATTGAAATCGGTGAACCAAAACCAGTAAGACCTGCACCACCAGCACCAGAAACGTTACCATTAAATTATGAATCTATTGGCTTTGCCATTGGATTCAAAAAGGCTGGTGCTAAAGAAGTACTAGAATTAGCTAATGGAAATACAGCTCGTCTAATTCCAGCTCTTCAATGGCTATATAAGCAGACTTCCGAGGAAGGATTACGTAAACGTATCCAAGAGATTACATTGGATGTGCTTTTTAACTAATATTTTAACAACGTATTAATGGAGGATGAAACCCATGTTATTTAGTATTATAGATGCATTAACAAAAGATGATTGGAACGGTATTTGCGATGTAATTGAGACAACTGGTAAAGCTATAGCTGGAGTAACCGCAGCATATGGTACAGTTATAGCAGCAGAAGCTCTATTAGAAAAAGCTAAAGGTCAACCTAAAGTGCAAATAGAAGATGATATCAATGAACTATTAAGAGCAAAAATTAAAGAAGCATGTGGAGGAAACTAGATATGAACTTATTTGATAGCATTCCTAAAGAAGTAATTGATGAAGCTCTTACATTCTTAAATGAATATGATGCAGAAGTGCTTAATAATCTTATCAAATGGACTCCTGTAGCAATAATTGCGGGAGTTGTAGTATATGCATTACATAATAACAAAGATAAAGAGTTATGTAATATAATTAAGGATGCTAGTAGTTCTATTAAAGATGCTAGTCCAATGAATCAAACCAAAGTCGTTTTAGAAGCATTTAATAATGCTTTAGAAAAGAAAAAGGAAAACAAATAGGAGGATATTATCATGGTTAAAGAATTCGCAAACTTTGTAGGTAAAGCAGCATTTGAAATGAGCAAAGAAACAGGTACATCTGTAGCAACTATCTTAGGTGGTGCAGCAGTATTAACTGCAGCAATATTTACAGGTGTTGCACAAGTTATTGAAGCAAAAAATAAATACAAGAAAGACGACGATAAATAATGGATATCGGCAGCAAACTAAAAGCACTAATTCCTAATAGCCAGTTTGCTGCTGGTAAAAAGGAATTAGTCTTGCGATGTCCTTATTGCGGACATACATCTTCCGCTGGAAAGAAACACATGTATATAGGCTTATCAAAAGATAAGCCTTACATGTTTAACTGCTTCAAATGTGAAGCAGGGGGATTAGTCAATAGGACTTTCCTTAATCTCTTAGATATTAGAGATGAAGAACTTATCCAAGCTATTGATATTCATAATAAAGAGATGAGATTAAGTAGAAGTAATTCTTACTCTGCTAATCGATTAAGAGAACCTCAAGTAGCATATGATGCATTTGAGGTTAACTATGATATATATCCTGATAAGGTTAATTATATCAATAGTCGTCTCGGTACTAACTTATCAGTATCTGAAATGATGAATATGAAGATTATCTTCGATTTTTCATTTTTTAAACGCCAGATCATGAGGTATCTGGGAGCTACAGAATCTGATTTTGAAAGAATTCAAAGGGACTATGTAGGATTCCTCTCGGTTAACAATACATCGCTCTCTATGCGTTGTATTAGACAAACTGATAGCAAATACAGATATCTAATCTGTAAGTTAGATGATAGAGATATTTATAATAAAGCTTTCTGTATACCATCTTCTATTCCATATACATCGGATAGAATTATGGTACATATTGCAGAAGGTCAATTTGATATCATATCTATATACAATAATATGACTAATAGATCTACAGGAATATACTTTGCAGCAGCTGGTAATAAATACTCAGCTATCTTAAAGTATATCTTATCTAAAGGTATAATGTATATGGATATTCATCTATACTTTGATAATGACTCAGCTGGTGAGATAGCTAAGAGACAAATAGAATACTTCATAAAGAATAATATAGCATTCTTTAGAGGATCTAGAGTCTTTGCTCATGTAAACCAAGCTGATAAAGATTATGGTGTATCTATAGATAAGATACAAGACTTCTGTACACAAATACTATAACGGTATGGGCTTAAAGTCCATACCGCTTTATTTTTTTGTCTTAAACATCACATTAATAAAGGAGGTCGACTATGGGTAAATTCCTTGACACTACATATACAGCCACGATAAACTCTATTTTAGAGTCTCAAACTAAACGGCTTGATAATACATTCTATACATTTACAGATAAAGCTCCTACTACTTGTACTTATTACAATATCAATACTAGTAAGAGTACATTAGATGAGTCTACAAACTTAGCATATAGCTATACTGATGGAGATTCTCCATTAAGATATAATAGAATTAAAGATACAGTTATCTTTGGTCTTGATAGAATTCAAGTTCAAATGGATGCCGGTGATTTTGGTCTTGAATCGGATACAATTGAAGGTGATGCTTATATATTACCTAACTCATTCAAACCTTATCCTCAAGACTATTTCATTATTAATCATACTAATGAAGAGTATCTCTTCAAAGTTACAAGTGTATCCTTAGATACATTACCTACTGGGGCTAATATGTATAAGATCTCTTATCGTTTAAGTTCCCATGATGGTGATAATACAGATATCGATTCTTTAGTTGTAGAATCCTATACTATGGATACTACAAATATCGGTACAAACTTATCTCTAGTAATCAAAGATGATGATTACGCTTATATTAGTAAATTAGAAAATATCTGTCAAGATATGATTGCTTACTATAGAAGTCTCTTCTATAGTAATAAAACTCAGACTTTTATTTTTTCTTATGATGAGCATAACTTCTATGATAGTTACATGATTGAATTCATTAAACGTCATGATATTATGAATACTAGTTACTTAGATTATTTGCACGTAGCACATCAGTTAACTCCTAGAGCTACATTTGCATTAGACTACTCTAAATCTTTCTTCCATTCATTAGAAAGAAAAGATATTGGTACTATATGTAATCCATCTTGTTATGGTATGCTAGTAGAAGATAAGACATCTATCTTATACTATAGTCTAGAAAACTATTACTATATCTTCCATGAATATAAAATGGGTGATTATTGGCAAGTACCTTCATTTGATGATGATACAGTTATGCGTATTAGAGATAATGAACGGTATGAAACTGATGATCTAAACTATTTCAAGAATATTATCATTGATTACTTCAATGATAATACAGATAAGTTGAATAGATATGAAGAGTTCTTACTCAAAACTCTAGAAGACTTCAACTATACTATTCCTCAACATGATATATTTTACTACGTTCCTGTGATTATTTATATCCTAGAACGTCAAGTTCAAACAATATTAAAAAATGTATCACGTTAACATATCAGTAATCTTAATGGAGGTACTGCAATGAACAGTGAACTCGATCAATATTTTAAAGAGCAAATTGACGAGAAAGATGCATTTGACGTAATGGTCGATGAGAATGCTTTCTTAGATTCTTTAATTGCTAAAAGAGATATCATTGATGCCATTGAAAATGGTGACGATGATGATGAAATTATGGATGATGAAGATATTGCATTATCTACATTATCCGATGATGATTTAGATGATCTAGCAGATGATAACGATGATTACATCGATTCTGCTATAGATTAATATTTTTAAGGAGGATTTAATAATGGCAGATGATAAAACTATCCATCAAGAGCTTGATGATGCAGCTTCTACTGTAGAAGATGTTGTTGCTGATTCCACAGCTACTGATAACGATATGGATAATACAATCGACAATGTCGTTGATGCTATGGATGAAATCGAATTAGATGATGACGATGACAACACTGATATCGATTCCGTAGCTGAGTTAGAAGATGAAGAAATTGATATCGAAGCTGACGATGAAGATGATGCAGCTGAGATTGAATTGCTTTCTGATATCGATCGCACTCATGAAAATGATAGCAAAGATCTTGCTGAAGAAATCGAAGATAACGTTGAGCTTAAAGAAGCTTATGATCTTATCGATGATGAATTAATCGTTTCTATTCAGGAGGCATATGATGAGCACTTTGAAGACTAAACTTGTTAATGTTGAATGCCGTCGTCCAATTCGTTTACGTAACAAATTTGTACGTGGTATCTATCGTGAATTATTAACTGTAGAAGAAATTGCTGATTGTATTTCTCAACAAGCTACAGTACGTGAAATCCTTCCTACTGGTGATACAGTAGTATTAGACTTCACTAATTACAATACAGAAGTTCTTCCTTCTATTTCTGAAGAAGAAGCAGAAGCTGCACGTAAAGAAGCTGAAGCAAAAGCTAAAGCTGCACGTAAAGAAGCTGAAGCAAAAGCTAAAGAAGAAGCTTTACGTAAAGCTGAAGAAGAGGCTGCTAAGAAAGCCGCTGAAGACAAAGCTAAAGAAGAAGCTAAAGCTGCAGTTGCTCCTGCAAAAGAAGAAGAAATCGTTGAAAACGCTGAAGAAAAAGTTTCTGAAGCTAAAAAAGCAACAAAAGAAAAAAAATAAGACACATATAGCTCCCATAGGATCTTTGAATCCTATGGGAGATATTTATTATGCTTTTCTTTTTTTACCATAGATTCTTACATGGATGAATCTATGTAGGTATTGAGCATAATTACCAAGTAAGAAGATGGATACTAGTTTAGCAAGGTTACCTAATACCATTACTGTAGTTGCAGTATTGATATTTTGAGTAGCATTCATTGTTAACCAGTAAGACCATCTTACCATAAAGTGTGGATCTATAACAGATCCAATAATGATTACCATAGTTAGTAATAATACTAGATAGTATATTACTAACGTTGGTCGGAATTGTGATTCCAATTTCTTAATTTCCTTAATTGTGAATAGCATGATATAACCTCCTTAATCTAAAACTTTATATCACTATATCACACTTATAATATATTACTCTAGAGGTATTTATGAAGATCTATTATCAAATGTCTACTCGAAATACTAGCTTCATAAGAATGCATCAGTATTTAAAAGCCATTGGGATAAAGAATAATAAATTCATGCTTGCACTCTTAGATCCAGATCTTGCCGGCATAGATCCGCATGATCCTAACTTGAGTGCATACTATAAAGGTAAAGTATTAGCCGAGTGTATGGTAAACTTTTGGTATTTTGCTCGTGAAGTAGTACGTGTACCAGACCAAGGTGGTAGTGGTAAAGGTATTCCATTAGAGCTACATCGTGGCAATATGGCATTATTCTTCTGCTCCATCTATAATATGAATATATTCTTAGAGCTCCCTCGTCAGCATGGTAAAACATTATCTGCAGACGTTAGATATTTACACTTATTTAACTTTGGTACATCTAACTCCACTATTGCATTTATGCATAAGGCATTAGATGGTTCTAAAGATAACTTACAAACTCTTAAGAATTTACGTGAATGCTTACCACCATATCTACGTATGGACCAAACATTCTCTCGTGATGGTAAAAATGCTAAAGTATCAGATACAGTATTGAGACTTGAGCATGCTGTTAACCGAAATAAGATTATCACTGTAGCTTCTGCTCGTAATAAGACAGCTGCACAAAACACACTTCGTGGTAAATCTATTCCATTACTCTGGGGAGACGAATGGGGATTTGCACCATATAATGAAATCATCTATCTTAATACAGTTCCTGCATTCAAGAGAGCTGCCGATAATGCTAGAGCAAATGGTGCACCATATGGTATCCTATTCACTACAACACCAGGGTTCTTAACATCCACTGAAGGTATCTTTGCATACCAAATGAAAGAAGATGCAGTTCCATTCTCTGAATTCTGGTATGATAAATCATATCAACAGATTATGGATATAATGAATTCTAATACTAAGTCTACTTTCGTATATATCAAGTTTAGTTATGCTCAACTTGGTAAATCAGAAGACTGGTTTAGAGAAATCTGTAGAACTATGAATAACCGTTGGGAAGACATTCGTCGTGAAGTACTTCTTGAATGGTCTCAAGGTTCTGATAATTCACCATTTACCTTAGATGAATTAGAAACCGTATCTCGTTTAACTAAAGATCCTGATAGTACCATTGAAGTGCTAGGAGGTAAATTCCAAGTTAACTTATATGGTAAGATTGACTATGGTAGAAATGGTAAACCTATAGATCCTCCGATAATGGGGGTTGACGTATCTGGTGGTTATAGACGAGATAGTTCTGCTATCACTATTATTGATAGTAAGACTACTAAAGTCATCGGTACGTTTAAATGTAACTATATTAGTCAAATTGAGTTGGCTAAGATTATAGTTGAATTGACACAAAAGTATATGCCTAACGTTGTAATTAACGTCGAACGAAATGGTGTAAGAACGCACTGCATGGATAGAAATGTCTATGTATCAACAGGGTTAATTGCTTTGACGTATGGGAGCAAAAGTTATCTCCCACGTTTAGCAGCGAAAGCTTCTTAATAAGAAGACACGTTCAACGATCATCTCCTGACGGGAGAGTAGAACCGCAAGCGATTGGCGGAAGAAAAATTCTGGTCTCAGCAAGTAATGTTGGAGAATGACAAATGATCTAATCACGTCCTGTAATGGGAGTGGATGCGAAAACGCACGGGTATAGAGTAGCGTCTATATCTAAATACTAATGGGTTCGGGGCGTCGGTTATAGCGTTATTGAAAAAAGCAGGCATATCTAAGAACTTATACTTCGAGCATAAAGAAAAGATTCTCGAAGAACGTTTCGAAGGTCCTGGGGCAATTAAGAAGACTAAAGCTTTGGTTAAAGTATTTGGTCTTGATTCAACTAAGAATGTACGTGAACTCTTAATGGAAATCTTAAGAGAGCGTATGGATAATCATAAAGATAAGTTTGTTACTAAACAACTTTATGATGAATTTATTGGTTTAGAAGTTAAACGTAATGGTAAGATTGAGCACTCCACTAATACCCATGATGATTTAACTTTCTCTTATCTCATGGCATTATATGTATGGTATGAAGGTAAGAATCTTAAAGAAAACTTCGGTATTACAAAGCAAGGTATCAAGACTGATAATGATGTTGATGATGTAGTATTCGATGTTGGAACAGAGACTGTTGAGATCTATGATGAGATTCATCAAGTTCAACAGGAAATGAATAAAGATAATCCTGAAGAGATTACTCCGATGGATAAATATAAAGCCATGATTAAAGCTCATGGTATTACTTACCAAGAATGGGAGAAAGCTGAGAGAGCTAAAGAAGATGCAGCTCTTAGAGAAGCATTTAGAAATCCTGAATTCTTGAAAGCTTATGCTTATAAGTATAATATGACTAAAGATGCTATAGATCAAATACGTAATGAGACTGAAGGAGAATTAGATCCATCAGCATTTACTTCTATCTATAGTTTAGATGATCCAAATGTCAAGAGTCATATATCTGGTAACCTTGCAAAATTTTATGATAAAGTTTAAAAATTATTTATCTAGTTACAATATAGTAAATTTATACAAATCTATTTTTGTAAGGAGGAGCTATGTTCGGATATAGTACAGCAAGTGGCTATGAATTAGCCAATGAGCATCAGTTATCTGAAATCTTAGCAAATTTTAGTAGTGATTATATTTATGATGTGATCTCAGATCAAATCAATAAACGTTACGAGTTTGCTATTATACCAAAACCTAATATTGTAAACACATTTAAATCTAACTTTGATAATATCCGTGCAAACTTCCCAATGGATGTCGAAAATACTAATGCAGTAGAAGGCGACACATATCGGAATATCATCGATATTATCTGTAATTCTTGCAATATGTCATTCGATACTATGACGGATGACAATATTTATCTTGCTGCAGCTACATTATATGACTTCTTAGTCTGTAGCTTCAATAAGCATATGGTCGATTTCGTTATCGGATTGATCGTTAGAGAACAAGATTCCATCTATGCAGCTTTAGAGCTAGAAGAATCTAAAAAGAATAAAGATAGTTCTACTATCTACAATCGTAAGACTATGGAGAATACTAAGTTAGCAGTTATTAATGCTAACTTACCACAAGTACTCCAATATGTCGCTACATTAGAAATCAATATGATTGATCTTCTTCAAAGTTGCTATCAACAACCTATGGTTGATTTGATTGTAAATAACTTTGGTGAGAATATCAATATCTATAATGACTTCATGAAAGTTATCTTATCTAATGAAAACTTCTTACCTGAGTATATTACTGAGATACGTCTACGTATCCAAGGGTTAGGTTAATCATGGAAAAGAAAGAAATTACTATTACTAGAGATTTCACTAGACCTATATATAGACCTGGTGAAAAGATTGATGAATCAAATATGACAGAAGCTACGGCTTTTGATCATGATATAATTTTAGAAGAAGATGAGGAGAATTCTAATGACAACCGCTAAAGAAGACATTAAATTTGTAAAAAACTTGGCTAAAGATGCTGAGGGTTTAACTGAAACTGAAATCAATGAATTGGAAACTGTATCTGAAGAAGATATGGCTAAATTCCCTGAAGGTGAAACTATTCAACCAATCGCTCCAGAGACTATTCCTACTGTAGAAGAAATCGAAAAGATGGAAAAAGTAGAAGTATTACCTGAGGAGGATAAGGCTGAAGCCGACTTTCCCTCCAACGAAACAACAGTTGAGAGCGGACATGAAGGAAACGCTGCTAAAGTTAAAATCTCAAGCAGAGTTGTTAGCACCGATGGAAATTCCGAAGATGTCGAAAGTCCTATCGATAGTAAAGAATTGGAAGAAATCCTAAACAAATTCGATACTATCAATATCACTGTAGAAGATGTTAAAGCTCAACAAGCTGAGTCTGATGAATTTAAAGATATTGAGTTATCTGATGAAGTATATCAAGATCTTATCCATACATATGCTTCTCTTCAAAATGATCCACAATCTGATATCTTAATGATCTTAGGACCTCAAGCTAAACAAGAGCTTTTAGTTCAAGCTAATAAACTTGGTATCAATACTAATGATGCTACAATCTATAAATTCTTCATTGAAGGTTTCATTCGTGAAATCTGTGGTAATGCATTCATGGATAAAGGTCATGACTTAGTTAATGATGCTATTAAGAAAGTTAATGATCTTGAAGAAACTAAAGAAATTTCTAAGCTATTAGAAGACTACATTGAAGAAACTTATGAAAAACGTATTACTGAAATGAATCGTATTATGGATTCTACAGATAATCCTGAAGTTCATGAGCATTGTATCAATGTATTGAATGCTAATAATGATGCTAAAGAATATGATTTCTTATATAAAGCATTGAATACTAAACCATCTTACCTCAACGTAGGTAAAGCATTCAAACATCAACAACGCAACGTTGAAGCTATTCATAATGCATTGGTACGTCTTAATATTAAGAATATCAATGTAGGTGTATTCATGGATTCTATCTCTGAATTTACTTCTTTCGAAGTTGAATCCATTAATATCTTCTCCATCTTAATGGAACTTCTTGTAGTTACAACTAACTTCAGTGATAAAGTTCAAATGATGCGTCTATATACAATGATGCTTCTATTAAGTGGTGCTCTTCATTCTATGAAGACTAAGAAAGAAGTATCTGGTATCTTCCAAGAAGTAGCATTTAACTATCAACGTTTATGCTCTACTATCTCCACTGGTTTTAAAGCTTATGAAAATGGTCTAAAAGCAAAAGCTGCAGAACCTAAAGCTCCTAAAACTAAAAAACGTAGAAAATAATTATAGACATATGAATAATGGTTTACCCCAATGGTGAAAAACCATTGGGGTCATTATTTTATAATTCTATTTTTTCTAAAAGGAGAAAGTATTATGCCTGATAATGAAGTACTTGGTAATACTGCTACTCAGCCTACTACTGCAGCAGATTCTGCTCCTGTAAATAAGATTGATGGTGTATTCCGAGAAGATGCTGATAAAAAGGGTACTGGTACTGTCACTTATACAGACGGTACAGTCTTAAACTTTGTTCGCAATGCTTTTGACCACACTGATGAAACAGTTAAAAAAGTATTGAAAACTGACAAATACAAATATGTATCCCCATTTGATGTAGCCAAAGCTCAAGGTAAAACATTAGATGAACGTTGCTACGTTCCTGGTAAATTAGGTGGCTTAATGGAATCTGAAGTTCAAGAAACTGCAGTTGCTATTAAAATCACTTATGGTCCAACTGAAAATATTGAAGTAGAAGATCGTCGTGCTACTGCAATTGAAGTATTAGTTGACGATGAAGGTAACCTTCATGGTGATGCTGAAGATTATAACTCTCTTAAAGGCTCTGGCTACTATGTAGTACAACGTCCTGAAGATGTAATTGCTGAGCATCCTGAAATCGTTAAAGAATATCAAGCCGCTGTTATTCGTTTGACTAAAACTCAAATCAAAGAAGCTAAAATCGATAAAGAAGGTTTTATCGAAATCGTTTACTCTGATGATGCTGTAGTTAAATTCGACAAAGCTGGTAAAATGGTTTCTGATGGTCGTTCCACAGAACCTGAAAAACCTTATGAAGACTTCTCTGATGTATTGAAAGCTAAAATCCTTGAATCTGTTGATAAGAAAACTACAGATGAGAATGGTAAAGAAGTTGAAAATACTAATAAGATTGCTATTACTGAATCTAAAGAAGTTGGTTCTCATAAATTCACATTCAACTTTGCTGATGGTTCTACTGTAATTGCTTTAGATGGTCGTATCATCTCTGATACTCGTACATTCGGTCGTAAATATCAATCTGTATATACAGAAATGATTTACAAATACACTGAACTTCTTGATGTAGCAACTGACTACTTCCATGAAGATCCAGAATTGACTGAATCTGAACAACGTCAAATGGCAGCACGTAAGATTATGAACTTACCTAAAAACTTGCTTGAAAAATACACTGCTAACCGTGCTATGAAACAAGCTCGTGTAGGTCATTCTCTTAACTCTGCTAACTCCCTTGGCGTTAAAACTTCTACTGATCGTATCATTGAAGCTCTTATGGCTCAAAAATGGTCCCCAAACAGTAAATAAGAATATCTAGAGGAAGGTCTTAATGACCTTCCTCAATATTTTTCAACATTATGGTAATTTAATATAATATTTTTATAAATGGAGGTAACTAAATGGCAATTGATAATGTAATTGACCCTACCAATTGTAACCCTTATTCTACCGCTAGCGGTGATAATAAACGTGCTTGTCCTAAAGCTAATATGGTTGACATTAAAGCTGAGATCCGCCGTTCTTTATTAATCTCTTTCGTATTCTCTAATCCAGATGATAACTATAAAGTTCTTCTTTCTGAAGGTGCTAAAGAAATCTGGGAAATCGATTATGTAAAAGATGGCGAATTGAAACGTGCTGCTGGTAAAGTACGTAACTTCGAGTACTGGACTAATAAACACATTGGTCTTTCTACTTACTCCGCTAATGGCGTAATCCAACGTGATGAAAAGATCGTTGTTAAATTTGATGCATCTATTGACTTCAAAAACCAACTTCTTTCCATTGACGTTCGTAACATCCGTGGTTTGAAACCAGCTGGTGTAATCGAAGATTCTGAATTAAATCAAGATTCTTCTGCTAACTTCATTAAAGTATCTAAGAATGCTTACAACTTCCTTAAAGTTGCATACCCTAAAGAATATGCTACATTAACTAAGTTGGATAACAACTTGAATACTGATGATACTGAATACACAGACTACATGTTTGATGGTGCTTTGGCATTGAATGAATTAGCTCCATTGAACTTGGCTAAAGTTAAATCTGCAAACTACATGTTTAGAGATAACCAAAACTTAACTCAAGTTCAATTGACTACTTCTGAAAACTTAGCATCCGCAAAAGGTATGTTTGAAGGTTGTTCCAAATTGGAACAAGTTGAAATCAAGACTCCTGGTTTACAAAATGCTGAAGCTATGTTTAAAGGCTGTCAAGCATTGAAAGCATTGAAATTGAATGTAGGCTCTTTGACTACAACAAAAGATATGTTTAAAGATGCTACTGCATTAAACACACTTCGTTTGACTGGTAAATTAAACACTGGTCTTGATTTGACTAACTGCCCATTGGACGAAGATTCTGTTACATCTGTATTGGCTGCTATGAGCGACAATGGTCCAGATGAAGATAAAGAAGTTCGTTTCAGAAGTGCAACTGTTGCTGGTAACCTTAAAGCTATTGCTGATGGTGCAGCTCGTGCTGGTTGGTTAATTTCTGGTCTTACTTATACTGCAACTGCAGAAGATAAGCATGATGACAAATTAGGTAAAGATATCGTTAATGCATATGAAAACGGTAAAACAGAGGAGCCTAAACATGATGAAGCTCAACCTAATAACCCAACAACTGGTGAAACTCATACTGAACAACCTGCAAATCCAACTACTGGTGAAGGAACTCACACTGAGCAACCATCTACTGGTGAAACTCATACTGAAACTCCTTCCACTGGTACAACTGAAGGTGAAGGTTCCACCGTAACTCCAGCTAACCCAACAAATGGTACTGAAGGTACTCCTGCTGTGAATACTGGTTCTGAAGCTCATACAGAAACTCCTGTAAATAATCAACCATCTACAGGTACAACTGAGCAACCATCTACTGGTGAAACTACTCATACAGAAACTCCTGCAGCTCCTTCCACTGGTACAACTGAAGAAACTCATACTGAGTCTCCAGCTCCAGCTGTGAATACTGGTTCTGAAACTACTCAACCAGCTAACCCTACTACTGGTGAAGAAACTCATACAGAAGCTCCTTCCACTGGTACTACTGAAGAACCTGTAGTAACTACTGGTTCCGAAACAGCTCAACCAGCTGCTCCTACTACTGGTGAAACTCATACAGAAACTCCTGCAAATCCTCAACCATCTACAGGTAATACTGAACATCATGAAGATGAAGAATTAGATCCTAACTTCATGGTTGATGCATATAATGGTGCTGCTGAAAATACACCTAAACCAGCAGATCAAACAAGTAATACTCCAGCTGCTCCAGCAACTGGTACTACTGAACAACCTGCAGCTCCTGTAGTAAATCAACCTACTACTGGTGAAACTCATACTGAAGCTCCTGCTGTAACTACTGGTACTGAAGGCACTCCTGCAGTTCAACCTGCCACTGGTGAAGAAACTCATACAGAACAACCTGCAGTAACAACTGGTTCCGAAACAGCTCAACCTGCAGCTCCTGTAGCTACTACTGAAGAAACTCATACTGAATCCCCAGCTACTACAGGTACTGAAGGTACTCCTGCTGTTACTACTGGTTCCGAAACTGCACAGCCTGCGGCTAGTGAAGAAACTCATACTGAGTCCCCTGCAGTAAATGCTGGTTCTGAAACTACATCTGCTCCTGCAGTTACTGGTACAACTGAACAACCAGCTGCTCCTGTAACTAATGAAGAAACTCATACAGAACAGCCTGCAGTAACAACTGGTACTGAAACCGCTCAACCTGCAGCTCCTGTATCTACAACTGAAGAAACTCACACTGAGTCCCCAGCTACTATTGGTACTGAAGGTACTCCTGCAGCAACTACTGGTACAACTGAAGAAACTCATACTGAAACACCTTCTAATACTACTACAGAACAACCTGCAGCTCCAGCAACTAGTGAAGAAACTCATACTGAGTCCCCTGCAGCAACTACTGGCTCTGAAGTAGCTCAACCAACAACTAGTGAAGAAACTCATACAGAAACTCCTTCCACTGGTACTGAAGGTACTCCTGCAGTAACAACTGAAACTCCAGTTGTCAACACAGGTTCCGAAACAGCTCCTGTAGCAAGTGAAGAAACTCACACTGAAGCTCCTTCCACTGGTGCTACTGAACAACCTACAGTAACTCCTGGTACTGAAACTGCTCAACCTGCAGCTCCTGTAGTTACTACTGAGGAAACTCATACAGAAACTTCCTCCACTGGCACTGAAGGCACTCCTGCAGCTCCAGCAACTAGTGAAGAAACACATACTGAGTCTCCAGCTTCTAATACTGAAGAAACACATACAGAACAACCTGTAGCAAGTGAAGAAACTCATACTGAAGTTACACCTGCTCCTGCAACAGGCACTACTGAAGAGACACATACAGAATCCCCTGCAGTAACTCCTGGTACAGAAACAGCTCCTGTAGCAAGTGAAGAAACTCATACTGAAGGTACTCCAGCTATAACTACTGGTACTGAAACAGCTCAACCAGCTGCTCCTGTAGCGGGTACTACTGAAGAAACACATACTGAAGCACCTGCAGTAACTACTGGTACTGAAGGTACTCCTGCAGCTCCAGCAATTAGTGAAGAAACACATACTGAGTCTTCTACTGTAACTACTGGTTCTGAAACAGCTCAACCTGCAGCTCCTGTAGCAAGTGAAGAAACACATACTGAGTCTCCTGCTATTACTGGTACTACTGAACAACCTGCTGCTCCTGTAGCTAATACAGAAACTCATACTGAGTCCCCAGCTCCTGCAGTAACTACTGGTACTGAAACTGCTCCTGTAGCTCAACCAGCTACTGGCGAAACTCAACCTGCAGCATCTACTCCAGCTGCAACTCCTAGTACAGAAGCATCTTCTGCAACTACATCTCCTGTAGCTCAACCAGCTGCTCCAGCAACAAGTGAAACTGCAACTCCTGCAGCTCCAGCTCCAACAACTGGTACTACTGCTACACAACCAGCTCCTACTCCAGCTGCTCCTCCTAAAGCAAGCGAAGAAGAGGAAGAAGAATTAGATCCTAACTTGATGCTTGATGCATACAACGAAGGCGCTAACTAATTTTAAGAAATATTCTCGCTGCTAGTTTGTCGAAACATACTAGTAGCGAGCAATATGTTTACTCGTTAGAATAATATTTTGAAAGGAGAATTCAATAATGGCTCTTTCCGTACAAGCCCAATTGAAAAAAGTATTAGCACCATTTGCGAGAGCGGTTGGTGTCGATATTAAAAAATTAAAAGACGGCAAACAAGATAAACTTCAAGCTGGTCTTAATATCCAAATCTCTGAAGAAGGTGTAATCTCCGCTACGGCTCCTAACCAAGCCCCTGATCTTAGCGCATATTCCACTACAGAGCAAATTACTACATTGGTTGATGGTAAAGTTGCTGGTTTAGTTAAAGAAGAAGCTTTAAATACTAAATTGGCTGACTATGCTACAACTACTTCCGTAGATACTAAATTAGCTGATTACTCTACACTTACAGCTGTAGATACTAAATTGGCTGATTATACTACTACTGCAGCATTAACTACTAAATTAGGTGACTATGCAACTACTGCATCTTTGACTACTACTTTAGCAGACTATGCAAAAGCAGCAGAAGTTCAACCTAAATTAACTGCTGGTACTGGCATTTCTATCTCTGAACATGGTGAAATCACTTCTACAGTTGATTTGACTGGTTATGTTAAAGAAGAAGCTTTAGATTTCGGTGAACTTGATTTGGTTGCTGAATATGAAGCTGGTAAAAATGGCGAAGCCGCAGCTCCTGTAGCTAGCGAAGGTGGAAACCCAGCTTCAGGCGTAGGTAGCCCAGCACAATAATAGGTCTAACCTAATAATTGACAATTTAATATACAATAAAGTAATACTAATGAGAGATGATCATTACGATCATCTCTCCTTTATTTAAATTTTTGAAAGGAGAAATTCTGACATGGCTGAATTTAAAAAAGCTATTGAGAAAACTCTTAAACCTCTTGCCCGCAAAGTAGGTTCTGATATTAGAATTCTTAATTCTAAAGTATTTGCTGGCAAAGTTATTAATGTAGTAGACTTCGGTATTGATAATACTGGTGCTACTGACGTAACTGAAAAGTTAAATGAGCTTTTTAGAAAAGTACGTGATGAGAACTATACAGAAGTAATCTTCCCAGATGGTACTTATAAAATTTCTAATAAAGTTTCTGTATTCATTCCAGGCGATCGTCATAAGTACCTTAATATCCATGCTCAAAATAGATATAAAACTATTCTTGAATTCCATGGTAACCGTGAAGGCAATTATACTGGTTTAGAATTACGCCCTGAAAGCTTCACTCAAACTCGTGGTTATAATGTAAAAATTGATGGGTTTACTGTAAACAATATGGAGGTACCACCTGACGCTTCAGGTATGCCATCTCAATCTATTTTTGGTATATTCTTCACCCAAGACTCTGATGAAGGTTTCAATGCATACGATTACAAGTTCTATAACTTTGAATGTACCAATATGCAATATAATGGTGGCTATTATGCAATCTATACAAGCTGTAGTTTCTTTGATTCTGAAATTAGAAATGTCTCTATTGAGAATATGGAATATTCTATCGAGATGAATGGTCAATATTCAAATAATAATAAAATTGAGAATATTCTTACTAAGAACTGTAAAAACAATATCTCTATTTCTATTAAAGCTTCCATTAAGAATATTGACATTGTATATGATAATGAAGAGATTGCTAAAGAAGTTGGTAATGCTGTTAACTTAACATGCTATAATTTATCTAACTTATCTTATAAAGGTTACTATGATTTAGGTACTCTAAATGATATTTTAACTATCAATTGTACAGCTGGTGCTACAGTTTCTGATATTAGATTAGATTTAAAACCTTTCAATATTGAACGAGCACAAAACTTAACTGTACCATCGTTTATCTCTTTATCTTCAGTAGATAGTGAACTATCTCTTCTCAATGTATCTAACGTAACATTTGATAACTTTGATACTAACTTTGCAGAAGCACTTAGTAAAATTGATTACTTTGCATTCTTTGATACTATGATTCCATTATCTATTCATGGTGTTACGGAAACTGCAACCTTAAAATTCTTCAAAGATAAAGGTGTTAACTTAGTTTATGATAAATCTGGCTATATGCTTGAAAGCTATAATACTAAGAATACACAATTTATCTCTAGACCATATATTGGTGCAGATCGTAATATGAATGGTACTGACCAAGCTAATGGTAGTAAATTAGGTGCTATCTATATTGCATCTTCTGAAGGTACTCCACTCCAAGGTAAAGGTACAGATTACTCTGAAAATACTGCTGGTATTAAAGGTGATATCTTCACTGAAGTAGATCCAAATAAATATGGTCACTTTGCATATGTATCTACATATGAGCATGCTACTTCTAGTAATTTTACTAAAGAAAAAATTAGTAATCTTACTTATAATGAAGCAGATAAAACTTATACTATCACATTTACTGAATTACCAACATGGACTAATGGTACTTTAATAGGTAAAGTTCCTAATGTAGGTTCTGTTGTAAAAGATACTTATATTGGCGTTGATTTTGAGATCAAAGAAATTAATGAAGATGCTAAGACATTCACAGTATCTGCTAATCCTGAAACTAAACAAGGTGTAGCTAACCCATATAAGTTTGCACCTGATACTGATCCTAGCAACTCTGTATTCATGCATGCTCTTTCTATTGAACCTAGAAAAGTTAATAGAATGAAAAACATGACATATGCAACTGTGCCAATTATTCATTCTGGAACTACCGAAAACCGTCCAACTGAGCACTTGGTTGTTGGTCAAACGTATTTTGACACTACCCTAAGTGCACCTGTATTCTGGACTGGTTCTGAGTGGGTTAAAGCTAACACTGGAGAAATTGATACATCTTCCTTAGCTACTAAAGAAGAAATCAAAGCTATTCCAGCTGCTAATATTACTCAAGATGATAATCACTACTTCGTAACTAAATATCAACAAGCTAAACTTGGTAACTTATATAACCGTGGTGAGTTTGATAAGTTATTCCCTAAGAAAACTGATTTAGAAGCATATGCTACAACTGCTGCATTGACTACTAAATTAGGTGATTATACAACAACTGCAGATTTAACTACTAAGTTAGGTGACTATGCTACAAATGCTGCATTGACTACTAAATTAGGTGATTATCCAACTAAGACTGAAATGCAAGCAGCAATTGCAGCTATCCCAGCTCCAACTGTAGATACTTCTACATTGGTAACTAAAGAAGAATTGAATGCTACTTTGAATGCAATCAATGAAAAATTAAAACAAATTAGAGGAGAATAGTCATGACAGAAACAGCTAATCAAATCATACAATCCCTTGAAGGTATTGCCAATGATATTAGTAATGCTAAGTCTACTCTCACACAAAATAATGTGGTACTGGAATCCAGTACCACAAAAACTTTAGCTACTGAAATTGGTAAGCTACCAGTAGCTATTAAAGCATCACCTGTATTAGAAGGGTTTAACAATGGTACTCTAACCATGAAGAATGGATTTATTTATTCTTCAAATGTTACCACTAAACTTGATAGTACAAACTGTGTACCAGTAAATGCAAGAGAATATGTAATCCCTAGAGGAATGAGATTTTCTATGAAATTCCCAGGGTATTTAGCAGACCTTAAAACTTATATTGGAGAACAGTATTCAGATAATAATATGACATTCTTTAATATCTTCAAAATCTATAATGATAATCAAGATATCTTAGAATTTCTATTATATCTGAATGCAGAGTATATTGATGGTTTATTAGAAAATAAGAAAAGTGCTAGACCTTATGGGTTAAAGATTGTTCTTAGTAGTGAATTCTATAAACCTGATGAGAATGGTTACTATACTTTTGATAGATTATTATTCCCATGCTATAATAGCGAATTCTATGTAAGACAACCAGATGGTTCTGAAGTTAAGATTACAAAATTTAAGTGCAAGATATTCTATTTTACATTGACATATCAACAAAAAACTGTTGATATTATTTGTGACTCTCTAAATGTATCCGTTTTCAACTTGCAATCAATGATTGATAAGAAAAAACAACGTTCATCTATGCCTAATAATTTTAATAGAAATCTTAACAATAAGGATTGTTATATTATTAATATGCCAAAGGTTAATATAACTCATTACCCATTTGCGTATGCAACTACAAATCCTCCATTTTTAAGATTAGCTCCTATTGAATATACTAAATTAGGATCTACTGCATATTTACAACCAGCTGATAATATTCAAATTAGGGTTAATGAGACTCAAGAGAATATTGAGAAGCTAAAAACTGATACAGTTAAATTTAATATTTTCCCATATCTTAAAATATTTAATGCAGATGGAACCAAAGTATTCAACCCAGTCGATGGTACTTTTAGTAGCAATATAAATGCTAAAATAGAAGGAGCATCTATACCGTCTAATAAAAATGCATATATAGATAGATTTTCTAATAATGGTCTAGGTATATATGATGCTGCTAGTAAACAATATGTATCATATAATGCTATATTACTTAGAGCTAGAACAGATAGACAATCTTGTTTCAAAAGTATTAAAGTTATTAAAACTCCTGGATATGATGACTATATGTATAGTACAGGCAGTGATGATACTATTGATAATATTTCATTTGGAATGAATATTCCAGATGTATTTGAAAACTTCCCATTAATGCAATGCTCGGATATATTAGTTCCAAACTATAGTGAATTTTCAGATACTAATTTGAATTGTAGTAAACGTCTTAAATTTAAATTTAGTGAAAATTTACTAGACAAAGGTTATACAACTCCATTAGGTGGATTTACAAAAGGTGATGCTCCTCCTAAATTTAATGGTATATCCTTATACTGTGATAATTGGGATAGCAATGATCCTATAGGCACTCTAACCTATTCAGATGGTAAATATATTATTATGAATGATAGTGCTAGACTTCTTATATCTCCATTTGATACAGAATTCTATGCTAAAGATGGTACGCTTATTGATAAAATATTTGCATACAAAGCTCCTATCATGTATAATAAAAATATTAAAACAGTTAGAGTACAATCACAGTATGATATGGTAACTCAAGCATTAGAGAAGAATGGTGTTATATATCCATTAATCAGCTTAAATTATACATATCCATATGCTTATCCTAAAGGATATGATGATGAGGATGAACCAATAACTCCAGGTGAACCTGCAGCTCCGATGAAATATATTATCGATAAAGATACTATTATTGCATCATACCCAGGAAAATATTGTACTGGGAAGTTTAGTGGACAAACTCCTGTATTTGATGCAGATAGCGATCTTACTAGATTCGAAAAATATATTCGCATTCTATGCCCAGAAGATCATACTAAGTTAGGTACTTATGAATTTAATAAATTCAGATTGCCATTATATAATTTAGATGAGACTAAGAAGTATAACTACTCTAAGAAAGCTTGGGAACCTGTAGGAGCTACTACTCTAGATGATGTACGTACTAGAAACTTGTACCCAGATGAAGTATTACTTGATAGTTTAAGATTTAGCTAAAAATATTGTGAGGAAAATTGTAATTTTATTTTTATAAGGAGAACCTTATGGATAATCATCAAATCATTGAGACTCTTGATAATATCATTAAGGATATCACCAAAGCAAAAAATGCCCTAAAGGCTAATAATGTAACACTAAAGTCTAATGCGACTATTTCATTAGCTGATGAAATTAATAGTGTTCCAGATTCCATCAAAGCTTCTAAAGAATTAGAAGGATTCAATGGCGGACAAAATACTCTTAAGGGTGGATTTATCTATCCGAATAGTGAAAGTGTTAATGAATTAAATGATAGCAATACTACTGTAGCTAAAGCAGATGAGTATGAGGTACCTGTAGGTAAGTATTTGAATCTGACTTTCCCAACTGCAAGTATTATTAGTGGTACTGGATATGATAATATAATCAAATTTAGATACAACGGTAGAATGTCTGAATTATATTATACAGTTTTAAATGCTTTATATAGGACTTATTTAAAGCATAGTCTTACATATGACTATAATGACTCTACAAATACGCAAGTAGATAACCGTATGATTAAAGTCTTATTGAAGAAAGGAAATCTTACTGTAGAAAATGGTGTATATAAATTTAGTGAATTCGTATTCCCATCTTTCAATACAAACTTCTATGTAGCTAAAAATGATGAAGATAAAGAAGGTACATTGATTACTAACTTTGAAATCGATAGATTCCACTTCTCTTTAAATTACCGTGGTAAAGATCTTAATATCAAATGTAATAAACTGATTGTAGATCTAGACTTCGCTACTCAAATTATTAAGAAAGAAATTTCTGGTCATGATGGTTATCATTATATAACAGATGCTGGTGCTGAAGTACTAGAATACTATAATCACAGAGATGATAGAGATCATCATATTATCTATTTACCAGAATTTAACGTAGAATATGCCGGTACAGATTATGCATATAATGGTCTTAGTTTAGATGCTAACGTTGAGCAAGCTTACAATGTACAAATCCGTACAGAAGAAAGTGATATTAATAAAACTTTATTGGATGATCCTAAACATATTGCAAATATCTTACGTCTGGTTAAAGTTTATAATATGGATGGTACTAAGGTCTATAATCCTATAACGAAGGCATTTGAAGATATAACAACAAGTGGTTATTTTACATCTTCTGAATATACTCCAGACGATAATATTATCGATGCAACTGAATATTATAAGAATACTAATAATGTCATGATGCTTGATGAGAATGGTAGGAAAGCCCTCAACTATAAAGAGTACATGGCTAAATTAGAAAAAAGTACTAAAGCTATAGTACAAGGGCTTAATGTAAATAAAGGATATGTATATTACATGATCGGTAACTCTATTGAGCCAGAATTGATCAGATATGATGAAAGTACATATGTATCATACTATCAACACTTCCCAATGGTTAGGCTATTAGAAGGTGCTCTCCGATTAGGTAAATATTCTAATTCTAGAGATGCCATTAATGTATATAATAGTACAAGTTTTGAGTTTGCTGATGAATATTCAAAACGAAGAGCTGATGTATATCCATTTATCACAAACTGTGCATTCTATAGTTCTGATACCATTGGATATGGTGGAATTAGACTATATGTAAACGTAGATACAGTACGTGAGAATGGAGTAAAATACACTGTTCTTAAAAATGCAGTAAATACATTGGTATCTCATTATGACGTGAAGTTATATAATAATGATCTTGATCTGTCGGATAGTAGTAATGGATTGGTTGAAAATATCAAAACCAATGCTGCTCCATTAGTGTACAATGAAAATATTAAAAGTATTAAAATTGTATCTGATGGTAAAAAACGTGGTGTATTGAAATCTCTATTAGGTTATGGTATGATCTATCAAACATTTGATGCAACAAAAGTACCTGAAAAGCCTGCTACACCAATGAAGTATATTCTAGATAAAGACTCTATTATTGAGGTATCTAAATCTAAAACTTACCAATCTAAAATGAATGGTATGACCACCATCTTAGGACCATATACTACAAATGAAATGGCAAAATACGTGGATAAATTCGTTCATGTATTAGTACCAGAAGATCATAAAGGTCTAGGCAAATATGACTTCTGTAAATTCCGTTTACCATTATATAACTTGGATGAAACCAAGAAATATAACTATTCTAAAAAGGCATGGGAACCTGTTAATACATTAACAGATGATAGTACTCCTATGGAAGATTTATACTCTAACGATATCACCGAACGTGGTGATTATTTAGACGTATTCCAAAATAATCAAGGATTCTCTACAGAACCGTCTGGTAATGATAATCCTATGGAAGAATACGATCACTTATAATTAAATAAATTAAAGGAGGTAACCAATGTCTGATACTGTTAATCAAGTCATTCAAACCCTTGAAAGTATTGCATCTGATATTAGAGGTGCAAAGCAAGCTTTAAAATCTAATAATGTAACCCCAGAGTCTAATTCGACTTCTACATTAGCCACTGAAATTAATAAAGTTCCTACTGGTATTAAAAAATCTAAAGTACTAGAAGGATTTAATAACGGTAAGAATACATTATTTGGTGGATTTATCTATAATACTGGTAGTGAGGAATTGAATTCAGTTAACTCTGTATTACTAGCTACAGATGAATATGTTATTCCAGCTGGTAAAACTATAGATATCGATTTCCCTTCTGCTGAAGTGACTGATGATTTATATAGAACTAAAGGTAATGCTAACTTAGTAATTAAAACTGCTGAGCCTGTTACGGATATTTATAATACTATCTTAAAACCACTATATAAGACCTATGTAGGTAAAAAATGTATCAGCCAAGAAATCACTACCGTATATACAACTGATATTCATTTAGATAAATCTAATATGTCTGGTGATACATTAGAAGTTAATGAATTTGTATTCCCTAACTTCAATACAAAATTATACTATAGAAAAGATGGAGAAGAGCAGGATACTCTTATTACAAAAATCAATACTGATAAATTCCACTTCTCCTTATCAAATAAAGGTAGAAACATAGATCTTACTTGTAGAGAATTAGTAATTGATTTAGATTCTGTACTCTATTTTACAGAAATTGCTGGTCATAATGGCTATGAAAGTGCAGATGAAACATATTATAGCTTTAGAGATGAAAGTAATGCTCATATCATTAAATTACCAGAATTTAATGTATCGTATAGTGGTATAACTGGTAGATATGATGGATTAGCTGAATTTGTATATCTTGATAGACCTGGTGAGTCTATTATGCCAGCAACTAATGTTCAAATTAGAACTGAAGATGATTTTGTAAATATTGCTAAATTGAATGAAGATGTAAACTTGGGTGGTATTTTAAGACTATTCGAAATCTATAATATGGATGGTACTAAAAAATATGATCCTAAAACAAAAACATTTGTAGACGCAAATACATATCTTGATTTTGAACAATCATTGAGACTAATTAAAGATAGAAATGCTTATTTCAGTGGACGTAATACAATGGCGTTATTAAATAACAGACCTATTAATTATAAAGAGTACACTGATAAGCTCAAACAAACTAAAAAAGATGCATTATCTAAGTTAACTATTAAACAAGGTTATGCATACTTTGGTGATCTTGTACCTATTTCAGGTGATCTATTTAAATTTGATGACTATAATCAACCTGCAGTATTTGAAGGATTCCCAATGCTTCATGTAGATGAAGATGTTATCAAATTCAATAGAAACTCTAGAGCCGAAGGCAGTGGTAAAATTATCGGTGAAAATGAGGTTAAGTTTAGATTTACTGATATTATAGACGATTCAGTAAAATATAATTTACCATTACTTGGTATTTGTGCTGCTGATCCATACGGTAATCCTGTTACATTTAATGGTATTTCTTTACAATTAGATGGTAGTGGATATGATAAAAATCAAGATGGTGTTACATATAAACCAGTAGCTAATGCTGCTAATTTAATTGCATCTCCATATAATACTAAATTTATAGATACTATGAGTTCAGATTTAGAATATATCTATACATCTAAAGCTCCATTAGTATATAATAAAAATATCAAAAGAGTATTAATCACATCTGATTCTGACCGTAAAGGTGAACTAGAGTTATTACTTGGATATGGTTTAATATATTTAGTAGTGGATCCGGCATATGATAAACCTGAAGTTCCATCTACACCAATGAAGTTTATCATTGATAATGAAACTACTATTCATAATGCTAAATCTAAATTATATAATACTACAGTTAATTCCTATGAATTCGTATTAGGACCTGCATCTACTGATGAATTGGCTAAATACTATGACAAATACGTTCATGTATTATGCCCAGAAAATCATCCTGGTTTAGGTACTTATGAATTCTGTAAATATAGAATTCCATTATATAACTTAGATGAAACTAAGAAGTATAACTACTCTAAGAAAGCTTGGGAACCTGTAGGTTCTACTACTGACGATAGTTTAGCTCTTGAAGAAATCTATCCTACAGAATATGCCGAAGAATCTAGTAGACATTCTGTTGCAGTATATACTAACCCAGGTTATGAATTGAATGCTATCTAATAATATTCCCAGAAGAGGTTAATCCTCTTCTGGGTTTCTTTTTACAATATAATAATGAAAGGAGAATTTATTATGAAAAATACAAGAGACTTCACTGAGCTTCTTAAAAAATCCTTCAGACATATTGGTTCTGATATTAATGCTCAAAGACCTGCAACTTTAGCAGATCAAACAAACATTACTTTTGTAAAAACTATTGATATTGATAAGACTGTAGTTAATCAATGTCAGGGATTTACCTATGATCCGACAAGTAAAAGATTCATTTTAGCATGTTGTAATGCTGATAACTCTAAGCAACGTATCTATGAGTTAGATATGGATATGAATGTAGTTAAGTTTACTGACTTTGAGGGTATAGATAAACTTGGTCATGTTAATACATTATTCATGGATGGTGAGATCATTAGAGCTACTAATGGTGCTGCTAATGGTACACGTATCTATAATATTAACCGTAATCATTTAGATGAACTTGTATTAGGCGAGTTTAATGACTATCCAGAGAAGTGTTTCAATATCGGTAAAGATATTGCTGGATCTGGTAGATATGTATCTATTGTCCCTGGAGCAGATAGTAAATCTCGTAAAGTTAGAGTATATACTGATGAGACTATGACTACTAAGACTGAGTATATCGTTAAAGTAGATGAAACTAACGTGGACTCTAATGGTGCATTCTTTAATGGTGATACTATTATCTTTGCAGTAACTAGACGATTGATTGAATGCCGTTTAATCGGTAATCAATTCAAGGTTATTAGAGAAATTGAAATGGAGCCATACTGTGAAATCGAAGACTTTACTTACGTTAATGGGGATATCTATATGTGTGCTAATTCTCATGATTACGTTCGCATTTATAAGTATTCTGCTAAAAGGTCTTACTATAATCACATTAATAACGATTTTCTTAATAATGGTATTACTCTAGGTAACCAAGTTGGTTATCATGGTAAAACCACAACCAACGATGTTCGTGTAATAGCTAAGATCAATAAGAATGATAACTTAGAGCTTGGTGATAAGAGATCTATCACTACAGTAATCGGTAAAGAATTAAAGCATTATAATGGTGCTAACTCTTACACTGTATTGACTACAGCACACTATAACTCTGCTATCTATAATAAAGTTACTATGGATGAGAAGCTTAAAGCTATTACTGACCGTTTAACTGCATTAGAAAACAAATAAATCCAGTAACTTTATTACCCCTAAACATTAGAGTATAAGACAATTATTACTCTATAGGAGGTTACTATGGGTATGAAGAATGTGGGAGCATTCCTTAAAGAAGAAGGAACTTCCCTTATATTTAAAGGTGATGGAGAACTAGTATTCTACATCCCTGAGAATTATTTTAGAAATGATGGGCATATGAAATATGCTGAAGAAGCTGGTGAATATGTAAACACTTTAGGACTATTCTCCTATGAAGTATTTGACTCTAAAGGGAAATCTATCTATGGTGTTAAACTATTTAACCATCCAGTTCTTATATCTACAATGCCTTCTTCCATAGAGAAGGTTAAAGACTATGTATTAGATAAGAAGATCCCAGTTCCTGTAGACTATCGTATCTTGAAATTTAAGAAAGACGATGTAGTTATAGTAAACACTGGGTCTCCTGAAGATATTACTAACGTAGAGAATATGTTTAGAATCTTTATGATCACTGGTAATATCCCTAATGTAATTGCATATGATAAATTACATGCATTCTTAATGGATTCCATTAAATTCAATGGTTCATCTTTCGGTATCTCTGCACAGATGTTTGGTATCTTAGTATCTGAGCTATGTAGATCTGTTAAAGATGAATCAGTTCCATTCCGCTTAGCTAAGGAAACAGATATGCATAAGTATAAACCACTATCTATTAAGATGGTACCTAAGTATATCTCTGCATTTACTGCATTAACTTCCGAAAACTGGGATGATGCGGTAGTTAACTCTATGATCAACAAAAACAAAGTTGATTCGCCTATGGAAAAGATCCTTATGCAATAGCCATAATTAACATATGAATAAAAGTTTAAATAGTATCCATATCGGATTCGTTTATAACTATTATTTAAAATCTATTAAGGAGGAAATAAAAGATTATGATTGGTACAAAAATCATTCTTGAAGACCAAAGTTATATTCCCTCTCTGAATATAGCCGACTCTACAACAAAACCGATTGTATTTGCTGGTTTTACTTCGGACAAAGGGACTGAAGAATATACTAAATGGCAAGGCGACGATTTCTTCGACCAATATGGTGAAATCTCTTTTGCTCGTCATGGTCAACCTTTACTCCAAGCTGCTAACGTAATTAACAACGGCGGTATCGTTTATGCAAAACGTGTCGTTGACCCTACTTCTCGTTTAGCTATGCTAGGTGTAGTTGCTCACGTAAAAGAAATTTCCCGTCAAGAATCTCGTATTAAATTCGATCCTTTGACTGGATCCCCTATTACTAAGACTGATGGTTCTTATGTAACTGAAGACTTATACTGGAAAGCAGTAGATGTAGCATCTATCTCTGATCCTGCACAACGTCCTACATATACTAAAGACGAAGCTGGTGTAGATGGCATCGCTGCTATGTATAAAGTTTGTCAAGTAAACTACTCTGTAGAAACTTTGGAAGCTGAAGAAAATACTTTTGGTAATGACTACGTTGCCACTTCTAAAGCATTCTATGAAAAATTCAAAAATAAAAAAGATAACAAATTCCCATTGTTCTTGATCTTAGACAATGGTCGTGGTGTATCTCAAAAGAACGTTACTATTTCTCTTGATTCTACATTATCTCGTTCTGCACAATCTGCACGTTATGTATTAGACATCGATGAAAATAGCAACACATTAGAATCTATTGTATTCTCCTTGAACCCTTCTGAAGTTGAAGCTGGATACAACTTATTCTTTGATTCTGTAGTTAAACGTACTTCTAAGCAAGTTAAATGCTTTGGTTATGAAGACCAAATGCAATTATTCTATGCTAAAGTAGCAGCTATTGCTGGTTTATCTGAAACTCGTTTACGTGAATCTGATATCATTGGTGCTCGTACTTGGAAAGGTGAAGTATTCAAAAACTTTGAAGTACTAGAATCCACTAATGATGGTGTAGCAACTGTTAAACTTGATAGCTTTGCTGGTCATCCATTGACTGGTGGTTATAATGGTGATACTTTTGGTACATCTCCAATCTCCAACTATAAAGGCGTAACTGATGCTACATCTGTATATGCTACAGAAATGGCTAAAGTATACAATGGTACTTTCAATGATGATATCTATGATATCGATAACAACCCAATCGACGTTGTTGTTGATGCTAACTATCCTCATATTGTAAAACGTGCTATTGAAAACCTTTGTTCTTTCCGTCAAGACGTATTCTATTTCCGTGATATGGGTACTAAAGGTCTTACTAATCTTCTTGCAATCAAGAATGCTAAGACTTTAAATACTGGTGGTAATAGCCGTTACGTTGCGACTTACTGTCAATACTTCGATGTATTTGATCCATATACTCGTAAACAAATTACAGTAACTATGGGTTATTCCATTGCTCGTTTGATTTGTATGCACTTTGCTAATGGTCGTTCCTTAGTATGTGCTGGTCAAAACAATGGTTGGGTAATTCCTGAACTTATCGAAGGTACTTTATCTTACGTTCCTAAGGTTACTCCTGCAGGCGACCAAGTTGCTGAAATGGATGACCTTCGTGTAAACTTTGGTAAATACTATAACGGTATCTTCTCTCTTGCATCCGAATATACTTCTCAAGATATCCATACTCAATTAAGCTATGCTAATAACGTATTGGCTATCCAAGAATTGATCAAACAAATTCGTATTGCATGTCCTAAATCCCGTTATAAATTCATCACAGGTACAGACTTCGAAGACTACAAACAAGACGTACAAGCAGTTATTAACAATAACGCTAATAAATTCGCTTCTATCTCTATTGACTTCAAATCTGATTCTGCTTATGCAGCAAACAAAATTGTTTATGCGGTTATCCAAGTATCGTTCAAAGACTTCGCTCAAGCTGAAATCTTCCGTATCGTTGCTATTCCAATCGCTACTGCTGTTAGTGCCAATGCTTAAGGGGGATAAATAATATGGCTGATAAAACTCCAGGTGCTGTTAATTTTATCTTCGACGGCACTAAAGAAATTCGTGATTTAACTCAGTATGCACTATTCCGTGGTGTAACTGACTGGGCTAACTTACACCAATTCAACCAATTTGAATCTGGTTATGGTATGATCATTGTATTGACTATTCCTAACTTCTTGAAAGCTTTGGCTTCTAAGAATGATCAATACAAGAAACTTATTGATACATACGTACATGTATTGGAATATGAATTCCGTGGTTTAGACGGTATTGATAACATGACTTCCGATACTGCAGAATTAACAAATGGTGTTAAATCCATCAACGTTATTAACAAAGTTAATAGCCAATCTGGTTCTACATTCACTATGCGTTACTTCGAAAAATCTGGTTCCATCATGACTAAAGTACATGAGTTGTTCTTACGTGGTATTAAAGACCCTACAACTCAAGTTAAACATTATCATGGTCTTATCGAAGATGGTACAATCAAAGAACCTGGTTTCGACCAAGAAGTATTCAGCTTCTTATACATCGTAACTGATAATACTTTGATGAATGTTGAAAAAGCATTCTATATCGTAGCTGCTCAACCAACAAATGCTGACTTGAATATCTACAATATTGAACGTGGTGACATTGGTTTCAAAGAGTTGTCTGTAGAGTTCTCTGGTTTCCCTATTACTAACACAATCATCAACAGAAAAGCTCAAAGCTTACTTGATTGGGTACGTAAAGGAACAATCTGGGATGAGTCTGAAATGACTTACTCTGGTGTAACTAATATGGCTCCTTACAATAAAGTACTTCGTCCTAACGGTGAAGGCAATACTGGTAAGGGTGTAACTTATACTGGTTAATAGATTTTAATAATAGAATAAACAAAGTGGACTAGGAGTTAATCTCCTAGTCCATTTATTCTTTTCATTTTAGTAACAATATATTGACTGCGTATGAAGATTTTATGAAGTTAAACAAACTCCTAATACTTACCTAATAACACATACTTCGTGAAACAAATCTTCTTAAATCGATACAATTCTACTACGCTTGATTTACGTTAAAATATACATGGGAATACTCCGAACGGATTTCAGATACACTTCCATCAGGGATGAATGGAAGTTGTTCTTTCCTCACAAAAAATTGCAAACTGCTTATATCACATGAACGGACTTCTTCATGCGTGGTCAAATCTCTCTTTCTGCTTTGTCACTCTCCTCGCAAGTACAAAGTGTTTCACCTCTCAATACAATAAACGACAGCAATTTATGGTCATAGGCTTTAATAGCCTATGACCATATTTTGTTGGTTTAATAACTAGAATCTCCACCTTGATCATCTTGTTGATTAGCAGCATATTCAATCTTAGTTGCTTCTTTAACACGCATAATCATTTCCATATCAATATAACTTTCAAGCATTTTACCTTTTAAGTTATTGAAGAAGATTTGTTTAGCGTTATCGTCTAAGTCATCAGAGAATGCTTCCATTGCAGCTTGTGCTACATCATTAGCATTTTGAATGATTTGATTAGTATTAGTTAGATTCAAGAACATCGGTGTTGGTAAGTTAACTTTAATAACAGCTGTTGGATTATTAAACTCACCTCTATAGAGCTTAGTCATAATAGATGATAAGAATCTATTAGCTATAGTTTGTCTATTATAGATTTTCTTTAAGAATCTACTATTGGACATAGATGCTTGGATAGCATAGTCCATAGATTGTCTTGCTTGTACAATCTCAAATGGTACGTCAGTACTATTAACTGCCATAGATTGGAGTTTCTCCATCAAGTCAGTTTGTGGATCGATTTGTTGACCTTGCATAACTTCAAACTGTACTGGTGCATTACCACTATTATCAGTTGGAATAACAAAGTCATTGAATCGACCTAAGATATTCAATACATTCTTCATAGATTCTAATTGACGGATATTGAAGTTTTGACGTTTCAATTGGTCAATAGTAGTTAATAGAATCTTAGAGATATTTGTATCAATACCAGATTGTTTTACATAGTATACACGACGGTCTTGAGCACGAGTCATTGCACCAATAGTATTGGTAATATATAGACCAATGAATAACTTAGCTGGTATCATAGACTTATACAAGTCAGATATACCTCTATACGTATCAGGATCTAATTTATAGTAGCAATGAACTACATCATCAGGTGGTAAGAAAGTTACATTATACTTATTCTTCTTACCAGCTTGAAGATCGTGTTTCAATACAGTATAGATTTCTTTAGATAAGTCTTTGTTAAGCTTAATAAACTTAGTATCAATAGCTGCAGATAGCTTGCTAGCTACAGTCTTAACAATGCTATCAGAGATAACAGCAGAGTTCTTTGTAGCTTCTAAGTCTGTAGATACATTAATACCTATAGCATTAACTGGTGTACTTGTATCACTTACTGGGAAGTCATCATCTAAACCATACATGCTATCGTTTTCAAGATAAGCATAACCTAAGATAAGGTCTTCAATTCTAACTGGAATGATTTTATAACGGTTGAGTTCTTTGAATACACAACCATTCAACCCCCAGTCTTCTTTAGTATTGAATCTATGATCACCAGCTACAATTAAACCATTACTTGTGGTATCATCATAGAATGGACTAGCATCTAATTTATCATTAGCTACTAGAGATACTGTACTTGTTGTAGCTTCATTGAAGTTTAGAGCAGACTCTTTAATATGTTTAAGTCTATTAGCTGCAGCTTCATGTGCTACAATCTCTTTAGATAGAGAATTACTCATATTGAAAGTAAACTCAACATCTAAAGACTGTTCTTTCTTATTGATTGTATTAACAAATACATCTCCACTCTCTTTTAGAGCTGGAGTTTGTTTAAGAATACCAGATTCAGTTAAACTCATAGCTTCATGTGAAGTTACAAACTTATTTTCTGGGTTATCTAATAACTTCTTAATAGCTCTTTCATATGGTACGATATAATAGAATCGTTCACCATACTTAGAAGTATTATAGATAATATCCTGGAATTTGATAAGTAAGTCATACTTATCTTTAAGTACTTTGATATTATTATAGAAGAGTTCTTTATTATTCTCTACAGATACATTTTCATCAGAGATGAAGATAAAGTCTTTAGAGAAGTGGTCAGATGAGATTACATTATCACATAGTACACCTAATGCATCTTCAAGCATAGGCATATACTTACAGATCATATCAATCTCAGCATCAAATAAACGTAGGCTACGATTATTGAAGAATACATTATATACACTTCCATCGTTAGCCATATCTTTAAATAGGTTATCAAACCCATCTACTACCTTTGAATCGTTTTGATAATCAATTGCTTTAGCGTAGAGGGTACTAATAGATGATAATCCTGTAGAATAGTTAATATCATTGATAATCTTACCCATGGAATCATTGATTCTGTCAGTAAGATGAGTTAATTCACTATCACCATCTGGTGGAGTGTAATATGTACGACCGTATAAATTAGCAAGACCTTTACGGATACTACTTAGTAGACCTTCTTGCTGTTTTACGTTTTTATCTTCAGCCATTATCGTTCCTCCTTTGATTATTTAAATGTTTTCCGTATGCTAAATAAACGAATCTGGCTATAGAGATTGATTCTCTATAGCCAAATCCTATCTAGTAAGGTAAGAATAACATTGACTGATTAACAATGATACCATTACGTTTAGTTATCTTAAATCTAAGAACGTTAAAATCTTTATTAGGAGCATTATATACTGTAGCTACTACATGATCAGACTTCAATGTTGGCATAGCTGATTTAGGTATATCAATCATATACCCACCTACACTGATTCTGAATGCTCCAGTGGATGCACTACCAGCCATAAGTTCGTTATAGTCATTTGTATTATGGAACTCATCTGTTCTGGCAATGATATTATCATCTATTTGATATTCTCTTAGACTATTCATACAAGCTTTAATATATTCAGTATCCCAGTTGAATACAGATACAACTGGCTTATGAATAGCTATCTCTGGATTCTCTTTAGATGGTTCTAGTTGAGTAATCTTACCAATATTCTTTAAGTCAGAGATATTAACCAATAGATTATTAATATGAGGACTTAGATCAACCATAAAACTTGTAGTCTGGAAGTATGATTTCTCTGGTCCTACACCAATAACTGGATTTACATAGTTTCTATCATATAGAATCTTATCACATTTTAAAAGCTTACTTATAGAAAGTAAGCTTTCGATATCAGATTGGCTTAATGGGAAATGTATAACCATTATAATCCTCCTGGCATTTGTTTTTCACCATAGATTGCATTCATATTCATGCTACCAAATCTAGTTATAGCTGGTACACATTCATTATATTCAACTTCTAATGGTTTAACTAACTCGCCTTTATTATATACTTTGAATTCATTCTCTGTAGATAATCTACCAGATGCAAATAATGTAGATACTTGGTCAACTAACTCACTATAGTTAGGTAAACCAAACCATCTATGTCCGATAGTTAAATGGTCTTGAGTTACAATATCCTCAATGATTGCAGAGCTTGCATCTTTATCATTCTCAAATTCAATCTTACCAATCTCAGATGGAGAACTTAAGTTGAATTCACGATTGATACTAGGATATAGAGAGCTAAAGTCAAAGTCAACTAAGTTATCACATAAGAAAACTGGAATGCCATTGATCTTTAACTTAACTGAATCATTAACCAAGTTAGGGTCAGCTACAAAAGCACCATCAAACTTCTCAGATGGTTTCTCTCTAGTCTTATTGATATTATTACCTACAACGAGTCCAAGATTGAAATAGAAATCAATTTGCTTATTACGTAGATAGATGGTCTGTCTATGCACTTTAGAGAATCGAGTATTATTCAATACACTAGAGTTATAGATATATCCAATATCATCTGTAGATTCTTCAATACACACTTGGACTAATACGTCGACAATGTTGTAGAATACAAATGTTTTGAAATCTAAGAATGGTAACTTAGCTAAGTCTGTAGTGATATGATGATAGTTTAACTTTTGTACACCACAGATTTGAGCACCAATATCATTCAACTTAAATGACGCAAATGCAGATTGTCCTTTACGACGAGATGCAAATTGAATCATTTGGTCTAAGTATACTGTATAAGAAGAAATGTATGCATAGTCACCACGTTCTGCATAATTGTTTTCCATACGAGTATCAATAAAGTATTCCGCTCTAGGATTAATCTTAAAGTCTTGATGACACATAATACTTTCTGGACGATATCCTAGATTACGAATACGTTGAATAATATACGGAATATCGAACGCCATATTCCATGCTAATAAGAAGTCAGGCTCTTCAGTATTGATTTGTCTAAATAAGGAACCTAGTAATTGTATCTCTTCATCGAAGAATTTTACATTAAATTTATATCCATAGATATTAAACTTACGTTGTCTTTCTTCATCACCAATAGCAAACTTAATAAGTTCTCTTAACTCACGTTCTATTTGACCACTAGCTACTTGGTTTTCAAATTCTTGAACCAATGGATTTCTAGGATCTCTAAGAATATATGTATTGATAACTCCATTGTTAATATAAGTTACTGCATTAACTGGAGCTTCACCTGGCTCTGGGAAGTCACCTGCTATATCAGAGATATCAACTTCGATATCCAGATATGCTTTAGTTACAGATTGGATATCATTCTTGAATAAATGATTAAACCAGAATCTGTAATGGTCTTCAATATTTTGATCAGAGAAGAATACTTGATTCAAAGTATGTAACTTAGCATTCTCTCTATATTCACCATTAGCAATATTATTTGTAAAGAATTTCATATTGCCAGTTGTTTGAGCTATACATTTCTCTAATTCTCTATTAGGACATTGAATAGCTTCTAATTCATTCTTTGGTAAGAAGTCATAATGATGAGTAAGTTTATCTGGCTCTTTTGCTACAAACCAAATATACTCTGGATCTTCAATTTCACATACGTGTTTCTTACCTGTATTATTATCTTTAGCGACTAAACTCAAAGATGGTTTAGTCCATTTACCGTTTTCTTGCTTAAATGGTTTTGCAAAGAATGTTTGCAAAATAGTTAAATTATAGTCTTTTGGGAACTGGTTAAATATGTTTAAGATGTTAGCCATATTTAAATCCTCCTTCGTATTTATACCTACTTTAATGTAACTGGGAGTTTAATTTTTTATAATTCGACGTTTTTGGGCATTATAAGAATATATACATAGAACTTTAAAATAACCCATAAAGGAGGGATAAATTATGCAATATACTGAAGCTATTATGGAAGGTAATATTACCGTAGAAGAGCCAGTAACTAAACCTAGTTTTAGTGGCTCATCCATATTTAATAAATTTGCAACCGGTCAAGGTAAAAAAATTGTAGTGGAGAATTCTCCTATTGATGAAAGTACTTTGATCAAACCACGTAAACGTGGTCGACCAAGAAAAAATAAAGATACTGATGAAATCAATGTAGGTGGCGATGCTGAAGAGATCGTTACTAATAAACCATACATTGATTCTTATGAAGAAACTAATGATTTGATTAAAGTTATGATTGGTCAAATCGATGGTCTTCAAGGTGAATTGAAACAAGAATTCAATGATATCCGATTATCTAAGATGCGTGGTAAATATCAATTCCTATCTGATATCTCTGCTACTATCTCCTCTCTATCTAGTACTAAGTTATCTGCTATTAAAGAGCTTAACTCTGTTATCTCTAAATGTCATGATATGGAACTTAAACGTACTAAAGAACTTAAACTTGATAATAGTGGTAGTGATGAAGCAGCTATCATGGGCTTATATGAAAATATTATCAATACTCCACGTCAACAACTTGAAACTGGTTTCATTCCACCTAGATTAGAAAGTGGTGATGTACCATTGATGGTTCAACAACAAGGTGGTATGGATATTTATCAACCTATGTTAACTAATGATGAATTATTCACTCCTGAACAAAATCGTATGATTATGGAACACAATCCAGATGTCAAAACTGTAGTGGTATTTGATCCAAAAACAGAATCCAGAGAGTTCCGTTGTATGAATATTAAGACTGGTGAGCAAATTGATAATATGAGTTTACCAGATCCATTCTTATTAGAAGATATGAATATCAACTTCCAAACCGGTATTGCACGTAACTCTAATTTGAATATGAACTTCCCATTAGCTGTTAATGAAAATGGGTTCATTAAACTAGTAGAATCTAATTATTAATAAAAAAGAAAAAAATAAAAGAGTAGAGGTTGACCCTCTACTCTTTATTCTCTTACATTAACTTAGAGATCTTTTCGATCCCCAACTCTAATGCTGTCAAATATGGCCCCCATCCCATATCGTTGTACTTATTGGTGATGGCTAACATCTTCAAGATATACTCACCATTCTCAATTACCTCAAAGGTATCATTTGACTTGATGTACCCTTCTAACGGATGGTAGATGGTGAAATATTCTTCATAACAGCAGAAAACGCTATCAATAATATGGTTTTCATCCATATCATTGTAGAACTTATTCAAAATAAGTTCCACCATTTCCATTACTTTAGATACTTCATAGAATTTAGTTTTAGTCATGATATGAATCCTTTCTTGCCATGCGGCTTAACTATAAACTATATCATCATATCACCTTAATAATATATAGCTATAGATGCCCACTATTACAAAAAAGAAAAACAGGAAGGAGTAGGGATTAAATCCCTACTCCTGCCAACACATTACCTAGATGTATTAGTGGTTGTAAATATCAATAGTTCTAGCCATCAGCCCAATCATAACTTTGATATTTTCAGCTGAGGATAATACTCTATCAGATACTTCAATAAAGTCTTCTTTAGAAGAGAATTTATTCAACCAAACTTTAACAGTTCTCTCGATAAGATTAGCTAATGCTAACACTGCTTGTTTATTATACTCATCTAATAATCTAATACCACGATTAGTATAAGAGTAACTATATAGATCGCCTCTAGTAAAGAACTCAAAGTTTAGTTCTAGAGAGTTTTCATGCTCTACAAAGAAGAATACTTTATTATTGTCATCAGCAATAATTGTTGCTGGTGAATCAACTTTAGTATACTTGTAGAATGCATCAGTAATAACCTTTAGGTTATCGTTAACTGAACGTTCAATAGACTTCATTAATTTATAATCATTAACGAAATCTATATCTAGTTTTCCCGCATTTTTAAAGTTCATATTTCCTCCTAGTCATCATACTTTGCTAAGTGTTCAATTTTCTCATTAGCAGTCATACCATCAATTCTACGTACAGATTCGAATAGCTCCATACGTGTATATTTAGACAAGAATTCTGTAATCTCTTCATCACGAGATTTTTCTTTAGAACTAAGTTTATCAATAATAAACTTTATTATTCCATATATAAATTCCATAATACTCAATGCTTCACTTACAGTTATAGTTGCATTCATATATGTAAGATCAGCTGCATGCTCTTTAATATATCCATAAGCTTTACGTTTAATAGCATTATATCTTTCTGGATCTGTCTTTTCCAAATGAATTAAGAAACAGATTAGTTTATTATTTCCCATACCAATAAGAGCCATGTTATTTACCTTCCTTTTCTGCTAATAACTTTTCTAGTCGTTCAATACGTTGCTCTAGTTTATAAATCTTCTTATGTAGAGCTACACTATCATCATTATGAACAACTTTAACTTCTTTTGGTTGCTCTACTGGAGCATCTGCATTAGCTACTCCAAAGCAACCTAATAAACATGCACAAATAATAAGTTCTCTCATCTTAATTACCTCCATTAAATATCGTTAGGGTTAGCTTCATAGTACTCTTTCCAGAATTCATTATTCTCTCTATTACGAATCCTAGTTTCTCTTTCCCAGTCGGCATTTTCAATTTGCTCAATCTCTGGGTCATCAAACCAACCACGAAGATATAAGAATCCTTCAGCCATTCTAGCAATATGGCTTCTATTATCTTCATCAATAGCCTTAAATGTATTATCTCTATACATTTGATGGAATAGATTAACCATCATATATAAAGGATATGGATTGTTTCGAAGAACAGTCATGAAATGATCTTCAATTACAAGTCTTCTATCATATTCAAATCTAATTGCATTGATAGTAAACTTAATTAATTTAGTGTCTTTAACTACTTCAACTTTTACATCACCTGCAGATTTACCATCTAATGTATACTCGATATCTTCTTTTACATTATCAAGAAAATCATTAGCAATAAATCTGAATTCTTCCCATGCACCATAATATAAGTTATTCATAGTAACCTCCTAGTATAAAGTCTTAACAATATAATTTAAACGACTGGATACAAGACCAGCTGAAATGCTAGATACATTATCAATATCTTCTAGTTTTTCAGCAAGTAGATAGAAGTAATTAGCTAGTATTTCTAATTCTTCTTTTGTGGAATTCTTAACTATAGATGGTAATGTAGATCCTAATGTGATCTGAATCATATCATCTGTATCTTTTTTCATAAATACAATTCCACTTGGTAATACTCTAACAACAGCTCCATCTACTAATGTAGTAGTATATGATTTACTGTCATTATTAGTTAATTCGCTGACTATCAATTTGATATCAACGTTCATCATATACTCCTCCGTATACAAGATAGAATACATTTTTCTTAGTTCTTCTTTTTTCATTTGATCAGTTCCTTTCTTTTAAAATAATATAAACCTGATTCATATTAATAATATATGATTAAAAATATGGAAGAGGACATTGAATGCCCTCCTCCGATATTATTAGTCTTCAGCAATATAAATCATATTCCAAATATCTAATGTAGGAACTTCGATATTCAAATAATATTTACCGTCTTTTTCTTCTACGTTAACTTGACATTTAACCATAGCAGATTTAGACCAGTCATCTGGAGAAGTTAGGAATACTTTATTAGCTAATCTATTAGCTAACTCTCCATCAGTACCAACTTCATATTTAACAAATAGATCATTTTGGAATGCAGGAGTTTTATTCTCTTTAGAACCAGCTTCATTCTTCCAGTTAGATACTACTTCAGATAAGTTGATCATTTGGATAGTTCTGAAACCAACACCTTGTTTAGTCCAAGTCCAGATTTGGAATCCTCTAGTACCATACTTATCCCAGTTTTGTTTGAAACCATATTTATTGGTTACTTCTACGAAAGTATCAGAATCTTCTAATCCTTTACCACGTAATACTGTTTCATATGCAGTGATAAATTGATTATAGTCAGATACTTTACGAGCAATCAATAAATCAGTACGAAGACTTTGTGTAGGATAATAATCTTTTTCAAGAACACCGATACCCCAGCCTTCATTATTCATTCTATTAGCTAAGACTGCAGAGCTCATATGATAACCACCAGCAGCTGCAATTGTAGCTGTAGTCAATAATACTGCAGAAGCATTATAAGTTTCATCATTAATGGAATCTTCACCAGAGCCATTCTTAGCTACACGTTTACCGTCTTTCCATTCAGTATCAGGACCTTCCATGTAAGCACCAACGATAAGAGATTTACCAGTCTTACGACGTACATCATCTACACGAGCTTTAAGATCACCATACTCAGTTTGAGATCTATATTGACCATCAATAACTAAAGCAGATTGACCAAAGGACCAGATTTCATTATATACAACGTCTTGGTTAGATTTAAGCATCTTATCAATATGCTCGCCATTAACATCATTGATAGTTACATATTTATCTGGCATACGTTTCTTCATATCTGCAATGAAATCACCATAGTAATCACTCATATAATGAGCATCACTATCCGCATCATAATATGCATTGATAGTACGATCACCAATAGTATCACCTTGCCAACCATCAAAGCCACCATTTTCCATAGCTTCAATCATAACTTTAGAGATATGATCTCTCCAAGGTTTACTCATAGGATGATAGTAATATTGGAAAGGTTTGCCATCAATATAGTTAATGTATGGAGTACCTTTCTTGTTAAGACCATAAGTATCATGATTATATGCATACTCAATAGCAGATACAGTTTCCGGTTCATCAATAGAACGAGCAAAGCACATATTGTAGAGCATTGCTACAGATCCTTTAGAGTGCATATAGTCAGTCATCTTTGTAACCATCTTAACATCTACTTTACTATGACTCCAAGTATTCCAATCTTGAGAGAATTGATCTTGATCAATAGGGAATGGATTTTGTGGGGATTTATATGCATCGTAGAAGAAATAGCTATTAATATTCATATTTGTCATGACCCCAAGACCCCTCATATAGCGGTCTTCGTTTTTCAACAAAATAGAATTATAGTCATCCCCAGAACCACCTACTACGCCATATCTAGGATAGATAGTCCAGTCATCTTCTACAGAGAATGCAGTTGTCATAAAATCAAATTTACTAGTGATACCATCAACTTTGATTGTCAATAAATAACCAGTGTTATTTTCAAGCAATCTAGCTGGGATAGTTACACTATAGTCTTTAGATTCATTCTTACGTAAATACAATTTAGAATCTTCAAATACAGTAGCCACTAAAGTATTAACTTTGAATAAGTCTACTTTAACTACCATAGGAGAATCTTCTTCAGTATTTTTAACTTTGAACGTCAAGACTACATCTTCATCTTTACGATAGCTGGCTTTATCTTTATTAATATCAAAGATAAACTCAGCCGTACTAGGAACTACCTCTGTAGCAGAGATAACTTCATTACGTTCAATAATTTTAAACTCTTTAGGTTGTGTCTTATTAATCATAAGATATGCATCTTTATTGCTAATAACAACATAACCAGTTTGATCTGCTTCTAAGTTTAATTCAGAGATATCAAAGGATAGTTTATTATCCTCAATAACACCTTGAACCATATTTAGAAGATCAGATGGTAAAACTTTTTCCATATTAAAATTCTCCTTATAAAAAATAATGACATCTAAATCTTGATGCCTACTATAATGTATAATGGAGAAGCTGAGTTTCATTTTTAGCTCATATTTACAAAAAAATAAATGAGGGTAAAGGTCACTAGGACCTTTACCCATTATTCATTTATTTATTATTTAGTGATGATTGTACCGTATTGATCACGTTTAACTTCTTTTGTAGATTTGTTTACATGAACACGTTCAAGTTTTTTACCTTCAACAGCATAACGCATCAATTCAGGTTTGAATTCTTCAACCAAACGGCTATCAACTGTTTGACCTAATTCTTTAGCTTTTTCAATTGCACGATGAATTACTTCAGCAAATTCATAACGTGTAACTGCACGGTCACCTTTGAATGTGCCATCTGGGTAGCCAACTAAAAGACCACGTTTAGCCATATCATCAACTGCTACATAAGCCCAATGATTTTCTTCGATATCAGGGAATACGGTATTAGCTTCTTGAGGTAAATCAAGACCAAGTACTGCATTCAAGATAGCTTTAAATTTAGCATTGTCAGATTGAAGTTGAGCAATTTCTTTCTTAGCTTCAGCCAAGTCTTTAGCCATTGCTACTTTGGAGCGGGATACTTCGGAACGAGCACCTACTTTATAAGTAACACCAGCATTGATTACATTGTCACTACCGAATGTAGTACCAGCAGTGAACATCAAGTCTTCGTTAGGACGGTAAGCAATACCTACTGCACCAGCATTAGCATTGTGGAAATGACCATAGCCAGCCATGATGTCTAATTTGTGATCTGGATCGAAGTCCAATGGATGTAAGCCAGCTAATGCTGCAGTACCAGCAATACCTTTACGAGCTTCTTGTTGGTTAGCACGAACTATATTACCCAATTTATTAGCATTGCTATTAACTTGATCAATAGCACTAGTTAATTGGTTAACGTTAACTGCATCAGTACCATTTTGACCAGCTGATACATTAGTGATTGTTTTATTACCAGCATTGATACCATCATTGTTGATAACTACACCACCATTGAATTTAGCAGAGTCAAGACCTTTTAGATCTTTATTAAGATCGAATTTAACTACACCGTTAGCTGCTACAGAAGCTGTAGTGTTATTACCATTAGTGAAGTCAAGACCTGTAGCAAGAGTAGCTGTATTAGCTGCACCGCCATTAGCTTTGTAAGTTAATGGTGTTACTTTAGCTGCATTACCACCATTGTATGTAGTAGTAATTACATCAGCACCATTTTCATTCACTTGACGAGTTACTTTAATAACGTCATCACCTTTGAATGTAACAGCATCTTTAGCAATATTACGTACAGTGTTTTTGCTTACATATACACCATATTGTGCATTTGCATCACCAGTAGATTTGCCGTTTGTAACTCTAACAGCTGCAATATTATCTACTTTATTATCTGCTACTACAGATTCAACTGCTTTGTTAGCTGCTACTACAGAATTCAATTGATCAACGTTAACTGCATCAGTACCAGCTGTACCAGTAGCTACGTTATGGATTTGGTTACCAGCTACATCTACATTTGTAGTTGTGAAGGAAACTGTACCATTAGCACCACTTGCAGTCATGCCATCAATACCATAGGATGCTGTATCCAATGTATTACGGTTTTCAATTGTAACACCATTAGCATCGTGTTTAGCATCAATATCACCATCGAATGCAATCAAACCATCTTTAGTTACAACTGCATGTTTAGGATCAGTATCTTTACCAAATGCTACAGAATTCATATCTGTAAGATCTTTCTTAACAGATACTGTATATTCTTTACCACCAGCTGCATTTGTACCTTCAGATACAGCTACATTATCACCAGCTACAACTGTAGTATGTTTTTTAGCTTCAGCCATAGCATTGTTGATTGCTGTTTTATGGTTAGCTAAAGTGCTTTCAACTGCAGTGTTAACTTGGTTTTGAGCATCGGCTAAATCTTCAACATCTTTACGAAGACCATTTAGTTGAGCTACGTTAACTGCATCAGTATCTGCTACACCAGCTTTTACATTGTTAATGATTTGATCACCAGCGCTGATACCATCAGTACCAAATTTAACGTTCTTGCCATTAGAATTGATGTTGATGCCATCCATATTATATTCTGCAGTATCTAAGTTATCAGTATTTTCAAGTTTGATACCATTAGGACCATAGTTAGTATTCACATCGCCATTGAATACATGCATACCATCTTTAGTTACAAAGTTACGTTGTGGATCATTAACTGTATTGAATTGAACAGAGTTCATATTAGTTAAATCACGGTTAACGTTTACTTTATACTCTTTACGACCAAACGCATTATCTTGAGATGTAACTGTTGTATTAGTTCCATCTACAAGAGTATTGTGTTTTTGCGCTTCCAATGCAACGTCGTACAATTGGGAGCCATTAATACCATCAGTGGAAGTTGCAGATACTCGACCAGCTGCTAAGTTTTGCAATTGACGAGTATAGCTAGTCACACCGCCAGCACCAGCACGACCATTTGTACCAAAGCTTACAACACTATCAGGAGTGCTACCAGCATATGTAGAATTGCTGAAGCGAATATCAGAAGTATTGTCTTTGATATTAGTAGTACCAACAGCTAATTCAGTTACAGAATTAGTGCCAACTGCGACGCCATTTTGTACATCGGCGATAGTGTTGTTGCCTAATGCTAATGCATCAACCTCTGTAGCACTTGCATGAGAACCAACTACAGTAGAGCCTTGACCTTGGGTCTGAGAATTAGAACCAAAGATTAATTGCTCTTTACTGTTATCAAGAACTTTATTATTGTAACCATAAACTGCAGATTGATCTGCACCAATAATACCATTGTTTGCGCCTACTACTGTAGTGTCATCGCCATTTACAGTTGTATCACGACCAACAACAATAGAAGATACACCTGTAGCTGATACGTTTGTACCAACGTTTACAGTTTTAACTCCATCTGCATGGATGCCATTACCAATAGCTACTGAAGACTCACCATTGGAGATTACACCATTACCAATAGCAATAGTGTCTTGAACCTTAGTTTCAACTCCATTACCGATACCAATAGTATTGAAGTCAGTAGCAACTCCATTACCGATACCGATGCTATTACTGAGGTTATTGACAACATTATTGCCAATGCCGATGCTATTAGTATCGTTAGTAGTAACTGCAGTACCAACAGCAACACTATCTTTGCTCTTAGTATTAACTACAGTACCGATGGCTACATTATTATCAGCCTGAGCCTTAATATGGGAACCAAGAGCAACAGAATCTTTTCCGTCTGTTTTAGTAGTAGCACCAATAGCAAGTGCATTATTATTACTAGCATATGCTCCATTGCCAATAGCAACAGTGTTAGTTCCAATAGTTCGTGCCTGAGCCCCAATGGCATAAGTATTTTTTGTTAATGCTTGTGCAGAAGAACCAATAGCTAAGCTGGCATAGCCCTTCGCCTCAGAGCTTTCGCCTCCAGCAATACTATTTATGCCAGTGGCTTTATTGTTATGCCCATAAGCAAAGGAGTTTGCACCACTTACAGTATTTTCAAAACCAACAGCAAATGCTGATGTGCCTGTTGATGTAATGGCATTATCTTTGCCATAGGATTCGGCACCATATGCTACTGCATTTGGATCAACTGTGTTGTTAACACCAGCTGCAAATCCAGATGCTGCCATTGCACTCAATACTAAAGTTGTTAAAATTGCCTTACCATTTTTCTTGTTCATAATGAACCTCCTAAATAAAATTAAAATACACTATATTATAAACCACCGCCTATTCGTTTTCACAATGAATAGGCAATGTTATAACCATTATTTCACATCAATAATATATGACTATTTTTTATTTTGGTTATCTAAACTTAGAACCAATGGAACTTTAGATCTACGCATATCGATTATCTTACTTTCATCACGTCTGAAGAAAGTTTCTTTATGCCATGCATATGTACGTTTAGTTCCATCAATATCATAATACTGCTTAGTAGCTGTTACTTCTATATGGAAATCTTTTTTCCTAAGCAATGGAAACTTCTCACGTCCATTCATACTATTGCTATGGATGTGACAAATTATAAAGCGTGTAGCATACTTAGTAAAGGAACTAAATGTCTTAGCTCCTCCTACAATATATGCTTGTTTTACATCAGTATCCTCTAAGTATTGAATGATCTCCTCAGGAGAATGCATTACCTTTACTTTTGGATTACTAACTTTATAATCTTTATTAGTACTCAAAACTATATAATTACGATGATTCAACAAGGTTGCTTGTTTTTCAAAGGTCTCTCTTCCCATGATTACTGTACAACCTAGTGTAATATTTCGCATTTCGACTTCAAACTTTGGCACTGTTAAAATCTTCTCTCCCAATGAATTAACTAGATGCCGTGAATTGTCATAAGTTGCTATGAGAGTTAGCATAACTTTCCCTGATCTTTCTTTTAAACTACTAAACTGCTACTTCTGCTTTAATCTTTGGACCTGGAGTATATCCTTCTAGACTAAAGTCTTCAATCTTGAAATCATAGAAGTCTTTGACTTCTGGATTTAGAATTAGCTGTGGCTTACATTCTCTATTAGTTTTAATAGTATCTGTAAGATCATTTAAATCAACTAATCCCATTTGTTGTTGCATTTGAGGTATATGATTCTCATAAATATGAGCATCATTAATACATACAGTCAACTGTCCAGGTTTATAACCAGTAACCTGAGCAATCATATTAACTAAGACTGCATACTGAGTAACGTTGAATGGTTGACCTAAGAACCAATCATTGCTACGAATAGTTAGCATACAATTTAGTTTACCATGATTAATATTCCAAAGTGTTTGGAATGCACAAGGCTGTAATGCCATATCTGGTAAGTCTTCGATATTCCAAAGAGTTACAACCATGCGTCTATTAGTTGGATCTTCTTTGATAGTCTTAATAAGATTATCAACTTGCTTATATTTAGCTAATTGATAACCATAAGCTTTACCAATAGTTCCATCTTCACGCATCCATTCATCCCAGATATGTACACCCATATCTTGGAGTTTACGGACATCATTAGATTGCATTTGCCAAATCCATAATAGCTCCTTCACTGCAGTTTTGAATCCTACAAACTTAGAAGCCAGAATTGGAAATGCATCCTCCAAATCAAATGTCATACAGACATGTGGTAATGAGATAGCTCGAATACCTGTACGGTTATCTCGCATATCTCCATTACTCAATATCTGATTTGCCACTGATAAGTAATAATAATCATACTTAGTTAAATTACTACTTGGTATCATTACTTCCCTCCAATCTTATCCATAATATATCGGTACGTTAATAAGAATCCCATACCAAAATCATAAATTATCAGTATCCCAATCACATAAGGTGTATCCCTCATATGGGAACCGGTAATCCACTCTAGTAAAAACAAAGGAATCAAAATCATCCATGGACAAATTAAGATTCCTATAAGACTAAACAATTTAATCAACAACTTCACCTTCTATCAACAGAGTTATATAATAACCATGCTAATGAAATAGCCGCAAGTATAAGCAATATCCACATCAGTAACATAGAAAATTTACGTAAATAACTTGCAGCTAATAAATAGACGTTTAATAAGATTATATGAATTAGATAAGTTCTTACTTTACTCTTAAACATATATTCCTCCTATTAAGATGTCGTCTACTTGTTGTTTTTTAAACTTACAGCTACGTAAGAAATAATAATAGAAATGATGATCATGGATATATTTGTGCATACTAGTGCATAAGACATCTTTAGATTGTATCCATCTAAGATATTAGCAATAGATGGACCCATTGATATTACGTTCAATCCGATAGCAATCACACTTGCAATAATAACAAATAATTCAGATTTCATTTTGGTTCCTCCTTGGGAATAAAAATAATATTAATAGAATGTCAAAAAATAAATAGAGCTAGACGCTTATCGTCTAGCTCTTTTGCGTTTTGGCATTGGGTTAATGAATTGGTCTGCAATGCCAGCAAGACCGATTAGTGTAACGATAGCACCAATAGAATATAATGGTGCTAATAGAATGATAATGCCAAGAGAATCTTGATTACTTTGATCAATAAAATAAGAGAATGCTAATGTAACCAAACCAACTAATACAATTTTCAAATGTCCTAACATGATATTTCCTCCTTAAAATAAATATAACTATATCATATCACCTTAATAATATACAGCTATAATTTAGGAGTATTACAAAAAAAAGAAAACGGACTAGTCTACTAAGAGACTAGCCCATTATATTAATCTTGAACGAATGCAGTTATAATTAAACCAATTGTTGCAGCAGATGCAACAATCTCTAAAGTTCTAGCTAGTACATACGCACTTGCGAAATCATACATGTAATAGGACCTCCTATCTAACTAATACAGGTCTAGCAGCCATATCAATCACAGTAGTGTCAGCATCATATTCCATATTATGACTAATAAGGAAGCATTGCTCACATCCTACCATGGTAATAAGTTGTTTCAATAACCCAATGAATTGAATCCGATTCTCTGTATCTAGACCACCATCAATTTCATCTAGCTTCAAGATATTATAATCAGTAGATGAGTTAGATAGAATAGCAAATGATAAGATCATACTAATCATACAGATCTGACTTGTACTCATAGAAGAGATATCATCATTAACTAATCCATTACCTAAACAAGGAATTCTAAATTCAGCTTCATTGATAACGAATGGCTGTATAATGAATTGACCATTGAATATTAGACTGAGTAATTCATTAGCCTTCAAAATAATATTTCCCATATACGTTCTCATAAACACTGTCTGGATGCCCGTAGTTGGGCTTAAATAGTAACGTATAGTTTCGAGAATCGAGAAATTCTTGTTATATAGGTCTAGGTCCCTGATATAGTCTTCTAACAACGTTTTACTAGATGCTATCTTATCTCTTTCACTAAGAATAGCATTTAAGTCATTATTCAATCTATCAGCTCTAGACTTAGCTTCATCCATTCTAGTCTCAAGATCTTTAACCTTAAAGGCTATATCTGATAAAGAATTAATTTGTCCTTGGAGTTCATTGTTTCTCTCTTCAAGTCCAATACACTCATCTACTAAAGACTTACATTTAGTATATACTTCAATCTTAAACTCTGTTAATGCGATATCAGTTGTAGTTTCACTGATAGCATCTTTCTCAGTCATCAACTGATTGTCAATAGTATTTAGTTTATCTTTCAATGAAGCGATGTCAGAATCTAATTCATCGATTAGAGCCTTGTTTGCTTCATACTTCGCCGCTGGTTCTTTTAATGATTCAATGATTTCTTCATAGTTAGACTTAGTGGTAATTATATTAAAGATACCACGAATCTGATTGAAGTCAATCATTAATTTTTCCATATGGTCTAAAGAAGCTAGTAGTTGGTATGGGTCGATGATATAATCAACTGGACTCTTTTCTAATATCTTTCTGAAAGATAATACCATACCATGAAGATTAGTAAATCTCTTATTGAAGTCATATAGTTCTTTATAAGACTCAATATCTTTCTCTAGAGATTTTAAAAGTTTATTGGATTCATCAATTTCTTTATTGATATCATTGATGCGTTTCTCTGGATGCTTAGATGATGCTTCAATTGCTTCTTTAACAAAAGAGCAATCATCTATCTTACAATCTTTAGGTCTTAACGCTAAAGACTTAGCTTTATCGAATAGAATCTCATAAGTTAATATTTCAGACTCTAATTCAGTCACAGTTCTAGATACTTCATTATAAGTACGAGTTAATTCAATAGTTTGATCTACATACTTACCATCGTTATCTAATGTAGTCTTAACGAAATCATATTTCTCTTTCTTAGTGGTAGCATCCAAACCATTATAAAGACTATCTAACACTGGGACAATCATTTCCATAGCATTGACTAATGCCTCTGCTTCAGAAAGATTCTTAATAGAAGAGTTTAAACCATTGATATCATTTTCAAGTTCAGTTATCTTAGCTTTAGTATCTTTATATAGACTTAGATCAGAATCACTGAATCCTCCATCTAATAAGGTACCACGTTTAGTTATCTTAGTTTGTAAAGACTTAAACGTATCTTCTTTTTCTTTAGATATATTTTCAATCTTAGCGTTAGCTACAGCTTCTTCAGATTTCCATTTGGATATATCCTTATCAAAAGCTGTTAAGCTACTATCAATGATATCTTTTAGTTCATTTAGATCTTCACTAGACAATTCTCCTTTAGATAGATTAATAACTTGGGCTTTGGAAGCTCTGATGTAATCAATATTCTCCCGTATCTCTTCGTTAATCTTATAGAACTCTTCAAGATTATTATCTCTAGTTAAGATACCGATCTCTGCATCAATCTTAGATGCTTCAATAACAGCTTTATCTCTTTCTCTAGATACATCTTCAACTTGTCTTGAGATATTATTATATCTAGAGTTTAATTCTTCTATATTACCAATTTGATTAATCTTAGAAGAGATTGTACTAATAAGATTCTTGAACGTAGAATACTTCTTAGTAATGACCTTATACATGTTGTTGTATACTTCAATACCATTAATAATACTATTAACGAACTTCTTACGTTCAGCCGGTTTCTTATCTGCTAACCCTCTATCTTCAGAAGATAACTGAGATAATGTAAGGAAGTTAGCATCTAAGTTAAATAAATCAAATATGATGTCTTTACCAGAAGTCACGTTCCAAGTAGGATTCAACTCAACATGGTTCATTCCTTTATATACTTGCATCTTAACTTGACCTCTAGAGCCATCAGTCTTTACTGGATGAACGTATAAGATTTCATATACTTCACCATTGTAAAGATATCTTAAAGTTTTCTTACCCTCCAATCCAGGAATGATAGCAGTATTATCATCTTGGAGTGGAGACAAAGCTTTTAATAAAGTGGACTTACCCGAACCATTGGAGCCACGAATGATGACGATATTAGAGGTAGACTGTGATAAGTCTACCTCTAAGATATTATCACCACGACCATTGTAAATACCTATGTAGTTTTCAAGTCGAATTGATAATAGTTTCATTACAAATACCTACAATTTTTTAATAATAAAGTCCCTAGTAGTGGGACCAGATGCTAATATAACTTGATCACCAATCTTTACTTGATCGTATGATTTTCCAGTTACATTAACAAAGAATTCACCATTGAGTTCTACCAGAAATACCGATCTCTCGTTATGGATTAACTTAAGATAGTTATCTGTTTCGTCAATAATCATACTGCGTTTATCAGTTATTATATAGAGTGGAGAATCAGATAGATGATCTTTATATAAGACTCTAGCTACCATCCACAGTAGAGATATAATAATGATAATAAAAAGTGCCGTTATCGCTAAAGTTACATTCATTACGTATAACATCCCTCTCCATAACAAATTATACATAAAGTATTAACTTGTTTGACGTAGATTACTATTTTACTTTTATAGATTTATAGATGATAAATAGTAAGACTACTGACATTATAGACATTAGATAATCATAAGTGATCTCTTGTCCACTTGTATATTTATAGACAATGCTACCACAGATGACTAATGCCAATAAAAGATCAAAAGCCGTCATAAATTTACCTTTTTTTGTTATTGTCATTAGATAAGACACATAACACTGTTAACAGAATTAATCCGACATTAACAATGAAGCTAATGTTAGAAATAACAGTCAGCATACCTGCTGCGATTAAGATTACTATAGTTAATTCAATCATATCTTATCACTCTCCCATATACTTTTCAAGTATGTGTAAGAGTGCCTTAGATATCTTATAACCAATTACAATAATCAATGCTGTCAAAATCACTGAAGTAGAGTAAATAAAGATTAATACACGACCTTCAGGAGCTTGAAGCATATCATGTACAATGTAACCGAAACAAGCAATATAAATAATAGCACCTATGACATATAGTAGATTATTCTTTGAAATCATAAGTAAATTCTCCTTTCATTTATTATTGCTTTGTTCGAGGCTATACGTCGATCTTCTCCATTGTAGGGTATGGTAATCCCCATCTCCAATCAATAGAGAAAGATTTACCACAATCGTTACATTTGAACTTATATAATTGATATCTATTCAAATTATCTAACACTTGTTCTGGATCTTTACTGAATGCTAGTATGATATTAGCATAACTTACTGGTTTACCATTAGCTGTGTATAGATCAAAGTTCTTTGAATAACACTTAGGGCAAGTACAGTTATCAATAACTGCTTCTTTCATATATCTCACCACCTTAAAAAATAAAACCCTCTAGGATTATGTATCCTAGAGGGTAATATATTATTTCTTATCCATTCCTTCAATAGCTTTCTTGATTTGGTCTTCAATATCAGATTCTAATTGAAGTTTACGTTCTTTTTCTTCTTCTGGATCTACTTCTTTGATACCATATTTCTCAATACAGTCACCAATAGTTTTGTAGATAATATCCATAGTAGTTTCTAAAAGTTCTTTAGGCATACCGAATAGTAAATCGATTTGTTGTTCTAGACGTGGTTCGAACTCAAGTAATTTAGTGAACACGATCTTTTCATATTTACTTTCAGCATCAACTTCCATAGTTGCATTATTGAAGTAGATAGCATCGATGAAAGCATCACGTAATTCGATATTTTCATCATGTTGATGCTCAAATGCTTCTTCAATAGTAGCTAGGAAACCTTTAAGACTGAATTCTGGTTCAATACCAGCTCTGATTAGATCATTAGTATATCTAGGATAGTAAAATAACTTTGCAAAGATGTTATTATTATCTACTTCCATGATAGCTAATACTCTAGCGGTGAAGCCATGTACGTTTGGTACATTGAATTTGCTCATAACTACTTGACTTAAGATATCGGTAGATTTAGCAAGATTGAAATCGATGAAAGTTTTAACTTTCTCTAAGTTTAAGTTATGATAAACTACATCGATGTATGTGAGAACTGCATACAAATGGGATTGTGTAGATTCTCCACCACATAGCCATTTAAAGAATGTAGCGAAGAAAGAATAAATGCCATTATAGTCTTTCGTAGCAACCAATTTAACAAATACGTTAAAGTTGATTAGTAATGTATGCATACAATCGGATTCACGATTCACTGCTACACTAAATGGATTATCAGTCAAGTATTCAGGTTCAATATCTTCATTGTATACCAAGATGATATTTTTACCACGAATATTTAACTTACGACCATATGCATGGGAGCTAATGATGAAACCTTCTTTAGCTGCCAAAAGTTCATCAGTTTTAATGAAATAACTTTCATTATGATCATTAAGAAGATCATAATCTGGAGTGATACTTTCTAATCTATTCCAGTACAAAGAATTTGTATCAAGAAGTTTAACTAGATAGTGACCAAAATTATGAATATCTGTGTTTGCTTGTCCTACTTGCATAGAATCCTCCTATTTAGTTTTAGTATAAATAATACGGCGAATATCGCCCTCAGCAACTTTAATTGAATCGGAGTATTTAGCTTGACTCATGTCAAGAAGAATATCAGTGTATTCTTTCTTGACACCGCCAACTACTACTTTACCAAATTCAATATCTTTACCGAGTTTATTATAGCGTTCTTTAAGTGCTTCCATTTGAGTTCTGGAGAACACGAAATATCTGTAGTAGATATCAGCCATCTTAAACCTCCTCAAAGTATATTGAACAGCTGTCTTCCATGTTAATTAAAGCTGGACGAAGTTGTTTCTCAAATGCTCGAGTCCTAGCTACCTTAGCAATTGCTTGACCAAGTAAATGGGCATCAAATGCTACTGCTTCAGGATCTCTAGTATCTGTCAATTCTAATCCAGCATCATCTGCTAACATGATTGCAGATGTATAACCTTTCTCTTCACGGTATATATTGAGCATCTTACTGAAGTTGTCATCCCATACATTAGGTTCTTCTTCATTAGTGAAAGAGTTCCATTCATATACACCATAGTTGAGTGGACATAACATCCCACCTACACCAGGATCTGATGCGGAAGATGTATTCAAATCGATAATCCCTAAATGAGATGGATCGATTGCACGTACATTACGTGCTACATTCTTACTATTAGATTCCCCAGGACCAGATGGACCTTTAATGGTATACTTTAATTGTAAGAATGAGTCTCTATCGTTAACCATATTACGGAAACCTTTTAAGTTGGACTTCTGTAATTCAGCAATCAAAGCCATTGGTGGTGTATTCAATTGCTGTTTGATTCGGTAAGCTTCCATGTTAGGATCATGCTTCTCTGGTAAACGTCTAAGCTTAACATTGATAAGCATGATATACATAGCTGCAATATATTCAGACCATCTAATCCGTTTAGAAGAAGCATCTAAGTTATTCTTCAAACGAATTGAAGAGAATTCACATGCCATCCATTTCAATACAGAATAGATATCTTCTTTGATATGGTCAGGTAAACGCAAACGTTTCTTAGTTGGAATATCATAAGAGTTTTCCAAAGATTCAATGATTGCATTACCTTTAGTGAATACTGAAGTTTCAGAAGACACGAAGTTATAACCCAATTTACATACCCAGAATTCAGTAGTATAAATTTGGTCAAGTGTAGTCTTCTTGGTTGCATATAAGCTTATAGCTTTAGCAAATGATGCAATGAAAGATTGTAAGATACGATCATTATCTACAAAGGATTTCACTGCTGAGATATAGAAAGGACTCTTCATATGAGTATTAGCAATCGCAAAAGTATAATATTCTGGATCGTCAATATCATGATCAGATATCTTGATTATATCTTCAAAGTTAAACTTGCTTAAAGTTTCATACCATCCAAATCTAGCTAAGTAGTATTCGAATAACGTAACTTTATGGTCAAACAAGTATACACTAAACATAGCCATGCGTAATGTCTTCTCTTTCGTTGTATTTAGATCAACGAAGTTACGAAGCATTTTAACTGCATTGGAGTTTGTCTTAAGTGTAATAGATTGAGTCTTAGCAGCTGCTGCTGTAGTATTATTATAAGTACTACCATCAACTAGCTGGAATAATGGGAAATAGTCATTACCATTCAAATGAATATAAGCCCCATCGATAACTCTTGGAATCGCAATAAGTACATCAAAGGTATCTTCATCTTTAGCACACGCTACATAATAAGTTACCTTTAATATCTTAAGATCAGAGTCTTTAATAGATATAGATGGAGTATCATCACCGATAAGTAACTTTTGTACTTCAGTATAATCATCTATAACTTCAAATCCTAATACTTTGATAGTATAGAATTTATTTCTTTCACAAGAAAGAATAACGTCCTTCAAGTCTTCGATAATATCATCATCAGACTTAGTGAAGAACTTATCATTGAACTTAGGTCTATTTTTATCGTTATAGTCTGCGATAAACTTAGCTTGTGTGTTCATTGTCACCCTCCCCAATATTGGTGATCTTAACTTTAATTTGTGACCCAATTGGATTAGGTACATTTGGTTCTCTATCTTCAAAGATTACATAACAATCCATATCTAATGCTTCAGCGATTGTCTTAATCTTTGCTAACGTGATAGTATCCTTTTCAAATAGACGACGGTCATTATTAAAGTTATCCCCAAATCGATAAGCATATTTGTTAATATCAATATTCTTACGATTAACAGCTTCCTTAAGACCGATCATCTCAGGTAAGTCATTTGGTTTAATTCTAACATTGAAGATATTATCTGGATTAATCAAGATAGTCTCTTCCATAGAACGTAACTCACTAGACTTTTCAATTTGATCTTGCATGCTCTTAGCATTGCTAAAATCAATAATCTTCATATTATCTAATTCATACTTAGACTGGTCTTTATCTGCACTGATGAAGGTCGCCATACATCCATCAAGTACAACACCATTAGTTTGGTATGCATTAGATTTGCCTATAATAGGAAAGACTTTACCATCTTCTTCAATAGCAATATTAATGTCTTCAGCATTTTTCATTGCATTATCAAAGTCATAGATTGTATACATCGTTCCATTTACTACGCCTTTTTTCATTCTATGTGTCTCCGATTAAAAATAAAAGATACAATGGGAGGTTAGGTTATTCACCTAACCTCCAACATTATCAGTTATTATTCAACGTCAACGAGTTTGTCGTCTTTAATGAATTTCTTCATATCAACAGCTGGTTCGAAGTCAATAACACGTTTACCATCTTCTTCAGTTGCTGTAACTGTAAGATATTCATCAAATTTAACTTCATAACCATCTTCATCGATATCTGTTTTGTTAAGATTCATCAATGCATTGATTACAGAAGATAAGATTACACGAGTGATATCGAATACGAATGCATTGTTAACGAATTTGTTATTAGTCAATACATACATGAAACGATTTAAGAAGCGTTGAACTTCTTCATCACTCAAATCATATACAGTAGCGATATCTTTAACGCCATCTTCTTCTAACTCAAAACGAGCTTCGAAGGAATTTTTACCTTCATCATCTACTGCACGTTCTAATACGATACCAGCAATGAAAGTGCCATTTTTGTCGTTGACACGCAAAGCTGCTTCGTTTTCAAACTTAGTGTTTGCCAAGAATTTAACTGCACCAAATAGTACAGATTTAAACACATTTACAAACTGATGGGAACGTAGAATAATTTGGTCTTCTGCTTTCAAGCGTTCCAATACAGTTTCAATAATGTTTGTTTCTTTAATGTCTTTTACCATGGTTGTATCTCCTTTGCATGGAAAATAAAATATAATACGTGACCATAGACTATATCATGATCACGTATATAATATATTAATATTCTGTAAGTTAGTTTGTAATTTTTTACAAACCAAATCTTGCTTTAAAGTCAGGCAATGCCTCAATCTGGATACCATATTTCAAAGCTTTATCTACTTTAGAACTACTGAATCCCACATGAGGAATCACTAGAATATTTGTATCTCTAGTTACACTTGTATCTGTAACGAAATACCCGAGAGGTTCCATTCTCTCTGCTAATGTATCATCTCTAAACCCAGTGATTACAATCTTCTTACGATTATCTACTAAGTTATAAGTTCTGACTACATTATTCATCTTCATGATAGTAATAAGATCTTCAGCAAAGACTTCACGTTCATTAAGAATAGTCTCTACTGCAACTTTACCGATCCCTTTAAGCTTCATGAGTTTAGATTGCAATTCACTATCTGGTAAGTTTAATACTTCTTCTATCTTAAGAGCATGAAGTACAATCTTCCAAGTCTTAATTGCAATATCTGTAAAGCCAAGAGCACCAATGATATTATAATCATATACTTGCTTTGTCTTTAGTTCGTTTACCCGCTCCATGAACTTCTTACTATTGACATCGCCTAAGATTGCTAATCTACTAGGTGTAATATTAAGAAGATCAGTGAATGAAGTTATGCTTAAATCTTTAACTGTAGCTTCAGAGAAATCTCTAAAGTTAATCTTCTTAAGCATATCTGCCATCCTAGCAATACCACGACCAATGCATTTGGGATTAGGACATGATACAGATTTGCCGCTATAGGACTCTACCAGTAGAGTACCACAGGCAGGGCAATTATCGATGAATTCCTCCATAGGTCTTGGATTATTATCATTCTCTACACAATCATGTCTAGATACATATGGCATTACATCATTGACATAGGTCACATCAATAATATCATTGTATCTTAATGATAATGCTTTGAATCTTTCATATGAATGACCACTTGCCAAGTTATGGACTGTACCATTGAACTCCACTGGGTCAAACATAATCATCGGTGTAATAACACCATTCTTACCAACTGTATATTGGTAACCACGGAATCTTGTAGATCTAACCATAGCATTGAATTTGATTGCAATACTATACTTATTCACATGATTCTCTCTGCCAAGAGCTTGAATGATATTCTTATCAGTATAAGATACTACAATACCATCATAAGCAAATGGCATATAAGATCTAAACCAATCAGCATCTTGGACAAACTTATTCACTTGGAATAATACGTTGTTATAATAACCTTGAATGATTCTATATCGATTAGGCTCTTTAGTAGCAAAGTATCTATTCATGAATTCTAATTCTTCTATACGACTATTGAAGTCTAAAGAAGTTGCTAATGGTACTAACGTAATAAAGTCAATATAATCTCTAGCATTAGCTGAACCAATGATACCAGCTATTGCAGTTCTCATATTCTTATAAGTCTTACCAGTAGCATTTTGGAATCTAACTAGATCTTCTTTAGTAATGATTGCCTCGAACTTCATACCAATAACTTCGTTATCAGATAAGTCATTAGGGAATCTATAACCATATAAGATATCAGTTAAATCTGTAGCCAAGTCAGCATCTAAATCTCCTCGAGTTCTAGCACTGACTACTTTATTATTTACTTCAGCTTCTACAGACAATCCATCATATTTGATTTCTGCTACCATCTCAAATGGGGTTTGATAGTTAATCAATCCCATCATGACATGTTTAGCTAAGAAGTCTCTTTCAAATATCTTTACCTTTGGATCTTTATCTACAAAAGCTTTCTTTGCATCAGACTCTAATACAAACTTACACTTATCTAGAGTACCAACTAATTGAGGATATTTATGAGCTGTGTCTCTACCTCTATCGGATACTGTAGCATGATTAGATTCTATTGCTGGTTGCCATCTATTCGTTGGAACTTCAATGAATGTATCTCTATATAGAGTATCATTAGTTTCCTTCGGATAAGATACTATAGCTTCAATATAACTTTCATTACTTGTAGCCTTACCTTTACCTTGGAGCTTAAAGTGAACTACATCAGACCCAACTTGGAAGTTAGGATTGTATTTCTTATAAGCTTCTAAGAGTAAATCATAAACACCATCTTCTAATGGTAATACAGCTAGATCTGTATTGTTATATAAGACATTGCTGATACGTAAGATTGTATCAGCATCATCTATATCCTGAATGGTCCAGTTTGGTTTATTTAACAAAACTGAAGTCCGTTCATTAATCAATCTTAAATTCTCGTCTTCAAAGACGTTATCAAGACTACCACGTAAGAGAGTCGTATATAGATCTCTTAAAATCATGATTGCCTCCTTATCTATTAAAGTACTTAATACCCCTAGTTACCCATAAGGAATCTGTTTCACTATAACCTTCTGGAGGTTCGCTACTCATAGCTCCTTCCATGATAGCTGGGATACCTGGTTCAACAAAATTATCATATACTGGATAATATTTACCATTGAACTCTTTAACTGTAATAGTCATCTTAGACTTATCATTCTCTCTTAATGCTTTGAGATAAGAATAGTCTTCGAGCATTGCAGGTGTATAGAAATCTTCATCTGGTATATCATACAATAATGCTTCTTGATATTTCTTCGGAACCTTTTCGAATGTGAGTTTTAGACCAATAGCCTTAAGATATGCATTTACAATCTCAGCAGATCTAGATTTAGCATCTGCAGATAAAGTAATATCAACATCATTAGGATTCTTAGTCAATAGATCTTTGATAGATCTACGTCCAATAGGAGCTGTACTATAGAGCATCAACATAATTACATTGATATCATCACCAATGTGAGTCAATGCACTAATTTCCATCTCCCCTTGTCGGATAGGTGTATTAGTATATACAGGTTTATATAGACCAGCAGATTTATTACGGCTATTTTCACCTTTGTTATTACTGAAAGACATACTTGTTGCTGAGAACTTTTCTTCTGCATATTGTTTTAAACGACATACGTATTGTTTAGCTACAAGTACAGGTCTTAAAGACTTAACTAATCTAATACCTTGATTGGAAGAATCAAGCATAGGAGTATATACATACCCATGTCTTGTTTCTGGGAACTCGGCTAGAACTTTTTGTAGAGTTTCAATAGTAACTGGTTCCTGCATTGGTAAAATGGATATAGTAATATTACCATCTTCAATAATAGAGTTTAGATACTCCATACGAACTGATGGATTGCTATTACTAATAAATGCTTCCATTTCTTTAGCTTGACTTGGACTGAAGAAGCTTACAAATTTTACAATCTTCTTAAGAGATCCATTAGTGTCTTGCTTATTAAGATTACGAACTACGGCAGCTGATGCGGAGTTGATTTCCATTTCAAATAACTGAGATGGATTCAAACGATTGACTACAGTTGCTTGGTTGTATTTCATATCTACTCTTTGGCCATCCTCAGTTTGAGGCATAAGTTCATCAGGTAAGATATTAGAAATGACACCTTTACCACCATATCGGTTAGTTAGTTTATCACCGACATGGAGTTCATTCTCTTCTAGGATATATACATCCATTTGTAAGTTAGAGTACACATTGCTATCTATATTGAACTTAACACCATCCAAGATTTGTTGACTTGTATGCATAAGTTTTTGTAGATCATATCCTAACTCACACTTATAGTTTGCCTGAAGTTTATGTACTGTATGGATTAACTCATCACAGAATCGCTTATTGTCTTGATAATACATATTAAGCTGAGTATTGTAGATAGAGTTCTCCATTAGGTCTGGGTTATTAGTATGGATTTCAATACCAACTACTCGACCATTAGATGTAATCTTCTCATCAGACATATTGATATCTTGAAGCTTATTGAATACTTGAGAGAATAGAGCTTCTTCTTTATTTTCTCGACGTACTGCAGCTAAGATACCTTCTTTGATTTCTTCACCAATATCGGGGATAACCTTATAGATATCCTTGTTACCATATAAGTTAATCAAGATATCATTTTCATTGATCATGAATGAGATCTTCTTAACTAGCGGTGATTTGAATCTCTTTGCACAGGACTCACTAATCTCAATAGCATCTTCTGTTGTCTTATTCTTTGCAATATACATTAATAAGACATTGATACCGTCCATCCTGTTGTTGTACTCATCGAACCCTTTAGATTTTGTAATAACGTCTCCTTTCTCAATAACACTGCCTACGACAAGATTATTTAGAACTGAGTTATTAATCTCATAACCAAAGGATTCTGTGATATACTTATAGTCCAACTTATGAAGAATATCTAAAGTATTAGTTTCTTCATTATGAACGATAAGATAATACTCATGACCTGGGGTCATTGCATATCTTTCTATTCTAGCTAATACAGTCTTACGTTGATCAGCTTGTTGGAAAGATGTGGAGCGATGTCCAAATTCATTCTCAAAGCCAGTTTGAATGAATGGGACTTCTGGATAGCATAGTGCCATAGACTGCTCTGAATGGACACTATACATAATCTTTCGACTACCAGAACTACTAGCTGGAAATGGTTGAATTAACTCTTTCCCTAGTACCTGTTCTGGAATCTGAATTCTTTGCCTAGCACGATTAATCTCGTCGTCTAGAATCAATGTGTTCGCCATTGTGTCTCCTTTCTAAAAGTATTATAAAATGAAATACAGAAGAGTAATCAATACTCTTCTGTATCACCTTTATAATATATAACTTAATCTTCCAATGCTCTGAAGGACGCAATAAGGTCTTTCGTAATAGATGCATTCGTAACTTGACCACTTGTAGGTACTGGAGCGATTAACTCATCCATTACTTCACGAGCCAAGCGTAAGAATTGCATACGGAAGTCTTCTCGTTCTGTAAAGAACTCTTTGAAATCACGAGTTCTAAACTTAGTATCATAACCGTCTAATTCTAAGTAAGCACCTTTAGTGGCAATCTTACCAGAATCTTTAAGCATGATCATTAAAGAATAAAGTGGATCGAAACCATAATCTTGAGAGAAGATTAATGGAGTAGATTTACCAGCTTTATTTGTACGAGATTTACCTAAAGAGATATCTACTTGGGAACCAGAGAACCCAAATGTCTCTTCTTTAAGTTTACTATCATCAAATCGAATAATGTTATTTGCCAAATAAGTTACAGCTCTACCACCAGGTAAAGACTCACCTTGTTTGAGATACATCAATTGACCTTTAGTATGCATAAATGCACTTGCTTCAATCTTTTCAGTAATATGGTTAATTACCAATAAGATAATATTAGTTGCTTTGATTAATTGCATTACACCTTTAAGGAGAGATGTATTTGCTTTAGCCATTGCAGTAGCCGCCATTTGACCAGATAATTCGCCTTTATCTGCAATACGTTCTGGAGCCAATAATGCAATAGAGTCAATAATCATAACAGTTGGGATAAACTTAGTAATCGGATTACCAGATGAATCTCTCATACCAGTGTCATACATAAGTTTATCTTTATTCTTTAATTTAGTTTCATAGATAGTATAGATATCATCATAGATAGACTCTGCAGTGATACCACTATTCTTAATAGAAACGTGATTGAATAAATCTTGACCAATATAACCAGTTAAAGTTTCCAAACGTGGAATAGTAATACCACCTTCCATAGATTGGATAACCATTTCTGCATCTGGGAATTGGTTAATAATATTAGCCGCTGCTTGTACAGCAAATGTAGATTTACCAGAACCTGAGCGACCAATGAGTAAGTTATAAGACCCATCAAGAATACCTCGATGTGTTACAGGTGTAATCTCACCTTTGTCATTATAACAGTTTAGTTTATAGCCATTCAAAGAATCAAAATTTAAAAAGCCTGTTGGGTATGCAACGTCATATAGACCTTGCTCTGGAGAGTAGCCTGTTACCTCAGCTACACGTTCAATTAGTAAGCCCATAATAAAATCCTCCTAAAAATATTATTATAAGTTACTAATAAGTTCCAGGAGGGTTAAAAAAATAAAATACCCCAAGGTAGTTTAACTACCTTGGGATAGTTGTTTAGAATATATAGAGACCTTGCTCTTTAAGTTCTTCGGCTATATATAAGACCTTATCATAATCTGCAGATAAAGCTAACATAGAGCATCGTACATCTTTACGAACTTTTTGTAGACGTAGACATTCTTGACTATACTTGGTTAATACACGTTTAATGATAGTCATAGGACGTTCATTCAACATGAATAGCATAGCATTAGTTTCTAAGTCAAACATCCAGTTCTTAGTATATGTATTAATCTTAGGATCTTCACCAGATTCTAGCATTGAAGTTACAAAGAACTCCTCAAAGTTCTCATAGAAGAGTTCACCATATAAGTCCATCAAATCTTCTTCACAAGTGTTAGCTGGGTCCATATATCTCATGATTGAAGTATTAACACGACTAATATTAATTGTCTCACTCTTACTAGAATAACGTGCTACAGATAATATAGTTGTTAATTGCTTATTAGTACAATCGACATAATCTAATTTTTTGTAGATACGTTCATTGATAACCTTAGAGATCTTATATAACGCCGTAAGTGTCTTACCAAATCTATCTGGATCAAATGCTGATTCATTGATGACTTCAAATAATTCATATATCTCATTATTAAGTACACGAATTCTATCTTCAGCAAGTTGTGGACGATTTTGAACCATGATCATTGCAATATATTGCCATGGTTCAAACTTAATATATAAGCATCTAGAGATTGGTTTAACACCTTCACCTAGATAGTAAATGATATCAGATAAGTTATCTTCAAAATACCTATATGCGATATCATGATTAGACCAATCTAAAGTATCCAATTCATTCACTATAGTCTCAGCAGATTTCTTGATTACGGCAGAGAACGGAACGTCCTCTGCGTAAACTCTACTGGGTTTTACATATTTATCAAATAGACCCATATATGCTTCCTTTCTTAATAACGTTCTTCGAAGTCATCAATCTTGGAAGATTTATTACCTTTCTTACCATCTACTTTGATAACTAAAACGTCGTCTTTTACAGAATCAAAGAAGTTTTCTTTAACTTTAACTGTAGGGTTCTTGATAGCAGAATTAGATAAGTTAAACATATCATCATCTTCTTCCATCTTCATACCACCAATTTGGTCAAAGAAGCCATCTTTCTTTTTATCTACATTGGAAGTTCTAGCTTTATATTCATTATAAATCTTTTCAACTTCTTCTGTAGGAAGTTTAATACCAGAAGCCATGATACATACACGTTCTTGACCAGCTGGTACTGTTTGGATATGTGTGAAGAATTCAAATGGTTCACCTAGCTCTTCACGGATTTTAGCATTATCAAAACCAACGTTTTGAGTACGTTCAGATGCATACATGAATACACCAATACGTCTAGCTGTTGGAGTGAAATCTAAGCTCTTTGTAGCATAAATCATTTCTTCGAATATTTTATCCAAATCAGATTGTTTCTTAATGCCATCAAAGTAAGCTGTTTCGATTGTCATGAAACCAGGAGTTGTAGAAATCTTATACAAGTCAGTTTCATCGATATTTTGATCAGAATCAACTAAGTCTAAACCAAGCCATGTACGCATACGAATACAGAATTCGTCATTAGCTTTACGTTCAGCTTCTTGTTTATTCTTGCTAGAAGATAAGAACTTCTTATTGCTTATAGCTTCAACAGTATAGTTATCTTGAAGTTCTTGGAAATATTCTACAGTGTTTTGTAGACCACGAGCATCATCTTCAAATCCAGTGAATACTACTAGATGGACATTCATATTCAATACTTCACGAATATATTTCGCTAATATCGTAGAAGATCCACAACCAGTACCACCTTCAGAAGAGGATACAATAACTACTGCATCATCTGTAGGATCTGGGAAAGAATCAATTTTAAGTTTCTCAGATTTAAGAGATTCAATAGTGATAGTTTTAGCACGACCACGTTCTTTACCGCAACCGCCCATACCACCACCAATGATTACATTGATGTCATCATATTCATCTTTCATATCTTTGCGAGTTGTATTAATAAGAAGTACTTCATCTCTTCTAAATACACCTTGCTCGATAGCTGCCATTGCTGCTTTATTACCAGCAGCACCAATACCAATTAATTTTGCCTTCATAATAAATTCTCCTTCATTATAAAAATATATAATATTGGATAGGCTAATTAAAGCCTATCCAACGATTACCTTAATGTATCACTTTTAGTTATAATCTACATACCACGAGACTGTCTTAAGTATGAATAAGATTCAGACATTATTCCATTAACGCCTTTAATCCATGCTCCAGCAGCCTGTGCATATCTCTTATGACCGTAGATCATTGAGTTTAAACTTGTTTGTCCCTCCTGGTAATAATTTTTACTAATCCATACAGCACCATTGACAATACCATCATAAACAGTATTACCCATATGATGAGCCGCATTAGGATTAGCGTCAATAGCATTAATGCCAAAATAGTTTCCTCTATCTCTGGCTAGATAAGATCTACCATAATCGGATTCCCATGATGCATGAGCAAAAATATAGATAGGATCCAGTCCAGATTCTTTTGATGCTTCAATAAATATATTACCTTGACCTTGGAATGGAGATGTACCACTTGGATCAAAGTGAGCAATAATATTATTCATATCTTCTGTAGTCACGTATACAGACTTATTAGATAAATCTGAATTTTGATCTACATAGTATCTTGAGTTAGCTTTTTTGTTAGATTCTTCTTTAGCAGCAGCTTGTCTTAAAGCTTCTTGCTTAGCTACTTGAACGTATTGATTTAGTACTCTAGCGGTATTTGGATCTACATTTTCTTTCTTTTGCATACGTTCATTATCTTTCTTATCTTTATCATTACTGATAAGATTGTTAACTTTGTCACTATAGTCATCGTTATTCTTAACTATGAATTGCATTACAACGTCTAATGTATCATCACTCTGACGATCACTCTCTAGTGCCTTTATTGGTAATATAGATACCAATATGGCGATGCATAATAATGTGAGTTTCTTAACCATTATCCTTCACCGTCCTTATAATCTTAAAATACAATGTAAATGCGATGGAGTATTACGCCCCATCGCATTGCGAGACTATTTGTCTTCTTTTTGTTGATCTTGCATTTGCTCTTTTAGAGCTTGCTCTTGTTCTTGTGGTACTTCATCGAAACCTAAACCAAGGTCACCGATTTCATGTAACACGCCGATTTTCTTTTCCATATTATTCTCCTTTAATTAAAATAAGAATACATTTATCCTAATGTTTACTTATAGTATAATTTTATACCATTAACATTCACTATTATAATATATAACTTTTAAACATATTAGTAAAAGTTTAAATACTTTTACTGTTGTTGTGAGTATTCTATGATTGTACAATCATGTTTACCTCCTTTAAAATATGGAAATAAGAGATTGTGTTATGGACTACTCATCTAGCTATGAGTAGTCCGTGATACAGTTATAAGTAATACAATTTACAAAAGTATACCCCTTAGGATCATAGAAATCCTAAGGGGAATTGTATTATTGACGTCTAGAAACTGTTTTATCTCTTAAAGTTTGTGGAGTCATATTATCAATATTAATCAAGTTAGTATTGATATGAGATCCTAGCATATATACGTTCATCATATTCTTAGATAAAGCATCAGTTTTATCTTCTGGAATATCTTCTAAAGATACTGTACCAAGTGCAGAGATAGTATTATACATAGCTTGTTTAGCTTCTACTGAGTCAGCACGTGCACGAGAGAATTCTTTTAATGTATTATCCATACCAGATACTACAAGGGATTCCATTTCACGGTCAGATGTAGCACCATTCTTATCATGACCTACAAGACGACCAGTCTTATTATCACGAGAAGCAATATTAGTAGAGATAGAGTTCTTCTTAGTCAAGAACTGTTTCATCTTCTTCAAATGAAGATATACTACTAATGCTTCTTTAGTCCATACTGGCTCACCGTTTTCATTTACATACAAGTCAGGTGTAGCTACTTTCTCCATTAGAGGAACTCCTAAGATATTAGCAGCCTTCTCAATTTCTACGAAAGTTGGTTCAATCTTAAAGATACGTGTTTGGAATCTATATGGGTATTTCTTAGAGATATAGTCTAAGAATTGTTTATCATTCATGTCTTTAAATAGAGCAGCGTAATATTTAGACATACTCTTAGATGGATCTAAAGCATCCATTACTTTATATACAAGCTCTTCAGCCTGTTTGCGTTGTTTAGTCATGTTAGCCTCCTTTGATTTAATGGATTGTTCAAGATGGCTAAAATTTACAAAAAAAAATAAGTAGAGGCTTATAAAGCCTCTACTGTTTCCCAGAACCATGGTTCTCTTACTATAAAGTTAAGATAGACCTGTTCGTATCCTTCTAAATGAAGACGATTAACAGTCATCTGTATTGCTCGCCCTAATTTAGGATCTTCGCTATTGATATATACAAGAGCGATATCCTTTCGGTTTCTAGTAGAGAATACTCTATTTAAGTCATTATCAACATCTCTTTTAGTATATGCTTCTGGGAGATATTGACTAAAGATGCTTTCATATTCTGTAGTATATCCAATAAGATAGAATACATCAGCATCGAGTTTAACTGGTTCACAATTCCATTGTCCGTTGTCATGGAACTCTACATAGGTATCTATACTGCCAAGTGTATCAACTTGGTCCCAATATTTATAAATTTCCATTTCAATCCTCCTAAAAAATAAAGCCCTCCGTAGAGGGCTATAAACTAATTGTCTAGAGAACGACAGCCGATTACTCGACCTTGTTCATCTCTGACCTGCATCCCAGGCACTACTATGTCATCACGACGAATACCTTGAGATGCTAATGCACTAACAATCATACCAGATACAATATATACATTGCCAGGTGTCGGAGCTGGTAACCCTTCAACCTCACCGTATACTGTATGGGTACGTGGTACTTCAACACCATTAACATTGTAGCTTCCTACAGTTGTTGTTTGAGCAGATACTCGTGCAACTGCAGATGATTCTATTGTTAATATGACTTGATTGTTTTGATCCACTAATGTAATTGTGTGTGGTGTTAAGTTAACTAAGTTAGTTTGTTCCATGATAGATTCCTTTCTTGCCATGCGGCTTAAATAATATAATACATCTATCACGTTTATAATATACAATTATATCCCCTTAGGATTACAAAGATCCTAAGGGGAGTATTTTATAATGCACTGTAATGAATTAATAATGTAAAATACATCAATACCGATCTATGGTAACTATTCTTAGTAGCTAATCGATTACGTCTATGAACGTATCTCTTAGAAGATTCCATCAACCACTTTTCAGTAATATCCTTAATACGTAGCATATTAGGATCTTTAGTATTTGGTTTAGGTTGAATGGAGAACTTAATAAACTCAGCTGTACGTACATCTTTATTTCTAGACTGAGCAAAGTATGTATATACTATAAGACTAACAAACTCTCTAATCTCTGAGTTCTGTTTAGTATCATTCTTTACAATATATTCAATGATATCTTTAATCTCATCAGTCTTAACTAAAGCATCAGCAGACATCTTACAGAACTTATAGTTTACAGATAGAGTTGTAATTTGACTTACAGCTTTATCTACTATACGTTCTGCCATTAAGTTATCTGTATCTGCAAGACGATACCCTGTATCGGAATAATCATCAGATGCATATGTAATATATTGAGATTTGTTTTCATATGCTTCATAGTATAGACTAGCAATATTCTTCATAAAGGATTTAATACGCCCATGAAGCTGTTGGATTAGATATACACAATCATCATCTTCAAAGTCTTTAAATCTATCAGTATATGTATCTAACCAAGTATTAGAGATAGACTTGACTGCATTGATTACATTACCTTTAGATTTAAGATCAAACTTACCGGTAAGCATATTATTAACTACATAGTCCATTACCCATTTATATTCAACTGGTTGAACTTTCTTAAAGAACCCATAATGAATAGATGGATAGAACTTGCCAGAGAATGCCATATTAACTATAGCCATATCTAGCATCTTAGTATCTCTAGCTTTCCAGAAATATCTAACTAGACATAGTAAGATAATAGTACATTCATCTTTAGCTGCAGCTGGGTTGAATGATGCAATCTTAGCATAGTAAGTCTCTTCCATATAATTGGAGATAACTTTCTTATCAATCTTTAATGTATTAAATAACTCCTCTTCATCTTTAGGAGTAAAATAGATTCTTCTATATGGTGCTATATCATAAAGATCTTCAGATCTATCAGATATAAACTTACCAAGATATCTTTTATAATTAGACAGATTCTTTTTAATCTGTGTTTCCACTATAGGGTATATCTTCTTTACGATAGCTTCTGTATTTTTCATTATATACCGCCTTTCTGATTATTAGTTTGTTCAAAATGGCTAAATTAACAAAAAAAGAAGAAGGGAGATATTCCCTTCTTCTTAATCATCTATCGTACTCTATCTTCATGGTATCGAATAATAGCATCTACTATAGTTTCATATGTCAATTGATCTAGCTGTTTCTTATAATCATCAATAGATGGATATTCAATAGCTGGATCAGCTATAAGACTAAGTAGATAATTGCGTCCAATATCACCATCTAGATAGATCATTTTATACGGTAGATATCCTGCGATGATTCCTCTATAGAAGTAGTCTAAGAATTCTACTGCATCTTTTGGTAAACCATTAGTTTCTTTATTCTCTTCTTTGAATAAGGTTAATGCATAGTTTACTGCTTCAAGATCAAGTTTAATAATATCAAATACTCTAGATATCACTCGAATAGCACAATTTTCTACAGCTTTGATACTATAACCTTTCTTAAACTTGATAGACTTAACTCTAACATTAACAGAGTCTATAATATCAGGTGATTCTAATAAGGCTCTATTAATCTTCTTAATGTAATATTTAACTGGATCTTTATTATCAAAAGAATCTAATAAGAATAATACATTATGTCTAGTCATTCTATCTTTTAGAATTCTTTCAATACAATATAGTTTATGATTGTCTTTATCGATATTACGACCAACAGTATTGCCTACCGATATATTACTCATTAGATTAACTACTTCTATACTATTAGTTAATAAACCATTATTAGATACCTTTCTATATGGTATTTCACTCATACCTTCATTGAGCATGTAATCGCTTGTGAATGTATTAGCATTAATATTTACAATAGCTTCTTGAATGATTTCAACTACATCTTCTTTAAGAGTATATATGATATCATCAATATCAGTATCATCTTTATTAACGATATTAAGAGTTAACTTTTTATGATCAAATGCAACCATATCACTATCAATACAAGATACACTTTCTTCATCCATAATATCTCGTTTATGATCATCAATTGCCATTGTGATATAATATAAATCCTTCTTAGTAAGATTAGGATTTGATAATGTATTAGCAATATTACTAGTAGTTGTATCTACAAGCTTATTGAATTTATAGTCTACCATTGCACGATAGTACTTGTTTCTAGTATCGATACGATTATTATTGATTGATTCAGATGTATACATTATTCTTCCTCCTCGATGATAGCATTAACTGGATGATTCAAACATAAGTTAGCATCCATTAAGTCAACAACATCATCCAATTCAGGGATATCTTTCTTATCATAAGAGAAGTAATCATTCTCTGTCTCAATAAAAAGAGATCCATCTCTATAAGAATAAGACTTTATTTGATTGATATCAATTCTTTGATCTTCTAATTTAATAAATCTTAACATGGTTATCCTCCTAGTCAACAAACTCTTCTAAATCAAAGTAAATTCTAATATTGTTAATATCATTGAATGATAAGAACTTCAAGTCTTCTACATCTAGATCTTTCTTTTGTAGAATATCTTTCATGCATTCATGTGTCTTATCACCCATGATACGACCAATTACATCTAATAATTCATCGTTAACTTCAGCATTATTGTAGTCTAAGTTAGTTAATAAATCATTTAACTTTCTACGAAGACTAAACTGAAGATTATAGATATTTTCTTCCAATGTATTATCTTCTAAGAATGGTAATAATCCCAATAGAGTCTCACATTGGTTATATAATTCTTTATTTGTGATTACATCATTGAAGAATTTACCATAGATACGTTCATATTTGTATTCATTGAATGCAGTCAAACGTTCTACAATAGCATCTTTATTTAAGAGCTTAAGACCAGAGTATCCTTCAAAGATATTTACCGCATCATCATTCTCTGGAATAAGAATGAGTAAGTTAAACTCACTCATACGTTTATTGAAGTCTGCATGAATCAATAGACTTTGCATCTCCAATAGATAGCGATTAATTGTAGCAAGAGTTAGTTTATAATCTCTGCTATTGTTAATCACTTCAATATACTTTTCAAATTTTGTTGCTTCCATTGTTATATACCTCCTAGTGGGTTAAAATATATACTTCATATGCTAAAACTGCAATGCATATAGCAAATGCTGTATAAATAAACAAATCTATTTTAGTACTTTGAGCTAAGTCCTCTACTATAGAATTATAGTTTTCTTCTAATATAACTATTCTAGATCTACTATCAGCTAGTTTATCAGATAGAGCTTTATTTTGGCGTCTCAATGTATTGATCTCATTATGAATATCAATAATATTAGAGTCGGTCTTTCGTGCAGACTCCTGTAGATTTCCAATATCAGTACCAATATCTTTAATAGTACTAGTAAGAGTATTAGTCAAAGTTAAACTCTGTGTAGGTATCTTTTCCATCATTTCTTGTCCTCCTAGTGAATCTTCGTAATATAGATAATAAATGCAACTATTAAAACTATAATTAGAGTAATAAATAAATCAAATACAAATTGAATCCTGTCTTCAAGTTTCTTAATTTTAAGAGTCATCAATTCATTATCAGACCTAAGTTTATCCACATTTGAATTTGTTAAGAATGCAGCTCCTTCAAGAGTACTTAATCGTTTATTTTGCATCTCATTATACCTAGTCATACGATCTTTAATATTAGACTCCATATCCATTCCTCCTACTTTGATATATTATCTTACTTGATTATATACTTCTTCGATTTCAGTATAATCAATATCAAAGTAATCACAAATTATTTTAATATCCACCATATTAAATCTATAAATTCTAGGGTCGATCTCTTTCCCTAATATATACTTTAATTCAAATCTGAGTTCAGATTTAGTCTCTGCACCAAGAATAGCTGCAATAGTATTTAATACAACATCAGTATCTGGAATAGAATCAAGTTGTCTATATTCATCAAATCTGTAATCTATTCTACTTTCACATATAAGCTCTTTTATATTTTTAAGCAATTCAGTACGTAACTCTTTTTGTTTAGCTATAATAAGATCTAATACGCTAACATACTTATTTAAATTATAATCATCATCACAAAATAGACGAGCTACTTTAGAAGCATTACAATAAGATATAGTTCCTGGTAAGATTCGTCTAAAGAAGTCACCATAAACTTCGACCAGACCATACTTTTCTATATTATCAATAATTAGGTCAGTATTAGAATCAGTTAACTCAGTCTTAGAGTAATCTTCAAATATCTTTAGTGTAGTCTCATTAATTGGTGAGATTTCAATAATGTTTATTTTCTTTAGCATATTTTCATAGGCATTATCATTTATCGATTCTTTCTTCTTCATTAATGCTTCGACTATCTTTTTATAATTCGAAATTTTATCCATATCCATTACCTCCTATTATAAAATTGGATATATCATTACACGGTTATAATATATGATCTCTCTGATTATTACTTTGTATGAAGGGCACTACTTTTCTATACCCTTCAACAATAAATTAAGTATAATCTTAGTTAAACCAAGGGAGCATAGAAAATAATGTTTTTTGCTGATAATGTAAAGAAAAAAGAAATCCAAGTACCTGTACAAGAAAAGTACTTTGGTAAAGATAAAGATACTAAAGAATTAGAAAATGAATTCAAAAATGCTATTAATAAGAAAGGCAACTATAACTTTAGTAAAATTCAAAAGATCTTAGAAAAGAAATTTGGATTTAATAAAGTTATTATCCTAGTGGATAAGAATGATAAGACTCTTAATGCTAATACATTCTATAATAATGATGATGTAAACCAAGCTCAATTAGTTAATGGTGAATATAGACTCAAACCTGGAAATAAATACACTATGTTTTTATCTTATAGTGGTGCTATGTTTAGTGGTGCGTTCTCTCCTAGTGAATTGGTTGCAATTACATTACATGAAGTAGGTCATCATTTTGCAGCTAAAGTAAAATTATTAAATCTTAATCTTAGTATGATGCAATCATTCATGACTGGTATGGAGCAAGTTGAGAAAGCTTGGAAGATCAATCCTGATTCCATTAGCGTTCTTAAACTTGTAGCAATCTATTCCGCTCCAGGTGTAATATATCTATGCTGTCTATATAATATCTTAAAGTATATTGTAGTATTATTCGATAGTGCTATTACTATGGTGACTGCAACAGATATGCTTGCTACCCCCGAAGGGCGTTCTAAAATCTATAAACGATTATTAGAGAATACTAAGAATCTATTTACTAGAGTTAGTCCATTGATGTTAGATACAGAAGAGCAATTAGCTGATAGCTTTGCTGTTATCTTAGGTTATGGTCCAGAATTAACTAGTGCTCTAGGCAAATTAGAAACACAAGTTGAAGATCAATCCTGGGGATTGAAATACTTAAATAACTGGTATAGCCTTCCATTGTATATCTTATTTGGCTGGGCTGATCCAAGAACTTATGGTATTCAATCTCATAGCCGTGTAAATATTATGCTTAGAACTTTAGCTATGGAGCTTAAAGATTCTAGCAATAATGATAAAGAAGTAAAACAAATCTTAAAAGACCTTGAAGGTATTGAAGATCAATTTACAGTATACTTAGAAAAACGTGATAAGTCTAATATGGAAAAAAGAGCATTTGCTCCATTATGGGATATCTTCCAAACATCCTTATTTAAAAACTTATCCCGTGGTAATAGAACTGCAGAAGCATCTTCTTATGATGGATTAAGACGTTTGATTAAAACTTTATAAAATTTATCCCCTATGGAGCTTAGACTCCATAGGGGAATTTTTCGTATAGCATCACATGAGGGTTGTTTCGTAGAATAATATTTTTACAAAGGAGAATTTAGTAAAATATCCATAAGTTGCTACTGCTATACACTACTTATGTGTTAGATGTGTTGTATTTTACAAAAAATAAAGAGAGGCAGTTTAACTACCTCTCTTAGTATTATTTGCTTTTTCTAGAAATCCAATCTAATACATCATCACAAGTATCCAGAGTGTTATTATGGTATATTCTTTCAGAATCTAATTCTTGATAGAATTCACAATATATCTTACCATCATCATATGTAAAGTACATATCTCCATTAGGAGTAATCAATCTTATAGATATATCTTCTCCGTTATCATCTTCAACATCATTATCTCTAATGAATATATTCTTATAACCATACTCTGTATATAAATCTAGAATCAAATCTAGCATCATATCATTTCGGTCATCGAAATACATTTGGATATATTGTAGAATGATGAATACTAGGAATCTAAATACTTCATATGCATTACTAAATCTATAAGGTTTAGATGTGTAATCAAATTTAGATAATGTCACTTCAAATGACTCATCAACAAGTTTTACATCTATAACGTATCCTCCAATATCATAAACGATATGATCATTAGTGAAGTCTCTAGTATATCTACCAAGATCATGAGTTACAGATAAATTTAATGCTTCTATAGATAAGATATCTAATTCATTAAGGTCTATAAACAAATCTTCTATCCACTTAAATGGATCTCTAGTTGTAAAATCATGCCTATAACCGGTTTTAAAGTTTGATAACTCGATACAGAATGATCCATCATCATGAGTTATCTTTAATATATTAATACTATCTTCTGTTATAATATGAGCTAGAATGTATGTGTTATCATACTGGTTAACTATCATAGGCTTAGTGCCAGGTAAGAAAGTAAGTAGGTCATTATATACATTATATAAGTTAAAGTTACTCATTATATTCAATCCTCTCTTAGATTATAATTCACTTTTATTAAATCTATCTACTACATCTTTAGCCCAGTTAGCTGCATCTTCTGGGGATTTAACTACACAGTTAAGATCACTGATCATTACGTTGTATTCATCTTCCCAAATACAGCATTGGATTTGATCATCACCATAGTCAAACTTATTGAAGTTCAATTTAGCAGGTTCTGATGTCTTTAAGAAATACTCTATATTTATATTACAATCAGATAGTTCATCTTTTTCTAAATATAATCTTGCACTACCAAGCTCTAGATATAGATCAGCATATAGAGTAATTAGATCTTCAGCACCTTCAAATTCTTCATCTAAATATAAACTACGTAAGACTGCTATAAAGTTATATACCTTATATCCAGATTCAAATTTATACTCTTTTGAGAAATACTTTTTACCATGTAGTATTACACTAAACTTACCATCTACGATTCTAATAGTAGCACCAAAGTGATCTGTTGGTAAGAGTGCTACTATTATATCATCATATAACTCGGTATAGAATCTATCTTTTAATACATCTTTAAGAGTATATAGATCTAAAGTATCTAGATTAGTATATTTAGCAAGGATATCTTCTATACATGCTTTAGCATCATCTGTAGTTATAGTTTGCATTATACCGAAACCAAATTCAGATACTGATATATCATATAAGTCGGTCATTTCATTGACTGTAACTTGTATAGTATATCGTTTATCAAACAGACTAAATGTGATAAACAGTTTCTCTGAAGTAATAGATTCAAATTCAATATTACTTACTAAATATGGAGATATATTTCTAAGATCATATTTTAGTTGCCATAATTTACTATTATCCATATCTTCCTCCTAAATAGAATAAGATTTATTTGTATACATCCCAAAAGTGATAAATACTATATCTTTATCACATTGCTTTGGTTTACTAATATACTTCCTATATGGAGTCATATCTTTCAATTTCCAAGGTACTGATTTTGCTTTCATTATATCTTCCTCCAAATAAAAGTTATCCCATAGGAGTTGATCTCCTATGGGACTTCTTCTTTATTTAATCATCATTGATTTAACTACAGTGTCTTTACCACTAATACATTTAGTACCAGCAGAGATAGAACTCCCGGTAGGGACATCGGATACTTTAACATCAGTAGTTCCATGCTCTGTAATCAAACGAATAGAATCATTTTGATTTACGATATGGATACTATTGATCTTATCAGTCTTAGATAACTTAACAACTGAGCTACCAGCTTTAGCACGTTGACTTTGAGGTAATGCATTAATATTAAATCTGTTGAGATATCCATTCTTAGTTACTACAACCACATCAGTGATATCTTTACCGGCTACTAATGTCATACCATCTACATACTCAACTGTTTTACCACCAATAGAACGTACACCTCTAGCGGATCTACGTACTAATGGAATCTCTTTAGCAGAGAATCGTAAAGCTTTCTTATCAGAGAATGTAATTACATCTAATGCATCTCCACCAATGATGATTGTCTTAACAAAATCACCTTGGTCTAGTTTAGTATAGAAGATGCCACTAGCTGTCAATGATACGAAATCATCTAATTCCATTTTCTTAATGAAACCAGCATGGCTTAATACCATTACATACATCTTTTGTTTAGACTCAGCTAATTGCTTGATTACACTTTCTGGATAGATAGTGATAATATTAGAAGTGAACTTAGCACTCAAGTTTCTAATATCAATACCAGCATTGGATTTATCACACAATGGAATCTTGTGCACTGGATAAGAGTAGCATTTACTGCCTGCATCGAATAATACTAGGTTATCAGTATTGCTAATCTTAATAACCAATTTAGGATTATCACCTTTGATGGCTCTAATTGTATCATTCAAACCAAATTTACGTACATAGTTTGCTTCAGTGATAACAATCTTGAATTCACCTTCAGGGATATTAGATGCTTCTGCTTGAGAGATAATTCTAGCATTACGTTTCTTACCGTATTTATGCTTTAAGTCTCTTAACTCAGCTTTAAGTTCTTCATTAAGCTCATGCTCATTACGAATCTTATTATGATATAACTCTTTGAGCTTGAGTAATTCTTCCACTTTAGCTTTATATCTAGCTAAGTTATGTTTAGATAGATTCTTCAATGGCATATTAATAATAGTCTTAGCTTGAAGATCAGTGATTTTGAACTTCTTAACCATATCCATGATTAGTTCTTCATCATTACCTTTAGACTTCTTAATACGTTCAATGATAGAATCAATATCACCACTAGATACTACTTTAACTAATGCATCATACTTATGGAATTCAGTCATAGTATTTTGCAATAGATTATAGTAGAGTCTAAGTTTAGTTACCTTACGGAAGTCGATGAATCGTGTTAGATATTGACGATAATTCATACGAACGATACGACGTTCACAGATTACTTCAAAGTTTACACGACCACCACGTTCAATTTGTGTATTCTTATAGATTGTATCTCTAACGAAGTTTGGATCACTACCATTCTTAAGAACGATAATACATTCCATCTTTTCATCACCATCAGAGTTATGCTCGATAGATTGAACTTGAGTTAATACATTCTTCTCCATCATTTCTTCGATCTTATCAGTTACTGTATTCAAGAATACATAGTCCGGTAAGCTACGAATGAATAGAGCTGGTTTGTTATAGAACTCTCCGATATCAATACGACCACGGACTTTATAGTTACCATAACCTGTATCACAAATTGATTGGAAATCTGTATCAATAATATCGCACTCCATTGGAGTATCTGGTACTAATACAAATTTAGCATTTGGATTATCAATAAGCTTGATAGTTACATCGATTACTTCAGAGATATTGTGTTTAGGAATATCTACTTTCAATCCAGGTGTAATACCAAAAGAGCCATTGATTAATAAGATAGGTAGATTAGGAGCTAAGTATTCTGGAACCATACAAGTTTCACTATAGTTCTTCTCCCAGTCTACTACTTGTTTAGATTGTTTTAAATCACCGATAACTACATCGGTTGTGAAGTTAGCAAGTTTAGCTTCGGTATAACGCATAGCTGATGGATCATCACCTTGGAAGTTACCAAAGTTACCTTGCTTTTCAATGAGCGGAATATTATTTTCAAACCAGTTAGTCAAAGGTTTCATTGTCATATAGATAGAAGAGTCACCATGTGGATGATACTTATCCATAACTACACCGACAATAGATGCAGACTTAACTGTCTTAACACTCTTAATATCATTATGCATTGCATAAATAATTTTACGTTGTACAGACTTAAACCCATCACGGAAGTCTGGTATAACACGATATAATGCCGAATAAATAGCATACGTTCTCATATCTTCCGTATACTGCTCCAGCAAATTTACTTCTTTTTCCTTAGCCAAGTATATCCCTCCTTAGTTACTAAATTGTTAAGCGTTTTATGAAAATGTACATTCCCACTTATAGCCTAACTAAGGAAAGTAGATGGGCATATAGATGAACTATATGCCCTTTTATATAATTTATTTTTTAGCTTCTTCGATAATAACACGGTTAATTTTATTAACTTTGCTATCGGAGTCAAAAGAAGTGAATACGAATGCAATTCGGTTTTGAATAGAATCAATAACTTCTGCAAAGCGTTCATAGATATCTACAACGAGAACTTCCTTTTCAGTGTCATATTTAATAATATTACCAACAATGATGTTACCTTTCACTTCAGGATCATTGTTGATTACACTGCGGAATGCAAATACATTCAACGTAAGTTGTTCGATAATTGGATTTGCTAATACACCAGTAAGTTCTTCTTTAACTGCTTCTGGTAAACGATCATTGAATTTTACTGGTACTTCAATACGAACGTTGTTGAATTGTTGTTTTTTGTTTTGTTTTTGGTTTCTCATTGTCTTCACCTTTTAATAAAATTAAATATTTGTTGAGCCGATTCCACCACGACGCTCTTTCTTAGGATATTCATGATCGTTATCTGTAGTTAGATACTTCATAAAGATACCTTGAGCGAAGTGTTTACCAGCTTCTATAGTTAATACCTTACAAGAGTTATTCTTAACTCCGATAATGATATTACCATCATTCTTTTCGTTATCTGCATAATCTGCATCGATAACTCCAATAGTAGATTTGATTACCATATCATAATTGTATCCAAAAGAACTTCTTGGAGCAATTAGTAATACTTCATCTTTTTCCATATATGCCTTAATATACGTAGGAATGATTGCAGACTGACCTGGTTTGATTTCATATGTCTTTGGAGCATAGAAATCATAGCCAGCTGAATACTCAGTACTACGTCTAGGTTGTTTAATGATGAGATTTGGTTCGTCGATGAATTTAGAATCGACTTGTACGAATTCTCTCACTACTTAACTCTCCTTATCTAAAATATTTTCTTTAGATACGAATACAGTCTTATACATTTTACCATATCCAAAATAGTCTTTAGAGAACTCTAAGCAATCTATTTCAGATTTAGCTGAGTATAATGTATATCTGTATACTCTACCGTCAAAGAACCAAATCAAAATTGGACCAGGATATTTCTCAATAACATCTGGTAGGAATAATTTTGGATTTGAATTCAAAATAGTTATCTCTACTCCATTAACGACTCTTTTATAAGTACGTCGTTCCATACAACTAATATTAGCTTGTACCATGAAACGATATATATTAGAGCCTACAGTAAGCAGATTGTCAATCAGATCTGGTTTTCTATATATAGTATCCCATACTTCATCTATTGGAGATGAGAATACTGATCCTATATAGAGAGATAGATTGACTGCACTACGAGAAGGTTTTCTTCTAGTTTGGAATTCAGATACTAAATCCACTACTGAATTGGATTGACCCATCAATAGTCCATAATGAACTATCCAAGATGTAGCCATATTCTCACGGTAATGGATTTCAATCTTATCTGCATATTCACTATTTAGAAGATCTTTAGTATTCAAATGACCATCTATCCAAATCACTTTCTTACTATTTTCAATTAATAGCTTAAGTCTAGATATAGACTTCTTACTATCTTTGAAGAAGCCTACACCTAGAATGATTACTGTATGATCTTTATTAGCAAGCTTAGTGATATCGGATTGAGAGTATTTATAATTTACTAGAATATCATGACTTGTATCATTACAAAATTCCTTCTTATGATTGTAGATCATATTAGCTGCAAACATACAATCTTGATTATCTTGATAATAAATTATCATTCTCTCTCACCTTCTATCTCTAGAATACATATTGCGAGATATCAACGTCTTTCATTAACTGAATCTTATCGTTTTCAATCTCTTTAATTTTCTCGATTTCGTATTTAACGTCCTCGACTGTGTATTTGATCAATACACGATTACCTTTCTCAGATGGATCTAGAGTTGAATTGAACAACTGATCACCATTCATTTCACCTAACCCTTTATAACGTGTTACAGATGGTGGTGTCAAGCTTTCAAACTCTTTCATCAATCCATACAAGGAAACTTTCTTACCATCTACAATAAACTCAGTTGGAGATTTCACGATACATTCGGAAATGAATTGACATGCATTCCATAGAGTTTCACTAAAGTAGATAGTTTGATATCTAGAATCAACTAGACCTTCGATACCATCCTTAGATACTTTTAAGAATGGATATTTAGATTCAATAGCTTTCTTAAACTTAGCAGAACCTGGTGTAATACCTTGCGAGATTAATACTAAGATATACTCTAATAGATATACATCAATAGCAAAGGAGTTTGCTACTGTATCGATATCTCTAATATAGTTAGTATTCTTATTGAGTAACTCAACTACATCAGTTTCTGTTAACTTAACCTTATTAGATAAGCTCAAGTTATGAATCTTGAAGAATTCCTTTTGTAGATACTTGTTATATGCTGTACGGTCAGTGAAGTACTTCATCTTACCATTAATCTTAGCACCATATAAAGGTGGTACCGTAGCGTATAATCTACCAGATGTAATCAATGGTTGCATATACATCAAGAAGAACTTCAATAGAAGGCATCTAATGTGTGCACCATCTGGATCGGCATCTGTTGCAATGATAATCTTTTCCCATTTACATTTTTCAATGTCAAATGAACGTCCAAAGCCAGCACCAATGATAGCAGTGATTGCTGCTACTTCTTGATTGGCTACAACTTTTTCTCGAGTAGCTGCCATTACATTGACAATCTTACCTCGAATTGGGAATAGACCTTGGCGAGTATTATCACGGTTATTCTTAGCTGGTCCTGTAGCGGAGTCGCCTTCCATGATGAATAACTCTAAATTTTTCTTACCAGTCGGTTTAACGAACTTCTTAGGTAACCCGCTAATGGAAGATACTTCCTTAACTTTAACCTTAGCACGTTCGCCCTCAGACTTGGCTCTGATTTCTGCAATATCTTTGAAATACTTACAAATCTTTTGTAGGTCATTATTGTTACGCTTAGCCCATTCTTCTAGACTAGCTTCAGTAAGATCTCTAACAAAAGGTACTAAGTCAGCATTAGAGATAATCTCTTTAGACTGACCAGTAAACTCTGGTTCCATGTGGGAGCAAGTTACAATTGCTCTAAGACCAACACGGACATCGTTGTTTGTAATAGTTAACTTACTCTTTGCAGGTAAGTAGAACTTATTCATATAATTTCTAAAGTATTTACTCATACCGGCAATAAATCCTTCTACATGAGTACCATCTCTTGTAGGGCAAAAGTTACCGTATGAGTGGATGATTTCACTGTCATCCGCAGAATCAAATGTAAAAGCAATCTCAGCTTTCATCCACTTATCATCACGTAATGCACCAAATCTAATTGGAGTAATGATAGGTTTCTTAACAATGGTATTTAAACCATCCATCAAACCATCCATGTTTACTATAGTCTCTCTAACTTTAGCACCATCGATTGTTTGACCATTGAATACAACCTTAGCACCTTGCTTTAATAAAGGTACTAGAGATTTGATAAGTCTTAAGACATCTTGACAAGTTACTGTTGTCTTACCCATAGTTTCTTCATATGGTTTAAACGTAACAGTTGTACCTTGCTTATTTTCAACGTCTTTTAGATCTGTAATCTTAGCAGTAGCAGCATCGCCTAATTTAAACTCAACTTTCTTACCTTTACCTAAGATATAAGATTCAACTATAAAATATTCTGAGCATGCATTTGTAACTTTTGCACCTACACCATGACGACCAGAGGAGAATTCCCCAGGTTTCTTATCATAGTTAGAAGATGTATGTTGAGATGCAAATACACGTACTAGACTATTATGTGGAATACCACGACCATTATCTCGAACAGCTAGTTCTTGGAGTGGTTCACTAAAAGCCACATGAATTTCTGTACATGGGCTATCATCTTTCATAAGTTCATCCGCAGAGTTCTGAAAGATCTCCCGGATCATATTAATAAAGCCTTTATTTCCTGTATAACCTAAATATTGTGTAACAGTCTTTCTAACAGCTTCAGCGAAGTTCTCAATGGTCCTAATTTGCTTATTATAGGACTTGATCTTTTCAATTTGTTCTTTAGTATATGCCATATCAGGGTCCTCCTACTTAGCTGTTACATAAATAATCAAAAAATACCAAATGATATGAGCCCATAGGCAAAACGCCTATGGGCAATATCATTCAGACCTGGGTTCTCTTATTTATTATAATGTAACTTTTGTTTCAGTAGTTACATTTTCAGCAGGAGCTGGAGCAGCTGGTTGTTGAGCTACAGGAGCTTGCATTTGTGGAGCTTGTTGCATAGCCATTGGAGCTGTCATAACTGGAGCCGCATAACCATTTGCAAATGGGTTACCCATTTGTGGAGCTGGAGCCATCACTGGAGCTTGTTGAGGAGCTTGAGTGAAAGCACCGAATACTTGACCTTGTTGTGGAACTGGTTGCATTTGAGCTTGTTGAGCTGCTACCATGTTAGGATCATAGTAACCTGGTTGAGCCATTGGTTGTGCCATAGGCATTACAGGTTGTTGTTGGTTATATACGTTGTAACGTGCACCATAGTTACCATTGAAGATATCTTGGTACGCATCGAAACCGAAGCGGTTGAATGCAGGGTTTGCATTAGGTGCTACAGTTTGGCTATTGGATGTTTGACGTACAACTTCTGTGAAGTTTTGTACAGCCATTTCATATAAGTTTGGAGCTTTACGTAACAATGGAATCATCATCATGTAATCTTTGTAGAATTCTTCGTCGAAGTTAATTGCGTACAATTTCATTTGCTCCAAGAAGTTAACCAAGTTATCTACAGAAGCTTCGATATCTTCTTTGCTATGAATAGTCATATCGAATTCTGCACCACATTGAGAACACTTAACCATATTACCACCACCGATTGGGTTGATAAGTAATTTAGTTGCGTTTTTGTGTGGACATTTAGCACGAGCCACATCGATAGGATCGATGTTCATGTTGAACTCGTTCTTAACTGGTTTCAATAATTCCAAATCCTCTTTAGTCATTGGGTTTGTAACTTGAACTTCTTTGAACATAGTTTGAGCAGGCATTACGCTTGCACCATATGGTTGTCCAAATTGTGGAGCTGCGAAACCCATTTGAGGTTGTTGGAATTGTTGTTGTGCGAATTGTTGTTGATACATACTTGTATCCTCCTTTGAATGTAATAAGAGATTTCTCATTGTATATAATAAAACATATGTGTTATTATATCACGTTAATAATATACAATTATCGAGATGTTTAGGGTATGATATTTTAAAATATCATACCCACATCAGATAATTATTGTTGACGTTCACGGATCTGTTGAGCCGTAACTCTGTGTTCAGCTTTAGCACGGTCTTCTTGTAATTGAAGAGTAGCTTTAGCTTGAGCATCGATAGCTGCTTGTCGTGCTACAATTTCTTGCATTACATCTTCAGGTATTGCATTAACGTAAGTACGCAAGTCTTGATCATCGAATTTATTAATAAAGTTCTTAATTTGATCATCTGTAAATCCAAATACTTTAGCAATTGGTTGCACAGATTTATGTGTAGAATATGCAATCATATACTGAACCATATCAAAGTCAGTAATGATGATTTTCATTTTTACACCAGGGTGATTTTGTTGATCTTCGTTAGACTTAATAGCCAAGATCACATTATTAGCATCATCCCATTTAACAAACATAGAGCCCTCATCGATAATAATACCATTATCGCAATATAAGCGAATAGCAATATTATTTTCAGTAGCTCTTAGTTTGTCACGATATGCTTTTAATTGTGTTGCATCCATCGTCTAATCTCCTTTTGTAATAGTCTTTTGCACACTTTACAATGCTTTCAGGTGCATATAATATAGTTACTGCAATGTTTGGCTTCTCAAACAAAATTATATAGCGACGGAAATAAACTGCATATCGTTCTTTGTTTCTTTGTGTATTACACCGTTTGGTGTAAGCATTCATAAGCTTATAAAGCTTAGAATAGGGATCTAAATAATCCATATAGATCCCATCATACAAAGCGTTTTTTATTAATCGTTCCACTCCTTTTTTAGGAAGACCTACTCTACTTTTTGCCCTATCGTAGAAATGATCGGAAATACTATAGTCTGCGTTGAGCATATGGATCACGTGCCGCCATAGTCAACTTCTTATTCCAGATTGTCGACTCAGCTACATGGATAATCTCAGGATTAAAAATCCCAGACATTACGTATTGTTTGAATTCTACTAGAGCATTCAATAAGATAGAATAGATTTGGGCATTGGAGTGGTGGTACAAATAGAAGCGTTGCTCCACAGGACCATAGTTTTCTGGTAATAGTCCTTGCTGAGATTGCTCTGCAAATGCACCATAGAAATGAATAGCACCAGCTGTAAACATATGATAGTTTGCATTAGCTTTAGCTACACTGATTAAGCTATCTAATAGACGATCAGACTTAAAATATTCTTCATAGTCTGGTACGTTGATATTAGCATTAGCTAAATCGTTAAGAATACGATTAGATAAATTCTTGATTTCTACAAAGAATCTATCACCATATTTAGCTAGGAAATCTGGACCATATTTCTTAATCTCACGATCAATAGCATTAGGTCTAGGTTTACCATTCTTATGGATGCTAAGAGTATGATTCTTTTTGGAAAGTTTCTTCTCTTGCTCCACATCGATTTTAGTGATCTCTTTGAATCGATCCATAAAACCTTTACGATAATAGTACTCTAACTGACTAGTCGGTTGGTTGCCCCATACTGGGATTTGAACCGGTTGATTAGTTTGAGTAAACTGAGCAACCCATTTCTCTGCTTCAGCTTTACCTTGATTAAAAGCAGTGGTTACTTCATTTAAGTTTTCATTAGACATCGTATTCGTCTCCTTCCTCTTCAAGACGACTAATATCTTGAAGTACAGAACCATTCATAATCATATGAATAGCATTGTCATAATTCTCACGCTCTGTCTCAGAGATTTCATCGATCTCAACTTGAGATTCTAGATAACGTTGGATATCAAAGTCATCTTGGAACCACTTGTTTCCATCTTCATCTTCAATAGAATCGAGATAGTGCATGAATTGAACCAATGAGATAAATCCATCATAATCATATGGGCGAGTTTGCCATGAAGAGATTTTGGATTTCTCAAAGTCAATAATATCAACGTGTTCGATAATATATTCACGAACAGCTGTTTGACCCATTGCGAATTTGAATGTCTTCTCTTGATCATATCCATCAATGAAGAATATGAAGAGAGTATACATTCTTTCTTCTGGGTCCACATTAAACTTGCCGTTTTCATCTGGCGTTATTGGAAACGCCAGTTGAAGTGGGCTCTCAAAAATGTTACCATTATCCATAATTAGTTTTCCTCCTTTGTGCATAATATACTAAAAACATAATCAGGAATCATGTTTATAATATATGCTCTTAGAAGAATTTAGGCTTAGGTTTTACGTATATCATATAGTTTGAGAATCTAGTGATACCAGTATATATTAGATTAGACATAATATCCCTATGTAGGAATTCTTCCATAAAGATACCATGGCTATATTGTGAACCTTGAGATAAATGTGTCGTAATAGCATAAGCTAATTCGAACTTATCTGCTTTATTATAAGGGCTTCGTTTAAGAAATTCTTTCTGATCTTGAGGCGCTCTATAGTATTGTAGATCCATCTTAATCTGACTGAATAGATTATTACCATCATCTAAGAAGTCTATAGTCATTTCTTTTAGATCTTTTCTAATAGAAGTTATGTCAGGATGGTTTCTAACTATCCCTCTAAGACCATTAACTAGATTAATACCATTTACTTCAATATTCCAATTATTCTTACGACAAATCAATGGTTCATTGAATGTTGGATACTGAGTTCTAATCTTTAAGATATCATTTCTCATAAGATTATTAACGTATTCCCTAGTCTTATTCTTACAGCATAAGATAACATCAGCATATAATGCCATCTGATCTGTAAGTTCATCTTCTGGTATTACTATAGCATTATTATAAAAGCCAAAGTGTATTGGTAACCCTTTGATAGCTCTATCTGCTAAATATACAATACCAGATTGCTCTGCTTGTCTCATAATTTGGTCTAATCTATAGACCTTACCTGATACTAGGTATCCTGGATCATCTCCTACAGGTGGTAACTGGTTAAGGTCACCACAGGCTATAATCTTGATACCGAATGATTCTATGTCTTCAACCATAGATCTTGGAGTCATAGATGCTTCATCTATGATCATTAGTTTAATATCATGGAGACGTTCCCTTTTAACCCACTTAAGAGTAGTCTTAGGTTTATTAAAGTACGTATCCATAACAGGTTTACCATTATCATCTAGCATAATAGCCTCAGATGGCTCATATATAGATGAATGAATGGTTTTAGCATTAGTCATACCACGATTACGCATTACTATAGCCGCTGTACCAGTATAGCTCATTGGCAGTATCGAATCGTATGGTATATTTAATCGTTTTATTATTTCATTTAATACAACAGTCTTACCTGTACCAGCAGCACCTGTATATTGAAATACTAATTCAGATGAATTTTTATACCAATCAACTGCCGCTGATACAACTGCTTCTTGACCTGGGTTTAATATAAATCCCATAATCATTATCTCCTTTTACGTTTCTTAGGTTCTATCTCTGGTGGATAGTCTATATTCTCGTAACCGAATCTTGATTCACCAAATAACATGAAATCTATAATCTCCATATACTGTAAAGAAGAGTTATAGTACTTTCTTGTAGTGAATTGTGTACCATCTGACATCATCACGTGTAATTGACTTCTTGGATCATTAGCTGGACCAAATACTTTGAAGTAATTGGACAAATAGTAGCTACTATCGTCCCATTCATCGATAAAGATATCAAATAGGAACTTCATAATATTCTTATTATTAACTGGGTCGAATATAATAGAATCACCATAAGCACTTTCATAATAGTCTACTGGCATTCTAAGGAATTTACCCTTATAGTCTAGAGCTCTAAGATCTCCTTCACTATCTGGAATACAGATATTACGTGAATAGAAGTCTTTCTCTAAACCAAGTTTACTTATTAGAGCATATGTGGTACCAATTACATTAGCATCCCACATGCACATTAATGCGTTTTCCATTTCAAATATTCCTCATACCCCAAAACATTATAGTATATAAGAATTGAGGTGTAATAAACATGGATGATAAATATAATTCTGATTCTGGATTAGGATTTACCGAAGTTGGTATCCTTACTTCCGTATGTAATAAATATGAGCCTGGATATCAAACGTTTTATGTGCAAGCACTTAATCCGATGAATATGAAGTCTCCTATTAAAACTACAACTAAAGTTCAAAACCCAAATATCATTAATAAAGAAAAGTTCTCTACTGGCAAAGTTCAAACAGGTTCCAATATCCTTATTGAGATGCCTAAAGAGGTTGCTAGAAACTTTCCTACTAAATTCATACCTCCTGGGACTAGATTTACTATAGCATTCCTTGGTGGTGATATAAATAAACCAGTTGTTACAGGAAGGGACTACGATGGCTACGAAGACAACGCTAAATAGCATTAAAGCATTTATCAATACAAAGCCAATCATAAGTACTGACTACTCAAATATGTCCTTCATTGAAGAACGTGAGCGTATTCAGTTTGCTGTTGGTAATATAATCACTGATGATTATTACCCTGAATTAAAAGCTAAATGTGTTAAAGTCCATCTTGACGATAAAGAGATTCAAAAGTATAAGTATAGACCTAAGATGTTAGCATACGATGTGTATGATAACGCTGAGCTATACTATATCATTCTTAGAATCAATGATCTTTATAGTGTTAAAGACTTTAACTTAAGTAAGAAGTATATCTATCTATTACCTAAGAAAGAACTCAATGCTTTTCTAGCAGATGTCTATACTTTCAGTAATGATAATATACTTACATTTAATTCAAATCATAAGATTAAGAATGTATAACCAAAGGTCTAGGCTCATTGTAGTCTAGACCACTATTTATTCCAAGTAAACTCTATAACGTCATCTATTAATGCCGGAGTACATCCTGAAATATCTTCTTGGTCATCATATAAGAGGGCATCCGTATAAACTATCCTAGGAGTGCCATCTTCTAAGTCATCCATATTGAAATCTCTAACTACATTTGCAGCTCCCTGAATCTCTTCAGGTGGTGTAACTCCAAATAGTGTATAAGTATAGAGTTTCTCAGCATCATTAAATTCATTAAACATTCTTAAACCAGTCTTAAGCACGATCTTGGTATCATCGAAGTTAGCTCCTCGATTATATGGATCTGCTTCATAACACTCTTCAAGTTCTTTAATGAATTCAGCACTGATACCATATGCATCAGATTTCTTTTTAACCGTATCGGTTTTCTTAATCTCTACAGGTTTCTCATTACCTAATAATGCACCCCAACTACCACTATTATTTTCATTATTAGCAGTCTTAAGTTCATTCAATGATAACTTAGATAATGGTTCAGCTAAATGAATATCCTGTAAGAGTTCTAATGGTCTTTCTTTAGAGTAAGGTAAATAGAAGAATTGAGATGATTGAGTTTTAAAACGTTTCTTGGCATTTGCCATACCAAGATATCGTCTACCATCAGCTCCATCTTCTGGTACTAAGATAAATGCAGAGTCAGCATTTTCTGTAATCAAAGTAGATTCACCAATATTAGCTCGACCTACTTTACGTACTAAATCCGCTTCAGTGGATTTACGACCTTCATCAATTATCTTAGCCGCATCACGGTTCAACTGAGATGCAGTGATAACTGGAATATGTTTAGCAATAGCAAATTCTTTAAATTCATCTACTACTGCACCAAGAGCTATACGCATATCACCACCCATGAGTTTAAAATCACGAGGTCTAATACGTTTAATATAGTCTTGTACTAAACAAACGACTTCCTGTCCATTAGCAGACATTTCATCATAGATTGTATATAAGTAATCTGTATCTACAGAGTTACTTGGTACGTATCTAAATTCAATATCAATAGGTGACTCATTAGTTACTCCTAAACCATTTTGTCTAAGAAGATGCATTACTTCTTTATAGCCACCGAATTCACTAATGTCATCATCTGATACTAAGATACTAAATACACGTTCCAATGTCTCGTTCAATGTATTTTCCATCGTTAGGAATAATATAGTTGGACGTTTAGTTGGATCCTTTGTAGTTATATCTTTATTATTACCTTTGATTTGAAGTGTTAGATTTAATAGTGTACTAGATTTACCTTCACCTGGTAAACCTAGATAAATATAACAACGATCATTCTCAAAGCCACCATTCAAGGATCTATTGATTGCTTGAATGCCTGTTTTTAATTTTGTAGAACCATCAAGAGAACGATTATACATGTGAGCTACTGTAGCTTCGAATTGCTCATCATTAGATAATGATAAGGATTCAGAAACACTAGTTACACTTACATTCTCTTTGATCTTTCTGCTGACTTCAGAAATTTGCTTTTGTACACCTTGGATGATTTTGAACTTTTCAGCTTCATCAGATGTAACGAAGTCACCATATTCATGGTAGATATTAGACATAATGGATTGAGTATAGAAGGAGTTTCTATGAGACCCAATATTATGCTCAATGAATGCTATCTCATTAGCACCCAATGGTTCTTCTAATTTCTTTAACGGAAATAAGTTTTTCTCGTCTAACCCCTGTAATGCTGCTTGAAGAAGGATATCTCTATTTTCATATCCTTTAAGTCTAGCATCTACCAGTTGTCTTAAGAATTGGTAGGTGTTCTTTTCACGAACTTGCTCTACACTAAAATTCTTGCCAGGGTCTACCATTGTGAGTAGTTCCCTTAGATCTGTTAATACACCCCTGTTTGAGGTATGTATGGTCTTTAAGATATAATTTGCATATAAGATCATTGACGATAGCGGTAATACATATCCGCCACCTATATCTTTCTTAGCCATCTTCAATCCTCACTTTACGTAATTGATCACTCCTTTAATAGTTCAATTAACTCTTCAGGAGTGATGTAAGTAAATCCCTTACTATCGTTTATATACCTACTTAGGATATCAAACTCAGTAAGGCTCTTATCAGTAATATAATCATATTCCCTGCACTGCTCAAGTACTTCTTGAGATTGGCGTCTGATTATATCATTCTTGTAATCACACTTAATAGCAATATTTGGATTATTCCTATAGAATGATTTAAGAATATTTATATTCTCGTGCTCTAGTGTAAACTCCATACGGATATTATCTACACCTTGAGCTTGCCGTTCTTTAATGAATGCAATAATCTTTTGAGGATCATCTTTGATCATCTCATCAAAGTTTATTGTATCATACTTATAAGACTGTATCTCTTCAAAGTGAACGTAATATTGTCTTGTGTTTATATCATGTAATAAGATTAAATATCCTTTAGGTTGCTCTTCGCCATAACACCACCTGTAAGGTGAGCCACAATAGTAGAAGTCTCTTTCATAACAACCTTGGACATGTACATGACCTGAGATAACTGGTCCCATAGAGTATCTGAAATTATCCATTCCAAATACTGGACTCGGTGCATCTAAGTCAATTTTATCTTTTCCATATATAGCACCTCTAATTGTACCATGCATGCATACTGCATCATAGTAGTTCTGATAGAGTATATTCTCGTAAAACTCCCTTCCCATTCCTGGCACTTCAGGTATACATAGGATACGTTTTTGTTTTACATATTCAAATTTTATTGTTTCAATTACACGGACATCTACAGATGTATCATTCATATATCTATAGAATAGTTTAGTTTGATTTGCATCATGTGATGGTGTACCATGTAAGATAAATAAAGTACATTGTTTAGTTCGACATACTTGAACTAATTCATCTACGAACTTCAATGCATACATAACTGCATCGGAGTTACTCATAAACTTATGGTGGAATAAATCACCATTAATCGATATCAAGTCTAAGTCTAATAGTTTGATTCTATCTATAAATTGATTCTTAAGAATCTCATATTGTTTAGCTGGATCAAATACCCCAAAATGGATATCTGAAATATGTGCTTCTGTTAAAATATTGCCTTTCATAATCTGCCTCTAATGAAAGAAAAGAACTCGTAAGGATCCATGAAGGACCTTACTTTTATTTAATAATCTGTTAGACTATTAATAAAAAAATAATCCCAAGAGTCGTAGAAGACCCTTGGGAAATGGTTCTATTTAGTTATCATTTCGAAACATTCATAGAAGTTTTCATCATTAATATCTTCAGGTCTTAGTTCATCTGTGGAAGCATAACGATATCTAATAACGTTATACTTAGCAGACTTTTCAATACGACCTAAAGAGTCATTTAGAACTACACGAGCTATATCTTCATCTTTAAATGTAACTCGTTTATAGTTATGGAGAGCTTGTGTCATTGCTTCTTCAGAATCTAGTTCAATAAATGCTTTATAAGCATCTGCATCTTCTAGATTAGAGTCAATGAATTGAACTACTCGTCCAGTATCAATGATAATATCATCGTCAGCTACTGAAGGTAATGGATATCCACCACATGCAATTCCAATGAATAAATCATTCAAGATTGTACCTGGATCGGTTGGATCTTCTGAAGTGATGGTAAGAGATCTAATTGCATTGTATTTATAGTTGTATTCATATTCAACTACAGCCGTCGTAGTATAAATAGTACAAGTATAAACTGGTCGGATATGATCATTGAAATTTAATCCAACTACTCTTGCTCTTTGACCTTCTTGTAGATCATCAAATTCTGTTGGATCTATTGCATTAGATCGATCTTGACGATAGTCTACATCGATTAAGATTGCATGATCTTTCAATAGATTCAAAATTTGACGTAATTCTTTAAAACTTACATTGTATTTCTTACCAGCCATTTGGTTATACCTCCATACAATATTTCATTAGATTAACAAAAGATCCCATCAATCTATTGATGAGATTAATAAATAAGTATTCATCGATCTTATTAGTAATCTCTAATTCACGATCTCTGAATTTATTACTGGACACTATTTCATTAGTGACAGTATTCTTGATAGAAATTGTAATGATTGGTTTATCTTGATTAAGACCAATAGTACAATAACTAGTCTCATTCAAATCAAATTCAATATAGATTGAACCTGACTTGGAGTATGTGATAGGAAGACCATCTTTCATATCCTTAGTATTATGGAAGAAGAAAGATATCTCTGCTATCTTAATAAATGCTGCCATCTCCCGCATCATATCATATGATGGAGATGTATGTATTAAGTCATCAAAGTATTTACCTAGTTTGTATTTGTATATCCATCTAGGTAGGAACCAACTAGGAATTGGGTCTGTGATTTTATCAAAGAATATGTTTTCCATATTAGCTCCTTTTAAATTTCATAACCTCTTTCACTGAGGTATTCATTGAAATCAAAATCTTCATTGGATTGATTCATAGCAGTAATTGCTAGAATATCCATAAGATCAAGATACATAGCTTTAGCTTGTTCTTCTGTCATAATTCCTCCTAACTTAAAGTAGTTGGTTTATTAATATTAGGTTTAGTATAAGGCGTAATGCTCTTAAGTTCTTTACCAACTTCGTTATATAATTCTTTAGCTTCTCTATAAGAGAGTGGAGTAAAGTTATCCTTATTCAATGCAATTATTGTCAATAACTCAAAGTTAAATTCAAAATCAGTATCCACTCTTGCTATGATTTGTTTATTACCTTTAACATAGCTTAAGAAATATACTATATCAGGTAACAACGGATCTTCATCATCTATAATCTCTCTACCAAAACAAGATAGATATGTATTCTTATCATAGATAATATATGTAGATATAGTTTTAAATATACGGATTAATTCAGTGGTATTTGGATTTGAGCATAGAGTGGTTAAAACTCTTGGAGCGTCCCAGCTATCACGTAAGTCTTCCATAATATCGCTATCATCTGAATCATAAATATAAAAGTCATCTAGACTTTCATAATATGATATAAAGTCTATTAGTAATTTTTCAGCAAGATTGATTGTATCTTTAAGATTGCATAATACTTTTTTATTATAGCAGGCTGTAGGGATAATTATAGCACAATCTGCTACGTTATCATCGAATATAAATCTAACTTCGAACATAGCTTCTTTATTAAAGATAACCACGGCTCTATTACCAGATTTATCATCAGTAATAACTTCAATTCGGATCTTATCGAAATGAATTACATTAAATATATCAATTAGAAATGGAGATATAGTACTATGAATCATCATAATACTATTATCAGTTTCTTCTAAATATTGTGTTATAATAGACTGCAATAAAGGAATATCATCTATTGGAAGTACTTTAATTAAGTCTACTGCTTTATCCATTATTTGCCACCTTTTGGAATACTTTTAACGATGCCGAGTAGATCAAATTCATCATTAACTGCGGTGCTATTAGATAAGCTATATGCAGAGTTAATGATAACGATACCAGCTTTGACATCGTAAGTAATATAGGTGCTATATTTAGCTCCGATCTTAATAGTATTACCATTCACATCTACCCATGCAGTAGGTGTCTTTAAATTACCTACATCACTGCCTGGAGTAGATAAGTAATCTGCAATAGATAGTAATCGTTTAATAGTAAGATCGGTAGAGAATCTCTTGAAAGATTTAATTACAGTGAACTGATCAAATGAGGAACGTAGTACTTTTGCAATACTAGTTCTTAATTTACGTTCACTTTCAATACCCAAGTCATCGAGCATCATACTTAGAATAAGATTCAATGCATGATAAGATTCATGAGTAATGATTGAATTGGATTTAATGTTGAATACAACATCATCTGATTCAGGAATAACTGCGATTTCTACTGCACAGCTACTTCCAATAAATTTGAATACCACAAGACCTGGGTTTGGTTTGATTACATCAGAGAATGTAATCTCACATCCATTAGCACCAGCTTTGTATTGTGGAATAATAAAGTTATCCTCTTCTACTTTCTTTGCTAATTTTGTTAAACCGTTAGCGTAGCGAGAATAAAGTAGGTTAGGGTTGATCAATTTCATATCTGTTGATCTCCTTTCTTAAAAAAATAAAATAAAAGGGGTGTGGTCTTGGCGGGATTGATAAAATTTCACGTTCAATGTTTATGATATAGTTTATAGTGTTTGATGTGCAATATTTCCTGGGAGTGTGAGAGTGGAAATATTGAGAGGTTTGTTTGGATTGTATTGTGTTTATATAGGGGGTCCGCCAAGACCACGATAAGAGAAGTTCATCTGCCAGGGATTGCAGATGGATATCGATTCCTCGATATCACCTAAATAATATATAGCTAAAATAAAGTTTACCTAGCACGAGTCCTGGTATCTTCATTTAGGCTATCAAAGATAGTAAAGTAGACAGAACCACAGATTCTATCCTTAACGATATTATATAGTAAAGTACTGTCAAATGTCTTCTTATCCATAAAGTCTAGATTATCTGTATTTAGAAGACACATGTAAAGACATACCTCTTGGTTGCTCATATATTCATCTGGAACTTCATATAGATTATAATCAGTATTATTGAAGAATCCATGATTGATTAAGATATTCTCAGCTGCTAATTTAAACAACTCTATATCTTCATCTTCTCTTAGAGTATCAAATAAATCATATGAGTCTACTTCAGAGACTCCTTCAAAGTCATAATGCTCGGCATCTCTGAGGTATTCTTCTTTCTCGAATCTTTCTAAAACTCTAAAGTTAAATCTAGAAAGATCTATAAGATCAGAATTTCTTTTATCACTAGTGAACCAATCTTTATACCATTCAGTATGTCTTAGTTCAGCTAATAAAGATACATCATCTAGATTAATTATATCTTTATATAGAGTGAAGATATTCATAGAGCTCAGTAATAACTCTCTATTCAATCTTTCACCTATAAATATAGTTAGAGCTTTACCACGATCTCTATTATTAAGATCTTTTAGTTCATAGATCTTGGATAGAGTCTCTTGTAATAACTCAGTATAAGTTTTATCCATTATAACCTGCCTTGTAGTACGTTAATATATATGAAATGACCAATAGCCATAACTATAGCATCCTTATTATAAGACTTATTGGATGGATTCTTTAGATTAATTTTTTGAGTGTTTCCTTGATAGTATATATCAAATCTACCATTATCAATATCCCACTCTAGAAGCTTATCATTATCAATATAAGTATATCCACCTGATATTAATATAAATAGATCATTATTTGATATCAGCTCATTAAAAAGATCTAATAGATTCTTTGTATCAAATAAGAATAATAGACCACATAACCAAGTTAATTCACTTGATGTCTTAACTGGAAATATATAATCTTGACTTCTAAGATAGTATTTACTATCAGTAGCATTCTCTGGTAATGTACCATCTATTTTATGATCTAGATATTCCATTATTGCTATATCTTTATCTAGCTTAGTATAGTTATAACAGATATTGTATATCTCTTTCTGTTTAAATTGATCGATTAACTTCGTTAAGTTATTCATCACATCTCCTCCTTTGTTATATGAATGTCTTTAAATTAATAAAAAATAAAGCCAAGGATCATAGTAATCCTTGGCTGTATTCTTAGTCACAATTGTATCTAATAAACTTAATAGTGTTATTAATTTCTTTAACTGTTGGTAATAGAGTCTTATATCGATTATAATCACTTTCGATATTAGTAACTAATACTTTATCAGATGGAGATAGATATCCTCTATCTGTAATAGCACCAAGCTCTAAAGTCTTTTCAAGTTTATTTACTTTAAAGTATTTAAGACTTCTAGCCATAGCTGGATTTGTAAATAACTTATCATAGATAAATAAGTATTTATCATAAGTATCTTGTACATCAGACCCATGTCTATATCTAGTAATACGATCATGTTTATCTTTAATAATCATACCTGGTAGTTGTTTATACTTACCTAATTCAGATTTAAGAATATCAAATTCTGTAACCATAAGATCTCGTATAGCTGACAACTCACGAATTAGAGTAAGTAAGTTTAGGCATCTAATATCGCTTAAACATACATCAACACATTTAAGTCTATTTTGATATCTAATAGATACATATGGAGATTCATGCGGATACTCTTCAGTATTAGTTAAGATATCTCTTCTAATATTAAGATGAACTTGTACTGAATCCTTAATACCTAAGCGAGTTTTACCTAGACGGAGATTACACTTAGGAGATAAAAACATATTATGCAATATATTCTTAATTTTATATCTATTATTCGAATCATAAGACCTTAATACTTTATTGAAGATATATCCAATATCTTGACAAACAGCACTAATAGTTTGCAATCTAGTTAAATCGCTCTCTGGTAAATACTTAGTTACGCCTTTTTTCATTACTTGATACCTCCATTGATTAAATTATCAATTTTTCTAATAACTCTATTCAATTCTTTTGGTCTTAAAAGATAACCTGTACGTGCTTGATTAAAACTATCAAGACTAACTATCATCTTCTCTTTAAGATCAACGTAGTATAATAATATCTTTCCATCATAGAACTTCATAACTCCTTCTTCAAATTTAACTTCTGGATAGAAGGATTGTAGAAGTGGACTCCCGATTAATAAATCATATATCTTAAGATACTTCTCAAAGTCTTTTTGATGATACTCAGAATCTAAATAATTAATATTACCATTTTTATATACTACAACTGTATGATCATTTCCTTTAAACTTAGGAAGTTTAGTCTTATCGAATTTATAAACATCAATAAGACGTTTTCTGATTTTATGTAGCATACTTATTACATAACGCATGTCATAATCTTCCATCCAACGAAATGAAGTCTCGCTATTATTCTTATCAACATAGCTAACACTAATTGATCCAAGACTACTATCAACTATTCTAGGTAAATTATTATAGAATGATACAATAGCCCCTCCATTATGGTTTAGCTGGCATTTGAATAAACTAAGTCGTTTATCGATATTATCTAATATAACTCTAAGATTCTGTCTACACTTATACCGTGTAGATGCATCATAGCTTCTTAGAATGGTATTAAACATATACCCGATTTGATGCCCAAATTGCTTTACTGACCTCAGTAGAATCAGGTCCCTTCTACTAAGTTTCTTTAGTTCTGTCATTTTTATCAATCTCCTTTAAATAAATTAACACGTGATAGGACTAGATATCCTATCACGTATATAATATATAACTATTTATCTATTACCCATTCCATAAAATACTTAATACAAACTCTAAGCATTCTATCTGTATTCAATTTAGGATCCATTGTTGGATCTAAATACTTATCAATCTCATTATCATTATATCTATTGATATTGAACTCGCTTACATACTTCTTACCAGGTTCTACCCATAGAGTATATGTGACTTTAGCATCAATCTCTTTATTAAGAAGAAGATGATGTGCTGGTCCAGCATTAATAGCTACATTCTTAGAACCTTCAGTGATATCGAATAAAACATATTCATTTCCTGGAACACGTTTAATCTGATATCTCACGGTATTATCATTTGTAATATAGAAGATATAATCTTGAGGATTGTTTAGTTGGATTCCAACTATACCAGCAATTAGTTCATATATGTCCGCTGTCTCAATATAAGCAAACATACTCTTTCTTAATTTATAAATTTTATATTTATACCACAAACTTTTTAAGACAGGACATGAGTCATACTCATGGAGAAGTTCTTTATATATCACTATAAACTTCTGTAGTTGTGGTATATTAAATGTCTCCAGTATTGGACTAAACATATTTTATCACACCCAACCAAATAATTGACAGACTGTTGCAGCCATAGATATTAAGAGAATACCAAATAATATAGCAGATAACTTCTCAACCAAGATCAATACTCTCTCTTCTCTATTAGATAAAACTTCTTCACCATAAAAACTATATAAAACTGCTGCATCTATTACAAATAATGCAAAAGAAACTATCATTACCTTATAAGAAAACATTAGAAAAATACCCCCAACCATATTCGACATAGACCAGCAATTATCATTATGATACCAAATATTGACATCAGTATAATAAATGCCCTAACGATATTAATATCTGTATCTAACATCATAAGAAATGCCGCTACCGAAGCTAATAATGCCATACTACAAAATGATGCTCCTATTATTTTTACAAATAATTCAGCATAATAAACTTCTGTCATTTTAATCTCCAGCTATATATTAAATACCCACATCCAAGCCGCTAGAAAGGATGTTAATAAAGTCACTATTAAAGCAAGTCCACCAATAGTTACACTGATGCCATCAGTTACATCTAGACCACGAGTAATGATGACTAATACCAATGTAGTCACAAGTGAAGCTGCAGCTATTTTAAACATTGTTAGATAAAGCATCTATGTCCTCCAAATACTGTAATTAACCAAACAAAGACAATAAAGGATATCCCAGCTACAGCTGCAAAGAATGCAGCTATCCATAATACTACATCGCCAATCTTAGAATCAAGATTAATGATTTTAATTGCACATCCACCGACTCCAATTATACCAGCAGTTAGCAAAGATGCTAATGCTACATTTCCAAATAATTCATTCATATTATTTCACTCCAAACTCAGAGGATTTAATCTCTCTTAATACTCTAATACTATTGAATGAGCTTAACGTATTGATGAATCCATTAAATAGACTATCAACTAACTCCTCATTCTGTTCAATATCTATAGTATACTGCTTATACTTAGATTCATATTTATTAAGTTGTAATACTGTAAGCTTATCTATATGAATACCTATCTTAGATAGTAGATATCTGTATGCAGATAATTGCATAAAGTATTTATATCCAATATTACTTGAGGTCTTATAGTCTATGATATGAATTTCATTACCGATTTTCATAACTGCATCTATAGTCCCACAGAAGTATTTACCAATAAGTGATTTCTCTAACATGATTGGTTCTATAAGAGTATTCTTCTCATAACCACAATCATTAAACCATTGAATGAATGACATAAATCCCATAGTCTTATCTACTGGATCTGTCATACATAATCCATCAGTCAGAAACTGTTCAATCTCATTATGAACTTTAGTTCCTTCGACGGCATATCTATTTAATTCTCTACGGTATCCAATACCTTTAAATCCCAATGAGTTTGCCCATTGAGCTATATAGTCTTCATTTATATGACTAAGTACTTGTGTTACACTTGGAACTTTATTCTCTCCATGCTCATAAGTACCTATACGTACCTCATCTAGGTTAGATTCAAACATAATTCTCCTCCTTTGTATCTATATGTCTGGGCGTTATTAAAGAATTACTTAGAGAACTTAATAGTAATATAGTTTCGCCGACTATATTACACATATATCATAATGAGAAAGTGACAGCCAGTGTTTTCTTGTATTCATTTTAGATGTGTGTCTCCATTGTTATAAACATACTTACGTTGCACCCCTAGGAGGTTAAGTCTCCTAGGGGTGTATACACCTGCAAATTAAACATTGTAGTAATATTTTAGATACTTTCCGAAGGAGGATTATAATGGCTCAGTTGAATTTCAAACTCATAAATGAGACTTTTATCTTTTCCCAATATAAAGATGAATATGAAAAATCTGTCTTAAACTTTATCAAAGGTGGTAAAGTAATTGACGTCCATTCTGAAGCTTTTGCTGATATTGCATATGATGTTAAGAAAACACAAGTTGGTTCTTTCTTAATCTCTGCAATGGAGTCTAAGCAAATTGTACTTTACACAAGTACTCATCCATTAAACCGTAGCACTCGAGTATTAACTGCTAAAGATATTAAAGGTGGCACTGGTAAATACTTGATCTATGTAGACTGCACTCAAATCATTGACTTTGAAGGCGGTAAATATAAATGCAACAATGTTAAACAACTAGTTGCTCATCTATTAGAAGCATCCGTAAACATGATGTACTTTGGTGGCTATACTAATATCGTATCTCGATTCGATTTAGTTAAAGCTGGTGCATATGCATTCGCTTCTCTATTCAATAATATCATTAACTACTTATTCAAAACGAATACAGTAAGTAATATCCATAACCGTGTTGTGTATCTTGCTTCCCAATACTTCATTAAGAATATCATTGGTAGCAATAATCCTAAATATGGTTATGCTAATAATACAGCATTCTCTAAACAAATTGCTCGTATCTCTGATCGTGAAGTTGAATTGATTGAAACTTATTTAGATCGTGATTCTTTCAAGAACTTAGATGCATTTGTAAATATGCTTAGAGATTCTTTGAAACTTCATAAATTAACCACTGAAGTGGTAATTGCTACATGGGTTAAAATGTACTCTCCATCTACATTATTTGCATTAGAATACTTCCCAGCATTCTCTGCTATGATGACTAATGCTTATATTGGATGCTATTTGAATAATCAATCTACTATTGAAAAGGTGACTAACCGTGGACTTCCTGAATATGTTAAAACAGTTCTAGATGTCGGAGGTCAATACTATGAAATTACACGATAACGAAGTTTATAACTACGTTGATCAACTTAAGAATTATTCTACTACAAATATCTCTGGGATGCAGAAAGGTATCGTCCCAGAGGTAGTTGATATTAGTTGGGATAAGATGAACTACTATGTATCTAAAGGTATTCGACATTATGTAACCTATGAGAAAGAAGGTTATGTACTTCGTATCACTGGTATTAGATATAGACTTAATCACTTAACTAAGAAGACTATTGACTTCGATAAACGTATGACTGATGCAGTCAATGAAGGTCTAGTATATCCATTCATGCTATTCGTAAATGGTCGTCATGTAAAATGGTCCACTTATAGAGTAGTACGTAACGCTAAATATACTTATATCGTTTGCGATAAGAATACAGTTAAGGATCTTAATCCTTTGCATATAGATAAAGTTGAAATGGTAAACTTACCATTTACTTATATGAGCTATTCTGAGACAAGAAAGATCCCTAAACCAAATACTGAGTTATTCAGATTTGATGAAGATGGTCAATTGTCTCCATTTGGTTCTATTGTATATAGCTTAGATACAACTACTCTTAAATTAGAGACTGGCTTCTTTAAAGTATTAGCTGGTGGTAGAGTTGATAACCGTGATTTAGACTTTGATGCTAAATATAAGCTCACTAAGAATAACTTCTTATGTTGGGCTAATGGTCTATTTGATAAAACAATAGATCCTGATATTAAGAATCTTAATATCATCACTATGAATAATGGTGATCCATTAACTTATGACTTACAAGTTAAGTACTTCTATCGTGATATCACTAATCATAATAGAAGTAATATCACTATTCCTGCAAATAAAGATTTATTGAAGAGTCTTATTACTGAACCTGAAAATGAAATGCCTGCATTAGACGTTAACGCATTAGGTCGTGACTTTGACTTCCAATATAAATACAATACTGACTATGAAGATAATGTATCTTCTGGTATTAGATATATCAGTCGTTACAATTCTTCTATGTTTGATAAACTCTATGAGAAACGTTTGAAGATTCATTCTAGATCTATTAGTGGTAAAGAACTAAAAGCTCAGATTGCTAATAATGTATTATCTCTTCCTAGAGGATATCATAAATCTCCAGAGACATTTGTAATCATCTATAAGAATGGTGAACTATGGGATCTATATGACCGTATTAGATACGTTAATAATGATTTCCAAATTCCTATTACTAATGCAGAAATCAATGATATCATTGACTATGATGAATTTGAATTCACTTATTTCACTGGAGTAAACAATAACTACTTGAAAGTGGAGTGTACTGAAGATAATAATACTATCGAAAACACTACCATCAAGTATGAAGATCTAATGGTATTTGCTAACTATACTGAAGATCAAATTTATAAAGAACTTCCATACAATAAACGTACTATCTATGACGTTAAGTATACTTTAGATAAAGATAATAAAACTGTTACATTTACTAACCCAGCTTATTATGGTAAGACTATCTATATGGCTGCTAAAAATCAGTTTAAGTATCAGCACTTTAATATTACTAAACCTACAGTACGTTACTTCTTTGGTAGAGACTTTATCCCTTGCTTAAATAAAGATAGATTCGCTGTATTCCACAATGGTCGTCTATTAAGTAAGGATATGTATAGAGTTATTGTCCCTGAAGTAGAAAACACAGCTACTGAAGTATGTGTTCATCTACGTCGTATTGCTCAAAGGGGAGATAGAGTAGATATCTTCTATTTACCTTATGATTTTAACTATACAGATATTGGTAAGACAAACCGTGTTGATGTAGTTACAGTAAAAGCTACTGTAAATCAACAACCTGTGTTTTCTATTCCATTCCCTTCTAAATCTTCTTTATTAAATAAGAATAGCTTCCTATTATTACGTGGCTCTGTATTGGTTGACCAATCTAGATATAACGTAATTGGTCGTACTATTGTATTTAAAGATCCTAAAGATTATGTAGCATATGGACGTGAGATTACTTTCGTATTCTTATATAGTGAAATGATCGAAGTTAATCCATATGGTGGCGTTAAAGAAGATGATGTATTGAATATTGATCCTCAATTCGTTATGGCTTCTAGAGATAATCAATTGACTTTTGATATTCCATACCCAGAGGGTTTTGAAGGATTCTTCTTTGTTACATATCGTGGTATCTATGTAAATCCTAAACGATATGAAATCATGGAAGGCACTAAACAAATTAAGTTCTTTGACCAAGATACTGGTATCGATGCTGGTACTGCATTGATCTTTGTATTCATCTATCCAGATCAAAAGAATAAAGTTGGTACTTCTGCAGTATCTGTTAGAGCTACAATGAATAACCAACTTAAGTTTACTATTCCATTACCATATGCTAAATACTTTGAAGATCAAAATAGCTTCTTCTTAATTCGAAATGGTGTATTCTTAAATGATGCTGAGTACTATATTGATACTAAAGCTAATACCGTTGAGTTACTTACAACTAATGGTTTAGATATGGGTCAAGAATTAGTATTCAACTTTGTTACTGGTAAGAATGTATCTGTTAAGACTGCTATTGAAGAAGTATTTGCAGAGCAAGATGGTCAACTAGTATTTAAATTACCTAAAGCATTACATGACTTCGATAAGAAGGCTGGTAAATTCTTCTGTGTAATTGGTGATACTTATATTGATAACCGTCGTTATGAAGTAGTTGGTAATGACTTACGATTCTTAAGTCGTGAAGACGCTGTAATGGAAGGACGTACAGTTACATTCATCTTTGTATATACTGAAAATATTGATACTGAGACTGCAACTATTGGTGGTGTAGTTAATAACTCTAAGTATACTAAGTTTGTAACTGAATCCGTAGCATGTACTAAAAATGGTCAACGTACATTTGATATCCCATGGGCTGATTCTATGCTTATGGATAAGAAGATCATCGTAACTGTTGGTAGTACATTCATTAGAGAATCTCAATATACTATCTCTAAAACAATGAATACTATTACATTCATTGATGATAGTGTAATCACTACAACTGATCGTCAAGTCACATTCACTTTAGCAGATTCTGACTATATGGTAATTGCTAAAGAAGTAATTGATAAAGAAGCAGTAGTTGATGGTCAAACTGAATTTGATATTCCATTACCATTTGAGAACTATCTTAAACTTGGTAACTCTTTAATGGTATTTGCTAATCAAACTTTCATTGATGCATCTCGTTATGTATTAGATAAAGATTTGAATAAGATCACTCTAAGAAACTATAATGATGCATTGAAAGCTGGTCAAACATTATCCTTCCTATACTTCTATATTGCTAACCAAAACAATAGAAGCTTGGAACGTGAAGATGTACAACACCCAATGATTAATGAACGTGGATACTTATACTTGAATAGAAATGATTTAGATCATCTATTAAATAATAAGCTCTACTTCATGTTTATTAATGGTAAGAAGATCAATAAAGATAATATCATGAACGTTGCGAATAATATCATTCGTTTGAAATCTGACGTTCAAACACGATTCAATACATTGGTATTGGACTATACTCCATCTATTCCAGAATTAGCTGAGTATAAAGATATTAACTCTGACTATGATATCATTATGAACCAAGTGTCTAATGAAGATATCAATAAGTTATTCAATATCTATAACAACGTAACAGATCTCGAAAAGTATATCGTTCCAGATACTTCGCAAGAAGCTATCATTAATGATATTATTAGAACTCACTATACATCTCATGGTATCAATAAAGGATTACCATTTGTATATACTTATGATACAAGTACATTCAAGAATAGATCTATCTATAGCTTGGCTACTACAGTTAATAAGTATATCTCTCCTGGTAAATATACATTTACTTGCCCTGAAGATGTAACTATGTTAGAGCTTAAGACTATTGCTTCTTCCAGTAGATTTAGACCTATTAGTACTGCTGTAAATACATTAGGTTATCTACGAGCTAAAGATATTGAATTTGGTGAAGTAAGCTATATATTACCTACAGATGTGGCAGCTTATATTGATGAAAATATTGGTAAAGATCTTAACCTAGTTAGTCAACCAATCTATAAGAAACCTATTGGTGGATTGCCTGAAGTAAATGACTTCGTTCCAGCAATGAAACCTTTACGTAAAACTGAAACTAATGACTCTAAAGGTAGACTAGTCGCTGGTTACTTCTATCAAAAAGAAATAATCAGAAACGTTAAAGTATACCCTGGTTTGAAATATAAGTTAACTATTCCGCAAAATGGTTTCATTAATATTGCTTATACTACAGCTGATACAGATATTAGTCAATATCATTTAAAATATCGTATTGACTTTGACTCTGATCGTGATAATACGCCTATCTTCTATAAAGGTGATACATTAACTAAACCAGATACATTTGTTAATAGCTTAGAAGAAATGTATAGTGATGACTTTAACTTACAATTCAATCAAAGCTTTACTAAACCTGGTGAAGAATATTGGATCTGTCCAGACAATGTAGGTGAAATTATCATTACATTATGTAGTGGCTATACTAAGATGATAACTACTGAAGATATTGAAAGATATCCAGCAGCATTCCAATTCTGCGGTTATGGTAGCACTAACTTCTCTGTAGCACCAGTTCCTAAACTTGGCGATATTGAATCTGTAGAGTTAAGTACTTTCTATGATAGACTCACTAATGAATATGATTCTAGAGTTGCTAATACAATTGATGATGGTAATGAAATTCACTATAGTAGTAATGGTACAATGTATGGATGTGGTGTAACTGAGTTCGGTATTGTAGATAGAAACGATGAAAATGCTATTAACTCAAGTAAAGCTCCTGAAAACCGTAATAGAGTTAACTTGATGCTCATTAATGGTGTAAACGTTTCTAGAGCAGTATCATCTATAGCTCCAGAAGTAAGCTCATATATTAAAGTAGAACCTGGTAAATCTTATACAATTAGAGTTGGTAGAAATGCTATCAAGACTGATATGACTTTAAATAAAGTTGAATCTGAATTCGGTGGTGTACTTGGTTTGAACTACAATAATAAAGTATTATTAACTAACGTTGATACTAACGTATACTTAGCTAATGCTTTAGATGCAACCCATATCAATAATCCTGATATTGATTATACTGGTCTAAATGAAGAAATGACTGAAGACCAACTTGCAGGTGATCCTGGAGTATCTAATGTAGTTTCTGAAGAAGAAGCTATTGAAGAACGTGATAAACCAGTATTCCTTAAAGAATTACCTAAGATTGCTGTTGATGAAAATGAAACAGATAATCTATTCCAAACAAATATATTTGATGCATCTAATGTAATCAGAGAATAATATATACCGGATAGGGATGTCAAAATCCCTATCCGCTTATATTTTGAACATTAATGTAATTAAAATACATATTCGCAAGGAGGTATAATATGGCTACTTCTAACTATAAAGGAACTCGTCTTCCTCTTATAGCATTAGATTATAATTCTCGCTTCCTGGCTGAGAAAAAAGAAATCTTATTTGATTATAAGACTGGTAAACTCTATGTAGTTTCCGCCGAAGATAAATCTGTTATATTTGATATAACAAGAAATATTCTAAAAGAAGTTGAAAAGAATGTAGACCTATCTAGCTATACATTCAACGTAGACGGCGTTGGTATTGTAAACTTAGATGGTTATATTAAACAACTTTCTAAATATAATCTAAATACTGTAGATGAACCTGTTAAGAGATATCGTGTACCGCAAATCGCATTCGATAATGATTCTATTGTTGATTATGCTGGTACTATCGAAATCAATGGTTTCAGTCATGCTGCTAATAATACTTACCCAGTTAAAGATGGTAATATCGTTAAATGGGTACCACGTACAGATACAGATATTGTAGAACGTGTACGTCACTTAGAAGAAACAGCTCCACCTGATGCTGCTAAATTTAAGAAACTTCAAGATGATGTAGCTGCAGTTAAATTTACAGCTAACCAATACTCTAATCTTCCAGTATTACGTAGTGATATTGATGCTGCTACTCGTAGATTAGATGATTTGAATACATTAATCGGTACTACTAGTGATACTCTTACTGGTAAGATTACTGGTGTTAAAAATGCTGCTGACCTAGAGCTTAATAAATTAAGTAATAAGATTACTGTATTAGAAGCTCGTGAAGATTATGGTTCAAGAGTAAATACCCTTGAAGGTAAAGTTAATGAACTTAAAGCTTTAGGTGATCCTAACTCTAAAATCTTAACTCTACAACAACGTATTGCTAACTTAGAGCAAGGTGAAGATTATAGTGTTTCTATCAATACTTTGAGCGGTAAATTAAATAATTTATCTGATAGTACTGAAACTAAGTTTACTAATATGAACCAAGAGATTGGTTCTCTTAAAACTTATAATAATGAGAATACTCAAATCCGTACTAGTATATTAGGTCGTTTGGACATTATTGATTCTCTTAATATCGCTCATACATTAACTGACTTAAAAGCTAGAACTCAATCTTTGGAAGGTATTCCTAACCTTACAAGTAATATTGCTAATCTTGAGTCTACAACTAATACTTTGACTAATAGTTTCTCTCAACTTAATGCTAAAGTAACTGGTCTTCTTAATGCAGAAGATCCATTACCTCGTGTTAAAGCATTGGAAAACTATAATACTGGTAAAGAAAACTTACCTCAAGAAGCTAAAGTAAACTTAGCAGGTGGTAGCAATAAAGTAATTCGTCCTGATAGAGTATATAACTTTATCTTGGATAGTGCTAACCCATCTTTCACTATTGTAGGTTTAGATAAATCTACTGCAGAAATTGTTCTTATTCTAGATCCTCAAAATATTGGTACAGATGCTATCAATATCTTTATTACTAGAGCTGATGGTGTTCAAGTTAAAATTCCTAGACGTATCATTCCTAGTAAAAATAAAGAAGCTCAATTGGTTCGTCTTGTAACCTATGACCGTGGCGTAAACTGGTTCTATTCAGTAGCTGCTGGTATGATTGGTAAAGATCTTGCAACTGATAATACTATTTAATAAAGGGGTATCTCACACATGGCAACTTTAAAATATTTGGCTACTGAGCGAGCTCATCTCTCTCAAGTACCAATTTCGGAGGGTCAATTTACATACACTACGGATACTAATGAGGTATTCTATGATGTAGCCCATGACATCCGTTTTAAAACTAATAAACTTAAAATAGTAGATACTGATACTGAACGATATCGTTTATCTAATAATGATCAAGTAAGTACTGACCTTATCTACTATATTAAAGAGTCTGAATTATTCTATATTTGGACTGGTGCCTGGAAGAATGTTGTAGCTACTACTGAGATTACACGTTTTCTAGGTGACTATAAAAATGTAACTCCAACTACATTAGTTAAAGGTGAAGAGCGATTTGCACCTATGACTATTGCTTCTCAAGTATACACAGATGATGGTGAAACTCTAGAAGCTAAAGTTAGACAAATCTCTCATATTGCATCTGCATTTGATTCTATTGTAGTAACTAAAAAAGGTAAAACGTTTGATATCCCAGTACCTTTTGAAAGATACTTTGATCAACCTAATATGCTCTTAGTATTCATTGGTACTCTTCAAATCTATCCTAACCGTTACTCTATTGAAGGTAATCAAATTACATTCCAAGAAGAAGTTGAAGCTGGTCGTACAATCAACTTCTACTTCATCTATAATGCTCAAGCTCCTAAACTTGAGACTATGAACTATATCGACGGTGCATATCTCAATAAAGGTACTGTACCTATCGATAGAATGCAAAAGTATAGCCATAGCTATACATCTAATGATACTACATCTGTAGCTTCTAGTGCAGCAGTTAAAAGTCTTTATGACAAAATGAATGCATTATTAGACCGTGGTGGTATTATTACTAGATGCGTTACTAAAGATGATAACGTTAATATGGGTACTACTTTACCTAATGAGTATAAATTACTTGATGGTAATGTAATTAGTGTACGTTTCCATGCTAATGTAGGTAATAACCCAACTCTTAGAGTTGATGGTAAAGCTATTCCAATCTTTGTTGGTTTTGAACCAGCTAAAGCTAATGAAATTCAAGCTGGTGATGAATTATACTTACAATATGATTATATCTCTGAACGCTTCTATGTAACTAATGGTTTACCATATCTAATCGATAGCACTACATACTCCTACGCTGTATTAGCTGATGGTGAAAATGTATTTAGATTTAATACACTTAACTATGATCCTGGGGTGGATAGATTAGAAGTATTCCATAATGGTGTACGACTCATCCAAGGTAAGAACTATAAATTCATTTCTGAATCTAAAAGTATATCCTTAGTTGGTTATACTGCAGATAAAGGCGATGTGATTGAAATTGTAGTTTATAAAGTGGCTCGTTCTCGTGCAACTAATAACTCTCAAGTTACAGTAATTCGTCCTGACTTTGAGTCCTTAACTCGTTCTCTTGGTGAAGCTTTAGAAGAAGTTAAAGCTAAGACTTCTGAGTTGAAAAATAAATCTCTTGATGTTATCTTCCCAATGTTTGGACCAGTTCAAGTTGTAGATGAACCCGCAGAAGATGTAGGTGAATGTGCATTTGTTGGTATTGATAAAAAATATTGGTTCATTGTAGATACATTCTCCAATAGCACTGGCGGTGGCGGTTATGAATCTATTAAACGTGCTATGCGAGAAAATGGAATTAATAAATTCGAATTTCTTCTTATCACTCATTGGCATGGAGACCATTACGGTAATGCCATTAAACTGATGAGAGATGGATTAGTTGGAAAGGTATACGTTCAAGACGTATTTAGATATCCTAATGGTATTACAGGCTGGGCTGGTATGCCAGCAACAGCTTTACAACGTATCTATAATGAGCATAAAGCTGCAGCAATTCAATATGGAGTTCAGTTTGAAACTGCTCCAACAGGTAATGTAGATTTCCATGGAGCTAATTTATACTTCCATAATAACGATGACTATTGGATTAAAATTCATAATAATGGATCTTGGGCTAATGGCGATTATAATAATACATCTATTGGTTTATTAGTATCATATATTGGTCGTAACTATTTGACTCAAGGTGATGCCCGTGAGCCAGTGATGGCAGGTTTTGCTTGGGGTATGCCAACTAATATTGACTTGATGAAATCACATCATCATTCTCTTACAAATATGCCTTGGAAATTCAAAAAAGTAAAACCTAAAGATGTAGTTATTACTTGTAATCAACGTCAAATTATTCAAACTACTAGATTTGATTATCAGGATAATCTTGCATCAATGGGATCTAATATCTATTTCTTGACTAAACAATATAGAGATATCCATATCACCTATAGAGCCGAAAATAATAGTGTAGAGTATAATAAAGAATTAACACATGGTTATCCTGACTTATGCGCTCAATCTACTATGAGTGGTGCTATGAATACAATCTATGTTGACCCTAATACTAGAACCGATATTAGTACTGGTGACTCTGGTGCACCATTAAAATACTTATCTGACGCAGTTAGAATGGCTCATATTAATAATTCTAGAGAGTTTAAAATTGCATTGTATCCTGGAGATTATACTACTGATAAGAATAACTATAACTTCTTTAGGGTTTTAGATGGTAGTATGGGGTCCCTACAATTAATCAACTTCAAAGGTAGAGTTAAATTTGTAAACCTACGACCAACTGAAGAAGTTATTCTCCCACCTATGTATATCTTTGGATGTAACCATGTAGTATTCGAAGGTGTTACTTTCAAGAATAGCAATATTGATGCTACGCAAAAAGCAGTAGAAGCGGCTGGTACATTCTATAATATGGAAGTATCTTGTGCTAATGCTAAATTTATTAACTGTAAGTTTGGTTTCGAACATGAGAGACTTATTAATAAGGCTACTAATGATAGAAACTTTAACCTTATCTGTGTAGATGCATACTCTGCTAATGTAACTATCGATAGCTGCACATTCTATGGTAAAGCCAAATATGGTATTAGATCCACTGAATCCTCTACAGTAAATATTATTGGCAATAATACAGTTTCAGAGAATATTGAAACAGTATACTACGCTACCGATGGTGATATCCATGTAAATGGTACAGCTAATCGTAATACTTCTAATGAGACTACTGGTGGTGGTCAAGTTAGATTCCAAGATGTGATTACCCCTAGCTATCAAAATACATCTAGAGGTCAAATCATTGGTACACGTTTATCTCAAAGATATGGTGGTCCTCAATATTATATCTCTGATGGTAGAGGCGGTTATGATTCTGTGGATCATTTCAATATCCATGGTAATACTAATATGACTCCTAGCTTCACTGGTCAATTTGGTTATGATCCAAGAAGCAAGAAAGTTAAATTTGCTGTTGGTAACTCTAATGTAAATGATTGGGTTGAATTTGCTAATTCTGATACTGTAGAAGCAGCTAAGACTAGCCTAACTAGCTTAGTTAATACTACTAAAGATACATTAACTCAAACAGTTAATACCACTTTAACTACAAACAATAATAATATTGCTCAAGCCAAACGTGAGTTAACTGATCTCATTAATAGTACTGCAGCTACATTACGTAATAGCATTAATGATAGCGTTAATAAGATTAATGAAGTTAAGAATGCTATTGCTGCATCAAATACCGCAGCATGTAACTCTATTGTAGATTTTGATGCATATAAACGTAACGTAGGCAATAATGATATTTATACATGGATTAATAAATCTGGTATGAATGTATTCACTGATAAACGTAAATGGAGAGAAGGCAACAACTGGTGTAGTGTTCCAGTATACGATTGGACACAGTATGATGAATTAGTATTTGTATTAGATGCTGATAGAGTATTTGTAACTTCAATACGAGTACCAATTCTTAAGAAGCTATTAAGCACATCTTATTATCCAGTAGCTATTGGAATGCCACCGTTAAATAACTTATCTGGTCTTTCTAGAACTAATAGTGATGGTCTAATAAACTTTATGCCAATGCAAAAGGATACAAATAAGTGGAACCATAGTTTTGGACTAACTACAAATACTAAATTTAGTTTCTATAATTCTTATTTTAACCTATATGACATCTATGGTGTAAAATACGGTAGATAAAATTATTCCCCATAGGAGTTCAACTCCTATGGGGATATTTTTACAAAAAAAATAAAAGGAGGGAGATTATACTCCCCCTCTACCATTACTAAATAAATAGTAATGGATTTAAGTCATCATACTTCTTTAAGCTTGGATTGTACATAAGATCAGTAGTCGTATATGGAAGACTAGCATCTTGATTCAAAGTGTTATCGCTAAAGGTAAATAGCTCTACACTAATTTTATTAGCAGCTCGAACATGTTCATCGATGAATGTTTTCATTGCTAATAAAGCAGCTTTAGAAGACTTAAATAGCCCTAAGTCGATAACATCTTGACCTTGATAGTCTACTCTTGCACATACGCTAAAAATTTTCATATACTTTTCCTCCTTAAAATAAATATAAGATATATGAATCACTTTAATAAAATATAACCCAGAAGAAGTTTAAACTTCTTCTGGGAATATTTTATATCATCTCAGTTAAACTTAATGGAGTATATCTATTTTCATCTCTTAATCTCATAAGTATAGACATAAAATCTCCAGCATCTGATTCACTTATATACTTTTGATAATATACGCAATTTGAAGACTGATTATATCCAGGCTCATTCATTATATTAAATACATTGAATAAAAATAAATCAGTATTATCTAATAAAGTATCTTTAATAGATGGATCTGTAGATAGTATCATGAAATTATATGGATACTGATCAGTAAATTTAGAATTCTGTTTAATATTAAGCATATTATTTACTGTAAAATTCAATGATGGTTTATCAGTTCCAGGATACTTACTAATATTACCAAATTGACCTGTTTTTAAATTACAAATCAATGTACGAGATTTAGCTTTACCATCAACAAGAATATCTGACTTAATAGTTCTTATATTATAATATAGATTATAGGTATTTTCGTCCACTTCTGGAGTTATCAATAAAGTATGAAGAATATCATTACCGAATATAACTTTAATACTAGGGACTACTCCAGCTTTAAATTTATTATAATCAACTGCAATAATATCGCCATCAGTTATAGTAGTCTTCTCAGATGCAACTGCAGTTGCATAATCAGTACTACTTATATTTTTAATAACTGGAGCAATGATATAGAACTTGGTTAATTCAATTTTAGCTCCTGTGGTATCATGAGCAATAATATTAAATTGATAAGTTACTAATGTTGGATCTGATGATGTATTCTTTTTACATGTAGGATTCATCACCACATAGAATTTATCAAATCTATTTGAGTTTCTAGTTAATACAGACTTATCTCTAACTGTATCTCTACCAGTTCTAAATAAATAATCTATATTACTTTCATTATACTTAGTAACTGGAGCTATGAATGTATTACATGTAGCGTCACTAGGATTTTGATATACAAGTGTAGTGAAGTTCCAATTACTTAACTCATTAATATCACAACCAGATATTTCAATAGTATTATAAGAACCACTAGCTAATGGATCAATTGTATCAGTGCCAAGTTTGATTTTATTTATATGGCTACTATGACCAGTTATAATTTCATTAGTAGTAAGATGACTATTAGCCGAATTAATTAACATTCTCTTTATCATTACATCAGTATATTTGCCTAAGAATTGAATATCTCCATGCATATTAAGTACTATCGGACCACTAAATAAAGAATCAATTGCATAATTATAGCTATCAGCCATTAATATTGTTAATTTACCAGTATGATCTAGACTCGATGGTGAATATAATAATGCACTTACTGGTACTTCATAGGTCATTTCTATATCACTATCACTAAATTTAATTAAACTTAAATAATCAATTTTCTTTGATTTATCAGAATAGTCATCTAACTTAACTACTGTACCGTTACTAAACATATCAGCAAAGTTATAGTTATCCATATTATCATTATGGTTGATCTTAACTACACCACCAACACTTCGGTCGATATTTTCTATTTTTTTAGAATTCTCTGGAGATATATATCCATTAGAATCTAATGCGTCTAATATGGTTCGTATTCCTCTAGATGGAACTTCATCTAAAGTAAGTAGTGCTTTATAAGTTTTAGTACCAATAACTACAGTTTTCTTAGATGCATTTGGATGAGATAAGTTTTCAGTTAATGGATAGTAAGCATCCCCAATACCAGCTACTTTAATATGACGTCCTAAGTTATTTACATCGCTTAGAGAACTATAAAGAGGGATTGCTTGACGATTACCATTTCTATCATAGACTGCTAATACTTTATTAAGCTTAGGCATTTTCAATCCGCTCCTTAGAACCATCTGGATATACTAGGAATCCTTCATTATCAAATTTAGGAATCTTTCCTGCAGCATTACCAACATCTGTAGCCTTAATATATTGACTAGAATCTAATCCGCCCAAAGTTAATGCATTAGTTGGTGCTGGGATAGTAATATCTGTCTTACCATCAAAGTGAATACCATTAATATTACAATTAATTTCTCCACCACCGCTACCACCAGCTATAGTGATATTATCAGATAAATTATATTTAGTACCATTAATAGTAATCTTATTATTAACACTAAATACAGATCTTAATTTATCTACATCATGCCCAAATGCAGATATTGGATTATTAGTTACATTTAGTGTATTAGGGGATGCTGAAGCTAGAGTTTTAAATGCAACAGGGATTGCATATGCATGTTTACATATTACAACTACATTATCAGAAAATCCAGTTAGATCTACTAAAAATAAATTATTTGCCGAATAGTTGAATACTTTATTACTTTCAGTACCTTTATTACAAAACCATGGATAGCTGCTGTTCTTACCTATAAATTTATTATTATCTAAATCTAAGATAAAAACACCCTCTGCTGGAGTAGATACCATTAGCCCCTTATCCTTATTATATTTAAAATTTGGTTTAAATACATTAAGCTCAGTATTTGAGTTATATATGCCTAAATTAACTGCATCGCCATATAATAGGAAGTTATTTATATTTACTTCATATTGAATTACGCTTTTAGATAAGGAATTATATTTACTACTAGTTGCTGCACTAATTTTTATCTTACTAAAATCGTCTTTATCACAGATTACACCTACTCTAACTATAAAATTTTTATTAGATATGAATGCATTATACGAATTTAAATTAAATAATGCAATATTAGTAATACCAGATGATCTAGAAGCAGTAATTGGTAATGAATTAGCATTTGAAAATGCTGATAAATCAGCTGCACGTTTCATTCGTATATCAGTTATATTTAATGATTTATCTAATATTATTATAGTATTATCATCTTCTACAATAAATGTAGCATTAGAAGTTAATGCACTAGTATATTCAATAATAAGATGATCATTAGTAGTATTAGACATTGATAGGTATTTATTAAATTCAATAAGTCTATCATTACTAGAATCAGTCTTCAAAACAAAATCACTAACTGGGTGACCATCTAGTGTCTTAGCATTAATATCTCCACTTGGCGCTACAGGGGTACCACTTCCGCCACCAGTGACTCCACCAGCAGCTTGAATTTTTTGATTAATATATGTATCTAAACCAGTAATGTTTGCTGGTGTATGAGTATGACCTTCAACGGATAATACTTTACCATTAGCAACTACACTACCAGCAATATTTAAGTTATCTTTAACGGCTGTGTCTCTAAGTTTTGCCATAGTTTAATCCTCCTTTTATGATTATCTAAATGTTAAAATAACCCCATAGGAGATAAAACTCCTATGGGGTAATAGTTTATTTCTTTTTCTTAGGTATAAGAATAGTTAAAAGGATTCTTATAGCCTTCAAAATATAGATTGGTTTAAAGAGTGCTTTAATAACTCTAAAAACTTTCATTGTCATAGATCGTCTCTTGACGATAGTTCTAGTAGTACTCATACTAATTCTCCTTTTACATATTAAATTCTACAGAGTTTAACCCAAACTCATATTTACATGTTTTAGAAGCCAGCGTATGAGAAATTACGTACTATTCGTTCTTTATCATTAGTGTAGTCTTTATATACATCATTGAATACTTTGGACTCAATATGTCTCATTGCACATTGTTGTCTCATTTTATTCTGTAAGTTATTCTTATAGAATTTACTTACAGCCGGACATTCAAAGCAATGATAACACTTACAGCCATCATCTTCAGAGATACTACACATTGGAGTTTGACTATACTCTTTGGAGAAAGATTCAATTACCTCTGGATATAGCCCAGTGAATACATCACCAATCTTAACTGTTTGGTTTTCATAGAATGCATCGTCTGAGAAATATCCGCATGGATATAATGAACCATCTATACCAACGTGTAAGAAATGACCTAGATGTCGACAACTAATAGCACGGAGTTTATCTTTAACACCGGCATATTTAGTATACAACATTGTGTCGACATTTGCAACTAGTTTATCATTATTTTCTTCTCTAGCATTTTCTTCAAAGATATAATAAAGTTGCTCTTCAAATTTCTTTAAGAAATCTGGATCTTTATAATAGTCACAGTCTGATAGTGGATAATATTCCCACTTATAACAACCATTATCTAATGCAAATTTATATGCATCATATAGATTGTCAATAGTATCTGGAGTACAAGCTGTACGAACTAGAACTTTATCGTGATAATTAGATCTACCAAGTTCAATAATAGCTTTATTGAAATAATCATCATTGAAAACTCCAATATTCTTTGGCTTTCTTGATTTGGATGCACTATATATACCATCCCAGGATATCTTACAACCCCATGGATCTAAAATATGGTCATTCCAAAGGTCTATCAGACCACCTATATTGCTACCATTAGAAATCGTCGTCATATTGATGGTTGTCTCTTTATAACGCTCTAATTTCTTAAACTTCTTATAGTCTTGTCTAATCTTATCACAATGAAGACTAGACTCACCACCAGTAACTTTAACTTCAAAGTCATCAGCTAATGGTAAAGTTATAAGTAACTTAATTAATTCATCAAAGTATGTAAAGCCTCTAGTACGTTCTTTAACATCATGCTTTTGGAAGCAATAAACACAATCCAAGTTACAATACTCAGAAACTTTATATACTAATGCATCAAATCTTTCAAACATTTGATGACTCCTTATATAATTTATCATAAACTGCTAATTCAGCATGTCTAAGTTTACATTGTTGATATAGTCTATTCTCACTGTTAGGAATAGATCTAAATGAACAACATTCTTCACATAGCTGATTATTACAGGTTGCACAATCTAGTTTAGATCTATCTATAATGAATTCTTCTTGGAATTTGTTATACAGATAAGGTAGATTCTTGTAATCAGATAAGTCAATAGTAGTCTTATCAATGACATCACCACCAAAAGATAATGGACACATGGTAAGTCTACCATATAAATCAATAGCTAAAGATGAACCATATTCACATAAGCGTCTAGGTGTCTTAAGCTCTTTATATTTATTGATATTATAGATCTTAAAATCAGATCCATCAAAATAGTCTAGAGTCTTTTCTAATTGACCTATAAAGGTATCAATATAGTCTTGATCTCTATATCTATCATAGTTATTCACTGTATAGTATTCAATATTCTTGAATCCAAGTTCATGGATGAACTTAAATGTATCAAACATATTTTGAATATTCTTATGCAATGCATAACGGATAATGATCTTATCACTATATCTAGAATCAGCTAAGATCTCTAGTTGTTTAGTGATATCTGTATCTCTATTTGGTTTAAATACTCTAGTAGAGTCTTTACCATCATAAGAGATACTAATCATAGTCTTATTAGATCCAATATAGTCAAAGATATCAATTATATTCTTTGCATTAGATCCATTAGAGTATAGTCTATACAATATCTCAGTATCAGAGAACCTATTAATCTTATTAAGCTTCTTCACTGAGTTATAAATATACTCTACAGTCTCATCTAAGAATAACTCACCAGTAGTTAGACCAATAGTAAGTTTATCTGCCAGTTTAACGTTTCTTAATAACTCATATAAGTCATTCCAACGATCAAACTTCTGTGGTTCATTAGTGTTTCCTCTGAGATAGCAATAAGCGCAAGCCATATTACAGACTTGCGCCACGTCTAATTCCAGAGTTGATAAAGTAAAGTCTTCAATAGACTTTATATTAATCTTCTGACAATTGTACATATGCTTCATTCAATCCATTCTTATAGATATTATAGTACCATGCTCTAAATGCCATTAGAGAGATATCATTATTTTCAAACCAATCATCCATGTGTTTAGTTAATCTATTGAAAGATAGAGTTGTTTCCAAATTGGAAACTTCTAATCCTTCATAGTTTGGTTTTAAGATAAACTCTTTATCTTGTGGGTTAAGATTGATTTCTCTTTCACCAGCACGATTAAAGAATTCAGTAGATAATCTTACATATCTACGTAAGATAGCACAGAAGTTTGGTGCCATAACTTTATCATAGATAATAAGAGTACGATATAGTTTTTCTGGATGAAGTAAAGCTAATTCAATCCAGTCTAATACATCATTATACTTTTGAATAGCATCTACCCATTTACGAGAAGCTACTGCTAATTCAAATTTCTTATCTAAGATACCAAGTTCGTTGATAGATGTGCCTTTAAAGTCACCATTCTCGAACTCATCTGGAATCTCTAATTGTTGAACTGCTTTATATATAAGTTTATCATTATCTACAAACTTGAATGCATTAGTTAGAGAGTGATCTAAGATTTCAATAAAGCAATATTTAAGGATATTGATATCATTTACAATATCTTTGAAAGTCTCATATAGAGTTTTCAAAAGATCGATTACTTTAATCAAATATGTACTATCTCTTGGAGCATCATACATAGCATAACGTTCAACTTTAGAGTTGATATATTTGAGATGAATATAATCAGAGAACTTATTACGTACTTCAATTGGTGTAGCTTCATAAGTTTCCACATATGTCTTTTGGAATTGTGGGAATGTATAGTCATCATAAGAGCAATTGATTAGATAAGACAAAAGATACATTGTAGTTTCAGCATCATATTTATGACGATCATCATAGTATCCTAATAGCTCATTCTTATCAGATTGCATTAAAGTAACGTGTAATTGTAATGCATATTCTGGACATTTCTCATTGACTAACTCAGTTAATGTATTAACGTAGTAGTCATAGATTTCTTTATCAGCCTTTGCATTAGTATCAAACATAACTACATCAAGTAATGTACTTAGTTTGGAGAAACGGTCAGTGATGATTTCAGTTAGTTCATTAAACTTAGGTTCATCTTTTAATACTTCATATATTCGTTCAGGAACGTAGTTAAGCATTAGTATTCCACCTCCGAGTGATATTCAGCTTGGTAAGCTTTATATCGTTGAATGATTTCATATAAACGTTCAGTCTCTTCTTCATTTAAAGAGTCTAACCATTCTTTGATTGTGTCGTAGTATACGTGCATCATGATACAAGTGGATTCAAGGAAGTTATATTCCCATTCATCGCCAAATTCTAAGTAACGTTCATAACGGCAACCACCATCGCACATACAACGGCACTTGCAATCATCACACTTAGGATTCTTACATGGTTTTTGAAGTAACTCATCACCGAACTTCTTATCTTCTTGAGATAATGCAGTACAATAAGATTCCCACCCACTTGGAGTGATAACTTTATATTTACCAGCATCACAAGAACCAAAGTATCTATCATTTTGCATAACTGCAATGATTCTATTAAGATGATCCATATACATCTTATCTAATGTAAAGGTCTTCTTATATTGCTCTTTAAATACTTCAAGGAAGTTATCAGTATATAGAGATCTATGAGCTACTACGAACTCACCAGATACACCATACTTCTTGAATTCTAAGAACTGTTTATGGATCTCTTCCATAAGATGAACGTTTTCATTACCAATAACACATTTGATATCGAATTTCAATCCACGTTCAATAGCATACCATATATTTTGATATACATTAGAAGCAATAGATTTACCGCATGTATCAACACGATTCTTATCTGCGAAACCATCCCATGATAATTGGATTTCATTCATAGGATACTTTTCATTAAGATCGATAAATTCTTTAAAGTTAACTACAGTAGAGGTTACTATTTGGAATTTAAGTTTCCCATAGTATTTCTCCATAGTCTTTTCGATAAGATCAAGACAAAGAAGAGGTTCGCCTCCGAAGAATAAAATCCTCGAAGGCTTCTCTGTTTGTATAATTTGATCTATCTGTTCAAAAGTCATTGTTGCAGGGTTATCTCGCCCTTTGATGTAGCAATACTCACATCTATTAGGACAAGCCTCTGTAAGCATTAGATATATTTCTTTATACATTATTCCTCATTGGCAGCTGCCATGGCTGCACGTTCTTCTTCAGTTAAACTATTTAATTCATCTTCATTGACAGTAAAGTTTTCTGGCAATGGAGGTATACCTGTAGGTGGTACAGGTGGAACTGGAGTTGTTGTTTCAGTTGCTGGAGTTTCAGGTACTACTGGAGGTGTAGGAACCTCTGGTGCAGTTACTGGAGTAGTAGTTTCAGTAGGAGTAGAAGTTGGAGTTTCAGTAGGTGCATTTAAGCGTTCTTCTTCATGCTCAATCAATTCTTCAGGACTCATAACTACATGGCTACCTTCTTGGTTATTGAATTCTGCTAATCTAGCAAGATCTGCAGCATTAACACTAAATCCTTCTGGAAGTGCAACATCAATCTTAGGTGCAATTTCAGGTGTACCAATAGCTTCACCGATATTAGAATTGAATGTACCAGGAGTTGGTGTAATATTCAATTCAGGATGAGGTACTGCATCATAGCTTGTATTAACAGCTACTGCAGCATTAGCCGCTTCTTCGGATAATCCTTCAACAACCATCTTTTCACACTTGATTAGCATCTCAGTATTATGAGATAAATCTTTAAGTTTATCAAGATTATTTTGATACCAGGTATCTACATAAGTTTTAAACTTAGTCATAACTAACTTGTTTGCATAATCATCATATAGTGTGAAGTCTAAATCATCTGAGCTAATAAAGTTTCTATCTGATGGTAAGATATTATCAAAATTCATATGGAATAATGGGAATAAGTTTTGAATCAAATAGAATCTTCTCATAGAGATGATGAATCCAGTAATATTATTCTTATTATAATAACGCAAAGAATCAAAGAATGCTTCTTTATCAGTCAATGCATTATCAAGATACTTAAACTGTTTGTATACCCAATAGAAGAACTTAGGATAATTATTCAAATCAAAGTACGCTTCATATAGACGTTCAAATGTCCATATAACACCAATTGATCTTTCTTTATTATCAAAGTCCATAGTGGATACATCAGCTAAAACTTCAATTTTCTTTAAAGTTTCGATACGTTTTTCATTAGTCAATCTAGGAAGAATGTACTGTAAAGCTGCACATCTAACTTCAAGACGTAAGTTGTTTAAAGTATCTTTAGAATTGATATAGGATTGGATTTGAGTATATATCCGTCCCATATACTTTTCATATTCATCAAAGATGTCTACATTACCAGAAGTGGAAATACGTAGACAATATCTGATGCTAGAGTAGTTGAAGTATGCAATGTGAATATATTTAGGCAAAGCCGCTCTAACATCTTCAGTTACTTCTGTATACATATTACAGAATAGTGCTACAAGAAGTTCATATTCAAGAGCACTGGATATTTTATATGAGATTGCTTTATCTAAGAGAACAAATCTATCACGTAGATTCTTTACATTGTTAAGCAATTCGGCAATTACATCATACGATTGAGTCTTGCTGTAGACCAAGATATTATAAAGAGACATATCAGTCTCTTTTAACTTGGTCTCTAGTTCAGCAATTAGTTTAGCATACTCTTCAGAATGACTGAAGTCATAGTATGATTGTAAGTCAGATTGGATAGTACTTGGATCGTACATCTTCTTAGCTAGTGCATCGATTTTGTCGGTGATACCAACAGATTTAGCAAACTCATACACTTCGTCTAATAAGAAGATTTTCATTACGACCAACCTCCACAGTTTTGATTATGGCAAGTATTGTATTGACAAGATTGACAACCTAATTGACATGCTGCTTGACAAGCTACTTGGCAAGAAAGAATACAATAACCAGAACCATCGAAATATTTATTCCAGTTACGGTTTAAATAGTCATTGATCTTATTATAGTTATCCATGATTTGCATGAATCTATTATGGGAAAGTACTTCATTTTCATTAAACTTAGGTAAGTCTCTAACACCTTGAATTTGATCAGCAAATAAAGTACTAGCATAGCTATAAGTATCCCAGTTAGCTTTGATGATTTTATTGAATTGAGCTAATGTCAATTTTTCACCACTATCTGTAGTATTGAAGATACTTAAGTCATTCTTAAATGCAGCCTCACTAATATCTTGACCTTTCATTTCATAATATCTGTCAGGATACATTTGAGGATTATTACGAACTTTAACAATATCTTTTAGCTCAGAAGCTTGATATTTTAAACGAGTAGCTAGATAGTTAACTTGATTGACAAATTCACCATCTAACTTATTCTCTTTATAAGATTCACTGATCGCCGGATCAGCGTATTTATATTTACCACGATTTGGCATTTGTTTCCTCCAATGTTTAAATTACTTATCTTCTTCAGTTAAGCTATCTAGGATAGCAGAAGACATAGATAATTGGAAAGTAAAGTAGTCATTAAAGCTAGGAATGACATTACCCTTACAGTCTAAGTTATTATACAATTCTAAGAATCGATCTAATTTCATCTTAAAGTCTAAGGAAGTAATATCAGCATTCTTAACTTCATCATCAAAGTATTTCTTGATCTTTAAGTTCTCAATAAGTACGTTTAACTTACGAGATCTAATATTCTCAGCAGTCAATAATTTATCTCTAAACTTAAGAGCTGCTGGTACCAAGATTCGTTGGATCTTACAGTAAGATGTAGTTGGAGTATAGAAGTCATTATTTTCAGTTAAGTTTTGGAATGGACAACCAGACTTGCAGATAATCTTAGCTACACAGTCTTTACATTCTTCCATTTCAAACTTAGCTTGTTTAGCTTCATCAGAAACTTTAGTTTCATCTACACCAGTTTTCATATTACCAATCTTCATTTCTTTTAAGAATTCAAGATCAGTAGTTGGGAAGTTATGACAAGGATATACATCCATATTCCAGTCAATACATACCCAGTATTTATTACCAATATGACACATCTTTGTATCAGATGTCTCTGGTTCCATTGCAGTACCAATAATATCATCAATATGCTTGATATTGATATTACGGTTATTGTCAGTATCATTCAAGATATCTACATAGAGTTCAAGCATCTTATTATAGTTATCTTCATAATCTTTCAATGCTTCATCAGACCAGTCTAAGTCAGATGCAGCTATTGGACAAATATTGTTGATACCAAGATCGAGTAGCATCTTAACGCTCTCATACATATATTTTGCACTCTCAGGAGTTACAGTCATACGAGCTTCGATAAGATGAGTTAGACCACGATCTACCATCTTTTTAATATTTTTAACTACAGTGTCAAATGAACCATTACCAGCATGATCTTTACGATGCATATCATGCATTTCTTTAATACCATCAATAGATACTAAAACAAATACATCATTATCATCAATATAATCAAGCATCTCATCTGTCATTTGCATCATATTAGTTGTAATACCCACTTGAGCATTATAATGCTTTTCATTGATATGATTAAGAATAGCTTTAACAACTTTCCAATTTACCATTGGCTCGCCACCAAATAGATTATAAGTAAATCTTTGGTTAGGCATATTTAAATTCTTATTATAAGTACGATCAACGATCTCAATAGCTGTATCGATATCCATATCTTTATCACCTTTGGATCGTTCAAAACAGTAATCACAAGCAAGGTTACAACGATTAGTAATAATCATTGTAACCGAGTTTAGATCTCCATATATTTCTTCAAATTGTTTCATTACGTTTTCCTCTTAAAATTCTAACTTTAAAATACATATATTACTATGTATTTAAGCCCCTAAAAAACTATCTTAGAGCAGCACCAGTCATTTGCCAGCCATCATTTGTGTATACATATAACATACGTTGAGCTGTATGATAGAAGAACTCTTTGTTGTTTTGAGGGTTAGCTGGATAATCATTTGCAATAGTCAAACGAATACCATTTACACGAACTGCACTATCTGCATTTACTGCATGTGTAGCTTCATCAGCTGTCTTAGCATGACCTGCTTCATCAGCATAACCAGCACGTTCAGCACGTAAAGCTTTATTAGATGTATCAGAATAAGATAATGCAGATGGTTGATCTCGTAAGTCATTATAAGAACCACTTGTAGCTACCGCTGCTAAGCCAGTACGGAAAGATTCAAAAGTGGATTTATCTAACTTAGAGTTCAATAGTGTAGATAAAGATGTATCAGTACCACTGATCATATTTTTAATTGGACCAAGAGCTTTAGCCAATTCAGAATCTGTATAAGATTTAGCATCATCTAATGCTTTATTCCATTTAGTACGTTCAGCTGCAGAGATATGGCGGTCTCCGTCATTAACGTGAGATGTTAAGTCTACTGCCAGAGCTTTAGCATTTAATAAGTCAACAAGACTCGGTGCAAGCTCGGCTATGGTAATTTTATTTTCTTCATTAAAAGTTCCCATTATGAACCTCCTTGTAAAGTATTATTTGAATTATCCTAATGTTCTGGATAGGCGAAAATATGCTTATATACCAGCCACATTCTATTAAATAAAGGAGGTACTAGTAATGGCAAAACGTGTTGCTAAACAGATTACCAATCCGAAAGATATTGAATTTCTTTTAGGTATTACCGAAGAGCAAGGAACTAAGTTAAGCTTCATTATGGAGACTTTTGGTGAATTCAACGGTAAGGTAAGATTTAATACATATGATACTTTCACTGTACCAAAAGGAGTCTATGGTAAAGAAGGTAAAAAGAATAAAGAATCCTTCGTGACTACTGTTGGTATTTGGATATTCAATAAAGTATTCATTGAAAGAGAACTATTTGATTTATATGGATATATAAATGAGCCAATCACTAAAAAGATGGTTGGTAAGATTACTGATAAAATCGGCTATGCTGTACTTGAAGAGAAAGTACCACTAGATGCATTAAAGAACTTCATTATGAAAGCTCAGAAGTTTATGCCATATGTATCAGTATTAGCTAATGGCTATTCTATGAAGCTCTTAACTATTGCTAAAGTTATTAATAAAGCTAAAGCTGACTTAGTTAAGAAATATCGTGATAGATTAGATGCTAAAGATCCTGATGCGGTAATTGCTATTCAAGATGAGTTACTTAAATTAGCTAAGGAAACTCTTAAAGATGATATCGCTATCGATACATATAACTCTGGTGCTCGTGGTAGCTTTAACAATGACTTCAAAAACATGTTTATCATGAAGGGTATTACGAAAAATCCTGATCCTACAAAGGGTTATAATATCATTATGTCTAACTACATTGAAGGTATTGCTAAAGAAGAGTATGCTGACTTTGCTAACTCACTAGCTGAAGGTCCTTATTCTCGTTCTAATAAAACAGAAGTTGGTGGTTATTGGGAGAAACTAATGCTTCCGGCATTCCAACATGTTAAGATTGGTAAGAAAGGATCTGACTGTGGTACTAAACGTACTATCACTGTAACTCTAGATGATAAAAATATCAAAGAGTATATGTACTGTAATATCAAAGAAGGTAATAAGCTAGTAGAGCTTAATACTGACAATCAATCTAAGTATATTGGTAAGACAGTACAAATTAGATTTGCTTCTTTATGTGAATCTAAAGATGGTATCATCTGCAATGCATGTGCTGGTAACCTATTCCATAAGTTAGGTATAACTAATGTCGGTGCAGCTATGCCTCAAATAGCAGCTAAACTTAAATTGGTTGCCATGAAGGCATTCCATGATTCGCAAGTTGTTATGACTAAGATGGACCCAGACAAAGCATTTGGGTTTGATAAATAATACCATAATAACAAATTATTAGTATTAATAGCCTATACCCTATCTATTGGGTATAGGCGTTATTTTTCCAAGGGGTGAGTATTAAATGATTATTTATTCTAAAAACCTTTTAAAGAACTTTAAACTATTACGTGAGAACGATATTCAAAGACGACAAGTGTTGGTCGTATTAGATATCGATCAAAAAACTTATCAACGCTTATATTCAATTCTCCACAAACGTGAAGTAATTGAAGGTAAGTATACTAGTAGTAAGAACTGGATTAAACTATTCAATGATGGTCTCAATATCTTCCGCATCATGAGTAAGTATCCAGAGATTACATCTTATAGTACTTTAGAACTATACTTCCGTAATCAATTCGTTTCATTAGAATTAAATGAGACTGTAGATAAATCTAATAGTAGATTTATTGAATGGCTTACTGATGAATACATTAATAAACGTCGTAAGTTAAAAGATATTGCAAATGAATATGGCTACAATCATAAGGCTTTACGCTCTGCTTGTGAAAAATTTAAAATCAGACGTTCTACTATAGAGAATCGTAAAATTAGTAATCGTGAAGTACCTTATACTGTTATCTCTAAACATGCTTGCAACTTCTTAAAGAATCCTGAAGAAGTTGAATTACTTAATAAAGCATTAGCTATCTTAACTGAAACTAATAATCCTACAGATGTTTATACTAAATTGAATGTATCTCCTAGATATGCTAAACGTCTGTATAGTGATTATAATATTCTTAAATCAGATCAAATTCCTTTCACTAAGATCATGCGTCTTATCAGTGAAGGTCGTTTGACTTTAAGAGAAATCAACTTACGTTTGAAACTTCCTAGAAAAGTTCAATTCTATATCAATCATAATATCTTTGCATCTTTACTTATTGGTAAATCTATAGAAGATCTTACATTAGAAGAGAACCGTAAATGTATCTATCCTACAATGTGTGGAGATAATACATATATTACTCGAGCTAAAGGTCGAGCTAATATCCAAGCAGTGATCAATGCATTATCTGCAGTTGATCCAGACTTCATTGAAGACTTAAATAAAATCAAAGTTATCATTGAGTACAATGGTAATACTGAATCCATCCTATCTAAACTTTGTTGTACTGAAGATGAATTAAAATCTCTTATGACTAAATATTATATAGATGAATATATGAAAGGAGGAAATAATTAATGGCAACTATTAATGAACAAGTCTTGAAGCTCTATGAAGATGGAGTTCTATTAGCTGATATCCATGAATCTCTTAAACTTCCAGTTAAGAGTATTGTGGATATTATCTTTAATGCTAGAAGTAAAACTACCACTAGTCCTAATATGTTGAATAAGAAGACTAATTGGTATATCTACTTCTGTGAATTTATGTTTGAAAACAAAACACTCAAAGATATTGTAGTTGGTCGTACTCTTACAGTTGATGAGTGTGTTGAAATGATTGGTAATGTAATTAGATTAGATGCAGTACCAAAATCCACTCGTGAAGATGCTTTAACTAAGATGGCTAAGGAGATCGGCGAAACTCCTAGTGATCTTGCAAAACGTTTAGGTGTACCGTATAGCAAAACATTTGCTACTGCTATTAAGAAACTCTGGAGATAAATGATATGGAACTGAATATAAGAACTACACAACCAATTGATACTGAGTATGAATTCCAAACTCGGTTAGAAATATTGGATCTTGACAAAGAACGTGAACGTGGTATTGTGTATGGTCGGGACTTCTTTATTAGAGATTCCCAGGCTATTAAGAAAGATATCAAATCAGACGCATCTATCTTCTCCAGTAAGTATGGTGCATCTATCTTAGACCAAGATGCATTTAAAGATCGTTATAGATGTAAATGTGGTCATCTTAGAGGGGCATTATATAATGGCGAAGAATGTCCTACATGTCACGAGAAAGTTAAATATGTGGATGATGACTTTGGTATCTTTGGTTGGATTGTATTGAGTGATAAATACTATGTAATCCATCCAAATCTATTTGAAGTTCTCAAAAGCTTCATTGGTTCTAAGAAGCTAAATGCTATTATCAAATATGATAAAGAAGCTAATGAAGATGGTTTTGTTGAAGATAATAAACCAGTCAAAGAAGATCAACCTTTTGTGGGTATTGGTATGATGGAATTTGCTGAACGTCTTGATGAGATCTTAGCATTCTATCATAATAAGACTAAGAGTAATCCTAAAAAGGTTGACTTATATAACCACTTAATGAAGAATCGTGAGAAGATCTTAACTCATAGTATTCCTGTATATACATTATTCTTACGTATGGTTAATGTAGTTGGTGATCAATTTACATTCACTAAGAATAATAAGTGGTATAATAATATTGCTCGTAACGTATGCTTCGTTAATGATGAATCTATGGAAGTATATCGTCGAGTGAAAACTAAGAATGACATCTTATATGATATCCAAATGAGTATGGAAGAAGTCTATAAAGTTATTCTTAATGATATGCGTGGTAAGAAAGGTGCGATCCGTTCTGTAATGGCTGGTCGTTATAACTTTACTGCACGTGATGTAATTAAACCAGATGAAACTTTACGTATTGATGAGATTAGATTACCTTATGTAGCTTTAGTTATTCTCTTAGAGCAAACTATCATTAACTTCTTAGTTAAGTCTCTAAGTCTAACTTATACTGAAGCTTATAAACGTTGGTTTAAATCTCAGATCGTTAAAGATCCATTCATCTTGAATATTATCAAGAATATCATTAACTCTAAAGAACGTGGTATTGCATTTATCATCAATCGTAACCCATCTATCAACCATGGGTCATTGTTACAAATGTATTGCGTTGACGTTAATGAAGATGACTTTACAATGTCTGTACCATTACAAATCCTTAAGATGTTGGGTGCAGACTTTGATGGTGACTGTATGAATATCATGTATATCATCAATAAAGAATTCGAATCTAGAGCTTCTAAAGTTCTAAATCCTCGAAATGCTATGATGATATCTCGTAATGATGGTAAGTTTAACTCTGCAGTTAACCACTTCAAAGATACTTACGTAAATCTAAACAGCCTTATCTATGTAGGACGTGATGCCTATAGTGAAGCTGAGTTAGATAATATCCGTAAATTACAAGCATTGAAATAGTATCGTCCTCTGGTTATATATTATAACCACGAAGGAGGATGATATAGTATGATCATATGCAATCAGAGGTGGAACTTTATCTTTGATAGACCACCAAATGGTATCAGGGCTAACAAGTCAGCCCAACTACTCATAAATACGGTGAATGGAATGATACGACCATTCACTGTATTAGATTCATCCATTGATGAGGATAATCAAATAACGTATCGCCTTATTCCGGACGAAGGTTACCAAGACGATCCGGAGCTAGAATCAGAACTTATGTTAGAGTATATAGATAATACTCTAATTAAGTTTGCTATAATAGTAGAGGAGGTGAACAGTTAATGGACCGCTCTACTATTCTATCTAGATAATGAATTAATGAGGAAGGCTTTAATAGCCTTCCTCAACATTATGATAATATTTTTTTATAAAAAAGGGGTGAAATACTTGAGAAAAAACTATTACATCCCAGCTCCAGTATCAGCTGATGAAAAAGGTAATGTACCTATACTAGTAGAGGAAACTCTAGGTGATGATCCTGGACATGGGTCTCGAATCACCGATAATAAACTAATTGAAAATAACGATAAAGTTGATAATACCGAACTATTCGGAGAGCATGAACGTGTATTAAATATGGATGATTGGGTAGATGTCGAGATCGGTAGTAAGATCGATAAACAGCTACTAAAGAATCTATGTGTTCCTAGCACGAGTCATGCTTATTCTGTAGCTGTAGAGTTCTTTAAGAACTGGATACTTAGTAAGTTTGATAAATCTTACTTTAAAACTGTATATATAGATGGTAAACACTTATTCGATGAGTTTGCTAAGATCAATGAACGTGAACTTATCAAACGTGGTAAACCAGCTATTGCTATTATCCCTAATATTGATATTGATTATAACCGTGAAGGTATAGACATTGGTCTACATGACTTAAACTACTATGCTAGAACGTTTAACTATAGGGATACTTTCTTTAAAGACTTAACTAATGATCTCTATCTTGCAGTATCTTTTGACCAACTATTATTCCAATTCCAAATTAAGATCAAAGTGAATACTAAAGCTAAACAATTAGACTTAGTAAGATACTTAAAGATGGCATATAAGATTGGTGCAACTAGTGGTTACTATACTGATATGGATGTACATGTACCATATGATATGCTATTTGACTTAGCTGAGAAAGTTGGCTTTGACGTTGACTATGATAATAAACTTATCAAAGAACCATTTAAGTTCTTAGCTTATTTAAATAGACATTCTGAAGTTCCATTCATCTATAAGCTACGTAATATGAATTCTAAATGTGAGTTCTTTTTACGTGCTTCAAATATGTATGTACATCTTAGAGTACCAGATATCAATATTGATGATGGTGAAAGACAAAACCAAGTAAGTTCTAACTACTACATTGAGTTTAGTGCTGAGATGAGATTCCCAGCTCCTAAGATATTCTGTTACTTCACTATGTATCAAAGTGAATTCTTACGATTCAATCTTGAGGGTGAAAGTAGAACTTATATGGTTAACTTCTCTAATATCCCAGCTACTAACGAGAAAGCATGGGATCAATTCATCAATGTACCATATGAAGAAGAAGATAAGTCTAAACCATTGACTATTAATTTCAAAGAAATATTCGAAAAGGATATCAATATCATGAGAGTTATCAATGCTTGTAATAAAGCATATATCTCTCCATCAGTATTCTTAGACTTCAAGATATTCAATAATGGAGAAGAATACTTATATGATATAGACTGGGCAAATATGTCATTGACTACTAGAAGACCAGTTGAACATATCTTATCTAACTTTGTAGTTTATGTCAATAAAGAATTCTTTAATGATTCTATAACTACCATGGACAATGCAATGAAGCAACGCATTAAAGCTACAAAGGTTACAAATAATAATTCCGGTATAGATCCATTCGAACGGTAAAATATCCCCATAGGAGTTGAACTCCTATGGGGTTTTATTTTTTTTAGTTATAGTAAGTTAGAGTGTAGTCGAATTCAATATTCTTACCAGCACCAGAGCAATATACAATAACCAATGTATTAGTTTTCTTAACCCAAACTTCACCTAGACCACCGTTAGGATTTACAGTTGGAGTGATTGCTACAGCAAAGGAAGTATTACCAAATTCATGTCTAATGATTGTACCATCTGTACCATTAAAGATACCTGTACCAACTAAGAATGCAGACATATCTTTCTTAAGAGAAAGTTGTTCACGTTCTTGGTCAGTGATAAATCTATTATTAGGATCTTGAGCAATGATAGATGGAGGTAAAGTAGCTGGTAAACGATAAGCATTAGCTCCTTCTTCGATGGAGTCTAATTTAGCTTTATCTTCTTTAGATAATAGACCAGCTGTTTCACTTGTTGCCGGTACACCTGTAGCTTTGTTATTCCATGCTAAGATTTGCTCATCAGTTACGAAACGATGAGTTGGATCTTGAGCAATAACAGAAGGCTCATGTGTTTCTGGATGAACGTAATAGTTTGCATTAGTCTCAATGGTATTCATTTTAATCTTATCATAATGACTCATGATACCATCAAGAGTTTCTGTTGCAATATTACGACTAGCTTTATTAGACCAGTCAGCTCTTTCTTTATCAGTAATAAAGCGATGCTCTTCATCTTGTTTAACAAGCATTGGATCAATATGATCTGGCATACTAAAGTTAGTTGCACCAGCTTCAATAGAGTCCAATTTATATTTATCTTCTTTAGATAGAAGACCATTGTACTGATAAGTAGCAATTCTGTCTTCTGCTTTAGCATTCCAGAATGTCTTTTCTCTATCAGTTACGTGTCTAATACTAGATGTATCTGGATGAACGTAATGGTTAGCATTAGGCTCAATAGTATCAAGCTTAGCTTTATCTTCTTTAGCCATCTTACCATCTACTGCTACAGTAGCAAGTGGAATGGAGTTAGCAGAGATAGGAATCCAATCATTACCATCATAACGATAAGTAATATTGTCTTCATTACAAGTTACAGTCCAACCCTTTTGAGGAGATGGATATTTAGACATAATTTCTACGAAAGTCTCTACAGATTCTTTCCAGATATTATCATACTCTAATTGAGAGAATTTATTATCAATCTCTTCTTTAGTGTATTTATTATTCCAACTAAGACGATCACCTGCAGATACGTGCATTTGTTTATCTGCAATATGACGACTAGCTACAGAGAATGCAATATTTACTTTTTGTTGTGCACCCTCTTTGGTTTCTTTATTATCCCAAGATGCTTTATCTGTTGCAGATACGTGAATGCTATCATCTGCAATATGACCATCAATAGCTGTTTTAGCTTGGACAATAGTTTCTTTTTCTTTTTGAGTAACGTGAATCTTATTATTACTCAAATGATCTAATACGTTTTTATTATTAGCAATAATATTAGATAAGTTATTATAATCAATCCCGGTACCTTTGACTTTATAGCCATCGGTACCAGAGAATGCTATTAACTCATCAATGATAGAGTCTTCATTGATATTTTTCAGACGTCGTAGTATATCTGGTTTTGCCACTACTATATCCTCCTTATTGTTTTAATGCAGAGATAGCAAGCATAGCAGAGGATGTTTGCTTAGATGCTTTAGCCATCTTTTCAAGTTTATATGCCAAGTCATGATCTTCAAATTTTTCTACATTATCATATTCAGCTACAATGAATCCTAAGAGTTCACCATCACCGTATTCAAATATACCACTAAAGATACAAGTCTTATCTTGCTCATCAAAGAATAACTTTGAAATGATAGCATCTATTTTGTTTTCATTCTTATATATAACAAAGGTGTGCTTCTTTAAGAGATTAACTATTATATCATCCATCAATCCGATAGGAATATCCTTATGCTTTTTAATTAGATGATATTTAGATACACCAACTTTATCCATTTCACAAATACAGGATGCCTTTAAGAATGGAATATTATTTAGAGAGTGTGTGCCATTATGGAAGAGATAGAACTCAACCCTGTCGGCATGTACTTCATCTAAAATTTCTTTTACGTTATGTTTGAGGCTATCGCTAAGTCTTAAGAATATTTCAATTATACTTTTATCTTTTTGAGCTTTATCATCAGAATTACTCAGTCTATCTATTTTATCTTCTAGACGTCTAATTCTATCAGATTCATCATCTGAGGAATTGTTGTTATTGTTATTACTTATAGCCTTAGCTAAATAAATTAAAAGTATAATAAGAAGTACAATAATGAGAAGAAAAGCGACTAGACCAAAAACAAATGGACCAAAATCATTTATTAATCTTGCCAAACTTTGAAAGATTTCATGTACTTCTGAGAGCATTTGGACTAATCACCACCTTATAAATAAAAAAGTTACTATTCATATGTTAAAATTTACTTAGTAGCTTTATTTATAAGGTATGCAGTACCAGCTAATGCTGCAGCACCACCAACGATTTTCAAAGTTTTGTTTTGATGTTTAACGTGTTTAAGTTCTTCGTTTAATTCACGTTGTTTATCTTCCATAGATAATTGATATGCTGCAATTTGACGATCAGCAATCTTAGTTACATCTATAGACAATTCATGAGATTGATTAACTTTAACTGTACCATCTTTATCTGTAGCATGAGATGTTGTAGTTTGCATTGGTACATCGTAAGTTTGGTCATTATATTTAATTCTAGCAACAGGTGCTTGATCTTGGATATCAACATCAGCATCTTCTGGAGATTCTTTTTCTACATAACGAATCTCTGTTTGGTTATTACTAACAACCTTTTCAGTTACAGGTTTATTTTTCTTAAGATCTTCTAATGCTTGTTTAACAAGACGTACTTCAGCAGCGACTTCTGCATCAGATACTGCTGATTTGAGTTCATCAATTTTTTCATATGCAGCATCTATTTGAGATTGCATAATCTTATATGTAACAAACCCACCAAAACTAATGGAAAAAAGAAAAAATAAGATGCCTAAGATTATAGGCTTCTTATAGGTTTTAAAATTTTCTATAACTGTACTTTTAATATTTTCTAAATTAGCTTTCATTTAATTCTCCCGATTAACTAATACGTTCCCACATATATACCCCTAAATATGGGTTTTCTACATTTATAGGTGCACCGCTACCAACTCTACTAGTATTACCGCTTACATTAACTGTATGGCTATGACCACCAGCACCATTAGTTGTACGATTTATGGTTTCATTAACATAGTAGGTTTCATTACGTCTTCTATCAGTATCTCCACTACCATAATATTTACAATAATATCCTCTTTCATCGTATCTAGCTTCCCGTGTATATGAAGAATTATCGCTTGTATTATGAGTATGATCACCTACACTAGATGTAGTACCAGAAATATTAATACTATGATCATGGGCTGGAATATTACTTTCACTAAGAGTTGTAGTAATGCTACCACCAGTTTTACGTAAAGTAATATTACGGTCAGCACTAACGCCAACTAAGCAGCGACCTTCAGCGACACGACGCCATTCACCACCTATAGTTTCAGATGGATTAGTATTTACTAGAGTAATATAGATACTACCAATAGGATAAGCTTTATTTAAGATTTGTTTAGTTACATACTCTTCTAAAAGCTTAACAGTTACAGGACTATTAGGATTACCACTAATAGTTACATCAGGTACTTTAACTATACCGGTAAATGTAGGACTATCAGCTTTAGCATAATAATCTGGTAGGTTACCACCAAACTTTTCTGCATTAGCTACATTAACATTTAATCTTGATGGATTTTCACCAAAGATTACATGACCTTGTGAGTTAACTGTGACTCTAGTATATGCACCAGCAATAACACCACTATCAGGGTGTCTATAGTTGGTAGCAAAGTTAGCAATACCATTTAATTTAATTTTATCTTCGGCAGTCATTAAACCAGCTACAGCCTCAGTGGCTGGTTTGATATTACTCATAATAGTATTCCAACGATTACGTTCTTCTGCTGTGATATGTTTGACATCATCTTGTAAATGAGCATAAGAAATATCTATCTTTTCATTAAGAGTCTCATTAAGCTCTTTACTAGTAATCTTGTCTAGTTGTTTATCATAGCTAGTAACACTTCTATTTGAGAAGGATACCGCTAGTCTATTTGTAGTTGCCATATTATCCTCCTACTATATTGCAAAGCTCTTAACTGGACCCCAAGTATCACCTGTACCAGAGCGTAAATAGAAAGTGCCATCTATAAATAAGAACTCATATGCTAATTCATCTTCATCAGCACGGAATCCAAATATAGTAGCATATACACTAGTAGTTGTAACACCTTGAAGATTTAATACAGAGATCTTACGTTTACCAGTAAATTTAAAGAAGTTAGAATAATCATTTGGTTTAGTTGGTTTCTCTGTATCAAGATTCAATGCTTTTAAGAATAGACCAACTTCTGCAAATACAGAATTCCATTTCTTAACTGGGTCAAATGCATTCAAACAATTGTTAGGACCAATCCAGAATTTCTTTTGATCTTTCTCGGCTGGATCGTTCTCTTGTTTTACATATGGAGACTGTTTATTAAGATATTCGATATTAACAGCTTGACTCACTTCAGCATCAGGTTTAGGTGTAGGTACTTTAGGTGCACCTAAGAAGATAGGTGATGCTAGTTTAGCATAAGAGTCAGCTGGTTCATTACCAAGACGATCTGCATTATCTGCAGTTGTATTAATCTTAGTAGGATTTCTACCAGCAATTACATGACCTTTTTGATCTACTTCTACTTGTAAATATAACCCAGGTTTAACTGTAGAGTTAGGGTGGATATATTTATTTGCTTCAGCTTCAATATTAGCCAACTTTAATTTCTCAGCTGGGGACATGAAGCCTTTAGTTGTATTATTTGCCAATGGTAAATCAGTTATTTGGTTCCATCTATTCTTTTCTTCTTGAGTTACATGAATAGCGTTATTTTGCGTATGAGCAAGATTTTGCTTAATTGTATTTTGAAGACTTAGAGATAGCTCTTGGAAGCCGATCTTATCTAGTTCGTAGTTATAAGGCATACATTAACCTCCTTTATTTATATTACGTTTATGTTCAAAATGAGGCTCCAATGAGTTCTGGGACCCATTGGAGCATATACGATTAATCGTCAATCATAGCAAGTGCATCAGCACATTCATTTTGGAATCGGTCTAATAAAGATTCACGACTAGCAGATTGGTTCCACTCCCAAGAAGAGCATACACCAATATAGATTGCTTCAATCATTTGCTTATCAATATTAGCACCATCAACGTAAGACATAGTTGGATAGCCAAGATAGTCTAATGCATCTAACCACATTTCTTCAATATTACCTACACCGTATTGAATAGCACGAGAGAATACTACTTGTTTCATAACTTCGTGATGGTTTTCAATATTATAACCAATATTACGAAGAATTCTAATTGCAGGATCATAGTAATGCTCGATTACATATTGATCTTGTGCTTCTTCGAAGTCTTTTGCATTATCAGAGTTAGCTAACCATTTCCATGCAGCATCAAATTCTTCACCAGTTAAAGGATGTTTAGCTAATTCAGCCCCAAACCAATAACCTTTTTCTTGTAGCCAGTCTACAAATTCATCTAAAGAACCAGCATTACTGGAGAATTGATAAGTACCATAAGATTTCCCACCTGGGTCTCCCCAGCCACTGGAAATAGTACCAATACCAGCACCACCGGATTCGTATTTTTCGGATAATTCACCGATCTTCATAATATAATTCCTCCTTACATTTCTTTAAGTGGCTTATGAATCTTCTTTGGTCTAGAAGATCTGTTAGCCATTTCAATAACATCATCTGCAGCTTTACTATTAACGGGTGTAGGTACGTCTACCACCGGACGTTCAACAACCGGACGCTCGACAATAGGCTGCTCAGCAATGGGAGCTTTTACAATTTTTGGAGCAATTGGGAATTCACCTTCTGGGGAATTCTTAGTGCTATCCACTAACCATTTAAATAAACCAATTAAGCCAACACCAGATGCGGATAAACCTTGCCAGCAACTATCAATTTCGAATTTTGTGCCATATAGACCATTAGACCAGTATCCATATACCCAAGATCCTAAAACTAAGATTGCTGCCAATAGACCAAATCCCATACAGATTGAAGCCATATTAACTCTTAGATGTCTTAAAAGACTCATAAAAATAAATCCTCCTTTTAAAAATAAACACCCCAGTTAGACCTATAAAGGTGGAATCGGGGGTTATCATTATGTTAAAACATTATGATAATTGATTAAACTGAAAGGAGACAAATATGGAAGTCTTTAATCCTGTATATGATAAAATCGCATTAAATGATTTATCCCCTGAGCTTCAAGCTCTAATTAGAGATTCTTCTGAGTCTGTATCTTATAACTTAAATAGACATATGAAAGATAAGTCTGCTCATATCACAGTTTTAGATAGAGAAACTTGGAATAATAAAGCACCCAATGAATCACCTAACTTTACTGGTGTACCAACTGCACCAACTCCTACTTTAGGTGACTCTTCTAATAAAATTGCTACAACTGACTTTGTAACAAATATTCTTAAGATCTTCAAACCTGAAGTATCTATCAAAGCTAATAAGTTAACTAATAAAGTTAATATTAAACTTGGTGGTGTAGCTGATTCTACTCCAGTACAATTCGATGGTAGTGGAGATTTAGTTATTCCTGTAACATCTGTAGATACTTCTGCTCTTAAAGGTATCTTAGGTAAAGATAAATTAACTGGTAAATATGATATCTCTATCTCTGGTAATGCATCCCATGCTGATACTGCAGATAGAATCAGTGGTATTGAATTGAATGAGTTGGCTATGAAAGAATCTCCAGCTCTTCAAGGTAAACCAACTGCTCCGACTGCTACATATGGTACAGCTACAGATCAAATTGCTACAACTAAATTCGTTGATAAAGCTATTAAATCTTTAGACTTAACTGCTTTAGCTGGAGCTGGTGGAGCAACTGGTACTAGATTTAGTCCATTTAAAATTAAGATCACTGGTAAAGCTACAGCTAATGAAGTTACTGTAGATGGCACAAGTGACGTAAATCTTAATATTAGAGATCTAGCTATTGATTATAATGAGATTACTAGAAATCTTAATATCACTACAGTTAATGGTCATACTTTAGGTAAAGATGTACCAGCTAATGCAGTATTTACTGATACAGTTTATGTGCATCCAAATACACAAACTGATTTGACTGCAACCGAATTTACAGCTGTTACTGTAGACCGTCAAGGTCATGTAATTGCAGCTCGTAATCCAAGTACTTTAGATGTAAATATTACTAAGAATGCTGCTACAGCTGATAGATTGAAAGAACGTCGTAGACTTAGTATCACTGGTGTAACTGCAAGTAATGCATTCTTTGATGGTTCTGCTGATGTGGCTTTAAATATCACTGCAGTCCCAGCTAATATTGTGACTGAGTCTAATGATAAACAATTTGTAACTAAAGCTCAAAAAGATAAATTAGATGCAACTTTAACTGCAACTGAGATTGCTGCTAAAATCGGTGAAGCTGGTTCTGGTATGGAATGGAAAGAAGCAGTTGATACTAAATCTAAATTAACTACTAAATACTCTTCTCCTAAAAAGGGTTGGACTGTATCCGTATTAGATGAAGGTAATACTTATCAATACAATGGAACTTCTTGGATTGTAGTGTCTGGTAGCAATATCCCTAATGCGACTACTACATCTGATGGTAAGATGTCTAAAGAAGATAAAGCTAAATTAGATAGTATCGCTGCTGGTGCAAATAACTATGTATTACCAACTACATTACCAGCATCTATGATTACTCAAGATGATGATCATTATTTTGTAACCAAATATCAAAATAAGAAACTTCAAGATCTTTACAATAAAGGTGAAATAGATAACCTCTTTGTTAAGAAAACTGAGTTGAATAGAACTCAAGCATTTACTCTAGGTAATGGCTGGAAGATTGAAGCTAACGCTACTGGTGAATTAGCATTTACATTCAATGGTGTAGAAAAAGCTAAACTTGGTACTGATGGTGCATTTAGATCTGTAAGCTTAGAAGAAACAGGGGGTAACTAATGCTACCTGTAACTAGAAAAGCTCTTAGATATTTTATGAAACTTGTGACTCCAGAGTATATTGGTTGCTACTTAATGGCTATCTTTACTCAACTACTCTGTTTAGTTACTAATCCTATCATAGTTCTATTCTGTGATAAATATGGTAACCTTCCTAAGATATTCAGACTATGGCAGACTTATGATAATTGTCTTGATGTAGACTGGATGATCTCTGAAGGTGCAGTTCCTAAAGTGTTTAGATATGATTTTAACAAACACTATAAATATTATCCTGAATCTAAGACTAATGATGAAATGATCCCTGGTCATGTAGTTATCTTAGATGATGACTTTACATTCAAAGAGAAAGTACAACGATATTTCTGTCGTGTATTATGGTTATATAGAAATTCTGCATATGGGTTTGCATATAAACTTCTTGGTATTACTTATACTGGTATTCACCAACACGTATTAGAGAATGATCAAACTAAAGGTCAACAAATCTTCGTATCTTTCTTAGAAGATTCTTGTGGAGTTGATAGATACTTCTCCGTAAAATCTACTGAATACTGGACTTGTCCAATTATTGAGAAACGATTTAGATTTGATATCTATCTTGGCTGGAAACTATCTGGTACTCAAGAGTATACTAATGAAAAACGTGCAATGCTTGCTATTAGAATTAGCCCATTCTTAAGTGTAAAATAATCAAAGTGGTACATCCAATTAATTTGGATGTACCATTTATATCTATTTGGAGGCAAATATGACTAACATAATTCCATTAATAGCAAAAAAATACAATCGCAAGGGGGATACGTCTGGTACCCTTAAATCTTTAGTAGATGACTTAGTTTTTATAGAAGATATAAATGATTCTTTATTATTCATAACTAATATTCCTAGAGAGACTAAGTACTCTATTGAAGAAGTTTTCAATATTATATCATCTAATGATAAGTATAGTGAAGTACTTGGTAATGTATTAAGCTCTCTTAATATAGATCTAGATTACCATAAATTATTATTAAATGCAATAGACTCTGAGTCTTATAAAATCATTAGCTTGATTAGTGATAATATACCAACTCCAGATTTATTCTTGGCTAAGAATAACTATGGTTGCTTAACCACTGCTTTAGGCAAATCATATACTATCTTTGATAAAGTCCTAGGTATGGTTATTAGTCAATTACTACATACATCATCTAAAGAAGATAAGATCTTAAGTTTATTCATGACTATCTGTATCATTAATAAAGATATAGATAAGTTAGCTTCTTTATGTACTGGCTATTTAGCTATAACTAAAGATGAAGTCTTAGTAAAAGACTTAATGAATGAGTCTGCAACTAATGCATTCCAATATATATCAGAAGAAGATATTCATGCTGTAGTTGATGATATTAACTCTCGTAGTGTATTAGCAAGATATTTATCAAGAATGTAAAATACCCCCATAGGAGTTCAACTCCTATGGGGATACTTTTTAGATTTTAATAATAGATTTGATAAACAATATCTAAGCCTTTGGAAAGCTCAATCAATTGTTCATTCGGCATATTATATTTAGTCAATGGACGAATATCTTGATAGTATTGTTTACCATTGATTTCTTTTTTCCAAGCAGTACATAAAGAGATTGTATTAATACGTGCTTCGTTGATACCTACAGTATTGATAAACCATTCACGACATTCTTCTTCAGTGATCTTTAAGTTGATTTCTACGAAAGTTTCAACTTCAGATTCTTTAGTAGAATTGTAAATAGTAGCATCTACTGTAGTACCATCTTCGAAACGAATCTTTTTAACTGGTTTGGATTCAAATGTTTTGAAGTAGTATGCAACACGGTTACCAATGATTTTACTACCATGATAGATTTCTTTCTTAGCGTCAGTAAGATCTTCAGTAATCAATGGGAAACGGAATGGAACCAAGTACTCTGGTGCACACCATTTAGCATAGTTAACTTCATATACTTGAGAGTTTTCACGACCACAACCATCAGTACCAACACAGAATAAGTAAACTTTTTCTGGTGTAGATGGTGTTTCAAATACAGAGTTTTCTAAGTTCATTTCTGTATTATAAGATGGTGTAGTATATTGTCTAGGAATATCAAAATGTTGAGTAGCAGTATATTCTGCTCCAGGTAAGATGATTTTGTTTTCACCTTCGAATAATAAGATATCAGTACCACCAACAAAGACTTTAATGTTGGTACGGTTATGAGTTGCAGTAATATTACTACCATCTGTAGTATGGCTAAATTCTGCAATATTTAACTGTTTATCAGGCATCTTACATTTACCTCCAATTAGTTTTTATCTTCAAAATTTATTATTATGTTTTGGTTATCCATTGCTATCGTACTGAGATACGTATACATGATCTATTAATTCAAAGTTATCGATTCGTTTACCTTTAACTCTAGATTTAATACGATCAAATGATTCAGACATAGCATAATGGTGTAAACGTAAAGAGTTAGTATAGATAATTAACTCTTTCTTAATAAGTTTACGTAAATCATCAGTACGTTTGAGTACTGCGTAAATGTGTAATTTATCATGGACATCTGTAGATGGATCTAACGTAGAAATACCATGATCTTTGATGCCATATTTTTTGAAGTAGTATCTTAAGATATATACTAATTCTTTTTGAGTGATATTATCTATCTCATACTTCTTGGTTAGATAGCTACTGAAACCATCATAGAATAACTCAAAGTCTTCATTTCTTAACTTAGATAGATACTTAATTGCATCAATCGGTTTAATATATTGATTATAACGTCTATCGAAATTATAAACTGTAGTTAAACCAGCTAACTCAATCTTATAAGATTTAAAGAAATCTATAACTTTAGATACATACATCTTCAAGTAATCAATACCAATACCTGGGAGATAGTTGAACAACTGTTTATAGTCTTCAGATCCCATGAATACTTCAATGTATTTAACTGTATCCATAATGGAGTTAGTTATAGCTTTCTTACGTTGAAGATCTTCACCAATAGACTTCATACGAAGTATAGCATTATATAGATCTATATCTTGATATCTTAGATATTCAGTATAAGTCTTAGCAACTTGGTCACCATTGACTCTAAAGAATTTATTACTAAACTTCTTGATTAGTAATGCATCATATACAGCTTTATATGCATCATATATACGTTTATTATCTGCATAATACATGCCTTTGACAACTACATCATAGATCTTAGTATTCTCTTCTAAGATATTCATTAAACCTTTCATGGATATACCAGGTTTATATTTCTTAAAGTCAGCTACTTTTAAGTCTTCTAATGTATAACCATACTTACGTTCAATATCTCTACGGAGTAAATCTAAGTCTGCATCAAAATTGAATCCTTGGATATACATGATAGGAACAGTCTCTGTTTGAATTGTATCTTTCTTATTATAGTATAAGTAAGATAAAGAGAATAGATAGCATAAGATAGAAGATAACTTAAATGTCTTATCAGGTCTAATATTAGGAACTGATAATCTAATACGATCTTCAAATCTTGTATCATCAAAGAATGTATTGAAGAAGTATGGAATCTTGAATGATAAGTCACTCATAGACATAACTGTATCAATGGAGATATATTTAGTTCTAGCGTAGTTGAATTCTTTCTCAAGGATTTGATTCTTAATATCCAATGGATCAAATTCATTTGTCCATAACCAATCATCTTCAGTGAATGTATCATAATCTATATATTTAGATTCGTCACGAATAAAGTTATCTGCAGACTCATTTAAAGGAATCTTAACAAACTTAAGATCATAGTCTTTGGTTGGGTCTTCGATAAAGATATTTTTACGTTTAGCATTTACATAAGAGAATGTAAATAAGATAGTATCGCCATGCTCTAGGATTTTATCTACATTAGAGAATAAAGCTTGATCATCTACGATTTCATAATCAACGTTCTCTTCTAAGATAGTACCATCTTCACAAAGAATCTGCATTTGGTTATTATTATCAGACTCTAGGAAGTTATCATAAGGGTATGGGATATCTACAACTCTCTTACCATTTCTAAGATCATATATATTATACTCAGTTCTAATATAGTTATTGAAGTTATCATAGATAGAGTTATAGATAAAGATACATCTAACTTCACGACCTTTCTCTAAGTTAATAGAGTCATCTAAAGTTAGCATTGTACCAGATACAGTATATCTTGACTTATCAATGATAGTACCGCCAACAGTTACAATCATACCATTGCCAGACTTTTCATAGTTATAGAATGGATAGTTGATTGTAAATACCTTTTGATTGGCTACACGAGCTTTAAGAGAATCTTCTGTAATATGTATAGTATAGTTATTACGTGGATCTTGGAAGAAGTATACTTTAACTATATCTTTACCATCTACATAGTCTTTAGAGTTTCTAAATGATAAGATATTACCATTCATGATGAAGTTAGATCTGTCTAAGATTTCACCATTAATAGTAATTAACCATTTATTTCGTTTAGAGTCATAGCCCTCATATGGGAAGTTAATCTTAAATGAACTCATCATACGATTAATTTCTATTTGAGCAGAGGATAACTTGATTCTTTCTCTATTCTTAGGGTAGATGAAATGAATCTTAATCTCAGTACCAGTACGTAATACTTTAGTTTGATCTAGAATCTTGATCTTATTCTTCAAGAATGTATATTCAGATGAGTATACTGGTTTACCATCAAGGAATACTTCAATTGGGTATTCACTCTCTTGGTATCCTTTGAATGGTACTTCAATTTCATAGTCTTGCATACCAGGGATTTGTACTGTAGTAGTAAAGAATTTCTCTTCTAGCTCTACATCAAAGCCTTCGGTATAGATATTATTGAATACTATACTACGGTTTCTAGTTACTTTATCTTGAGGATATACAAATGAGAAGTTCTTACCATTAAGCATATATCTATCAGATGGAAGTAATACTGAACCATATAATGCAAAGAATTCACCACCATATTGTATGTAGTTATAATATGGCTCTGGTACATCAAAGCTACTGATAGCTGTATCAGTAACAGTCTTGAAATTGTATTCAGTTATCTTACTCTTAATAGGATACATTGGAGAGTATATAAATACTACAGACATTAAACGTTCTGTAGTAATCTTAGCCCAGTCTGTATCTTCATTGAAAGTAATCTTATTACCATTTACAGTATATCGTTTTGGATCAATGAAAGTACCACCTGTAGATAGATACATTAATCCACCCATATCTGTAAAATCAGCTATAGGATATTCGATAGTAAAGATCTTCTGTTTATTATCAGTAATAGGATATTGTCTAACAGATGTGATAACCTTATATCCATCTAAGTTAGAGATATCATCATTGAATTCATTATTAGAGAAGAAAATAAATTCAAGTTTAGACTTCCCTCTAAGGAAGTTGGCATCTTTAAAGTTAAGTTTACCATCTTTAGAGATAGTATATTTATCTTCTAGTACACGTTTACCATCCACATTAACGAAAACTGCACCACCTTTATCAAGGAAGTTTTCATGAGGGAATGGAATCTTAATACCATTAGATGCAAAGTTAGTTAAAGTCTCATTAGCTACATCAACCTTTTGGTCTGTATCTAATACTTGCTTAACTTTATAGTTGAATATATACTCACCAGTATCCTCATCTACTTTACGATCACGTAATAGATAGTATTTAAAGATACGTAAGTCATCAAAGCCAAAGATAGAGCAGATATCTACCATACATTTAGCAGTTGATTTGTATTTAAGTAACTCATGAAGTCTCCGCATCATTCTAACTTGATAGATCAATGGGATTTCATCATAATATGGCACACCATGAGACATGAATATATATCTTACACAACGTTCATCAAACACATCAAGATTAATGATATGCTCTTGAACTTCAGATACTAAATCAATCATGGTTTGAATGATAATAAAGATAGTTAACCAAGCATCATAATATTTACTATCAAATCTATGAGCTTCAGAGTAGATTGTATTGATTGCAAATGCTCTATTTACATTGAATCTACGTTCAAACTTCTCTTTAACTACAGAGTTATCAATAGATGGTAACCATAGTAATTGGAATTCTGTTGCTTTTCTAGCTTTATAGATGTCGATATTGGATTTAATATACTTTAGATAATCATATTCATCTTCTGTATATCTAGCTAATACATTATCCCAAATACCACGTTCTTCTAATTCACTAATTGTAGCATCATCCATCTCATGTAGAGGAATTCTATAATCAATACCGATATTCTCTATTCTTAAATCTTCAGGAACTACTAATCCTTCATGACCTAAGTTAGGTAAACCAATAATCTTACGATAATAGTTATTCTCTTCTACATAATTAGCAATAAATAATTTTGCAGCTTCATCTCTAGCTTTATCTCTATAGTCTTCTGGGATATATGCAGGATCTTCTACTGCTTTCTGGAAATAATTAGATGGTACCCCGGCTCTAGCTAAGATATCCACCGTATAATCATATAATCTCCAATCTGCAGTTCCTTCTACAGATTGAGTATATAGGTCTCCCATGAATTCTGTACGTGTAGTCTCATTCTTAACAGCTTCTGTCTCAGACTTTACAATACATTTCATGCCTAATTCTTTTACATAATAAATGAGTACGTCTACAAAAGGATATTCTGTAAACACTTTATCCATATTAGGATTTTGCATATTGTAAATTTCCTCCTTTCAGAGAGAATTTAGATTTTACTTTAATAGTATGTAACCCTAATAAGTGCTTATCCTTAACATATAGATATAGACAATTTTACAAAGGAGCATAGTAAAATGAATGAATTCCCTGATTTACAATTAAAAAAAGATCCAGTGAATCCAGTACTAAGATCTCCATATGTGCCTTTTGAGTTATCATTCTATCAAACTAAATATACATTAATGGATATAGATGTTTATACAAACTTTATTAAGAATGCTGTTAGTAGATTTAGAAAGTCTAGAACTTATACTCACTATAAAGGGTATCTAATGAATCTTGGTATGGATCACTGTCAATTGCATAGTAATATCTATGCAGATATGGCTACTATTGAAATGCATCATAATATGCTAACTATCTTTGATATTGCAGTTATCTTAACTGAGCATACAATCAATACTGTTGGATATATTACAACTTTCGACTTAGTTAACTTACTAAAGAAAGTTCATACTGAAAATAAAGTACAACTTGTAATGCTATCGTTAACTGCACATCAACTATACCATAATGCAAATGGTATGTATATCCATCCAGATATGTGTTTTGGCAACTGGATGGCTTTCTTAGAAGAATACAAATATGGTATAACTATTGCGCTGGCAAACAAAATAATAAATTACGTAAATTATGCTATCTCTTTAGGTGATACCGAAACTGGTGAACTCCTAAAACTCAGAGATAAAGTCCAAGATTGGAGTGTATTAAATGAATATGGAGTTAATCGTACTGGGTATTAATTACTTTATTATCCTACTTATAATCTTCTTAGTTTATAAGGTTGCCAATAAGATTGCTAACTCTTATAAAGAAAAAAATAAAAGAGAATTAGATTTGATTCAAATGTCTATGTCTACTTCATTAGATGAAATGACACAGACTATTGATACATTCATAAATGAATCTATTCAAGAATTCGCTGTTATGAATAATATTCAAGATTCTAAATATATTAATACTGAACTTGAACAAGAACTCCGTAACTTTGTTATGGAGAGTGTAAGTGGACGTATATCCATTAACCTGCTTAATAAACTTAGACTTTTCTATAAAGAAGATATTATTCCTGACTTGATTGCTAAGAAGATCTTCCTGGCTGTTACAGCTTATACTGCAATCAATAATACTGGTGCTACAAGTAAAAAAAATAAATAACTTTGGAGGATGGGAATATTCCCATCCTCCTTATTATTTTAATCTTCGATCTCATCTACTGTTGTGCGGAATATATCAACACCACCTTCTAATACATATGCAGATTTACCTACATATGGATCTTTAGAAGTAAACTTTCGTGCTACTTCAACTGCATTATCAAAGCTATTGCAAACACCGATTGTATAACTAAATTGATCTTTTACGATATACATATTATTTACCTTCTTTCTTTAATGTGTTAACTACATCGACAACGAATAAGAATGTGGACACGAAGCTTAAACCAATCCACATCATTGGATATTTCTTAATGGAAGCTTCTACATTGGAAAGTTCGAATTTGTGAGTACGTTTTAACATGATATACCTCTTTCTGTCCTAAGGACTAAACTAATAAATACTATATCATTATATCACCTTAATAATATACAGTTAAAGAATACCACTATTACAAAAAAAGAAAACCACTAGGAGTTTAACTCCTAGTGGATATACTTATACTTTTCCATATACTCCCCAAATAAGAGAAGATATATATCTTAGTACTTTCTCATTATAGCTAATATCTAATGATCTAACATCAACTAGATCTGAATCGATATAATAAATGTAGTTCATACTAGATACTTTAAATTTAGATTGTAGATTGAATTCTCTATAGTACTCTATATTGAGTTCACCGTTTACATAATCACGGTAGAAGTCTCTTAGAGTATCCATAGCAAGTTGAATATTGTTTTTTGAAACCATATTCATTATCTTAAATATCAATGCAATAAAGTAGTCTCTATGGAGCTCTATATTATGTGGATCTAATCCGACTATAGCTTGCTTCATACCAAACATATCTTGTTTTGTCATTAATATGAATTCACCAACTCTAATAAAGTTATCGTATTCATCTACTTTAAGATTATCGTCATCTAAGTCGATATCATTTAATACTAGATTGCAGTCATCAAGATATAAAATCTTTTCTGGTTCAATTTTATCTAAATGATAAGACCAGTCCATTTTATTCTCTGATGTATACTTATAGATTGTATCACCTATAAGTATATCAATAGATGAAAATCTCATTGTTTACTCCAATGCATTTGTATATGTATTCATATCAAATGGATACCAGACTTGTAATGGTTCAAAGTTCTTCTTAGCATCAAGTTTATAATAAGCTGTACGTTGCAAATATGCAAGTTGAGCTCCTTGAGGAGAGAAGTCTATATCATCACGTATACTATTTACATCATCCATATCATAAATGATTTGCGGATGTATACCATACGTTCTTCTAAGTACATTACACATCATCTGAGTAACCATATCAGAGTATTCATCATTGCTTACAATAATAAATACTTCAGAACCATTATAGAATCTATAGATAGCCTTATAGAATTCATAGAACTCCACTTCAGATTGATTAAACAATACTTCACTAAAGATTGTTTCAAAATCTGGACTATCTATAAGATATTGATAAGTCAGCTTAGAAATAAGCTGACTTACATAATTCCATGGGTTTCTTGGATAATCTCTTGCAGTCAATTCGGCTACAAAGATATTCTCTGGTAAAGCATCTTGCTGTTGTTTTAGATCCCAGAAGTCTTTATAGTCTCCATATTCTACCATGAGTTGTTTATCCAACTTATCTTTATCATCTGCATATAAATATGATCGATAATATTGATAGATCGGTTCTGTACAAAATACAAACTTCATTCTAATCACCCATCAATGCAGGAGTCAAGTCAGGATCTTCAGACTTAACAGCTATAATATTTTGGAATGCTTTATCTTGTAACTCTACAGGAACTTCATCATCTAGCTTGATATTTTTACTCAAGAGATAAGAGTTAACTGTATTTCTATCAAATGAAGTATTAGCCATATATCTTACATAGCTTTGCTCATTGATATATCCATATTGGAATAAGTTAGTTACAGCATAACCAATACTAAATACAGATGGAATGAATGATACCATAGTTGGTCCACTATATGTCATCTGTAATTGTAATGATGCGGCAAATACACTCATAAGAACGTCCATGAATGGAATACTATCTTTACTCCATTCTTCATCTGTAGTATATACTACTACATTCTTATTATGCATAGCTGCACCAACTAAGAAGATATTCATAATAATATCTACTTGGTTTAGATAAGACATATAAGCTTCTTTGAATGCATCTTCACCATAATCTACATAAACTGATACTACATTGAATGGTGGAAGCAATACTGGAAGTTTAACTACATTAGGATTCTGTAATAGAACTGCTGGTGCATGTTCAGTTACAATAACAACTCTCGTTCCTGGATCAACACTAGCTTGAGCAGCTAGTGTTGGATCATTTGTGAACGTAATTCCATTCATCGAATCACCTCTTAGTAACGATCACTTGTGGACATACGACGACGGCGAACTTTAGGTTGTTCTTCTTCGTCATCTTCTTCAAATTCAGATTCGATGTCCAACTTAATATTTAGAATGATTGTAGCAGCATTAGCTAATTCATCACCCAATGCTTCACGGAAGTCACCAACACGAACTTCATTATCTTTCTTGATGTCGCTATCAATGTAAGCATAGAATACATCTGGAAGAAGATCTTCAATACGCATTACTTTAGAATCATCAAGATCTTTCAAGATTCGTGTGAATTGTTTATCTAACTCTAAGATCTCATTATAGCTATAAGCATCTTCAGTGCCTACAACGGATTCAATATCTGCTGCAGCTTCGCCAATAAATTCACCTAAAGTTTTAATTTGATCAATTGTCAATAACATATCTTCTTTCTCCTTTACAGGTTTCTCTTCTAATTTAATGTCACCATCAGTATCAATTTTTACAGGCTCAGATGCCTTGGTTTCAATATGAATAGGATTGATCTTAACTGTATTTTGAGGTTTTTTCATATCCTCAGATAACTTCTCCAGAGCCTTATTATGCATAGTATTTTCTAAGTCACGAGCAGGTCTTTCTGGTTTAGGTGCGAAGTATTTATTGATACGTGGAGGAGCTGGATTAATTGCTGGGACTTCAATAACTAATTCAGGCTTCAATTCTTCTTTATGAAATTCTTCAGCTTTCTTTTTCTTAAACTCTTCGGTTTCTCTATGCATATCTTCATAATACTTACGAATTTTTTCTTCATTGACAATAGACTTAGCTTCTAGTTTAGCTAAGTTTTCTTTCATCTTATCAATCTCTTCAAGATCTAGTTTAGAAGTGATGTCTAATTTATTATCGACAGAATCATTTACTTTAACTTCATCAGTGTAAACACCATGATCGTTATCCCAATATAATTCTCCGTTTTTGAAAATTTGGATCTTCATAGTCATGTCTATTTCCCTCTTTCTTGTGAATAAAGCGATCTTCTTACGACCATCTTTGAATTCAGATGCCATATGAATACCGCCACATTTAAGACATACAATATTGTTGAACCCAGCATCATAATCTAATTCCCCTCGACATTGCTCGGTTGTATCTAGATTCAATGTATGAGTACAATATAAAATCTTTGGATCCAGAATATACATGTCTGCATAGTCAAGTAATACTGGACCAAATCCTTTTCTTAAACCCCAGTTCTTAAATGCTTTAGTACCAAAGTCATCTATGATAAATCTACCAACAATGGTTTCCATTATTCTATAGATATCTTCTCGTACAGACCACATTTGATAGAGGTTTTCTATTGGTACTACCCGTTCGAATATACCAACGTTACCATCTTGGCTAATATCAAAACACTTAGCCACGAATGGTTTTAGATACTTCTGATTTACGATCTCATCTGGATTGTTTTTAGAGCCAGCTTTATCTAATGCTATCTTAATACAGAATGTAGCATTATCATCAAGCGGCTCATAAACAACACGATTCGTACCACAACCAGATCTCTTAAACCCTTTTGGTTTAATGATAGCATCTAGCTTCTGGAACTTCTTCTTGAAAGCTTTATCCTTGCGATCAAAGATGATCTTCTTAATCAATGCTAATTCATCATCATTAAAGAAATCATACACGCAAGGACCTTCAATAGATTCGAATAACTCCTCCAATGTAGTGAATGTATTCATACTTTGGTAGATATCCGCATCATGATATAACCTACTATTGATTTTGGAGTTATCTAAGTTGCCAGTCAGATCATCAATTATCGTTGACTGCAGTTGCATCCCATGTACCTCCTAATTCAGGAGCAAAGTATTGTTTAAGTCTAGCTGCTCTATCCATAGCTTTACCATATACTTCCTTCTGAATTTCTTTTAATGGTCTATCATCATAAGTTTCAGTTTCTGGATCTTTAATTCTAGCACCTTCAGGGAATGGTTTATTAGTTGCTTCCATTTGCTCTAAGATAGAATTATCAAAAGCTACTCTACGTCTATTGTAGTTGTATCCCATTTCATCAGGTAAAGATAATCCAAGAATGCCATTATTCATGGCATCAGCAAAAGCTGCATTATCATCTAACTCATTAAGTAAGTCACTAGTTCTACTGATTCTTGTTTTATGAGCATAATTTTCAATAGCATCATTGAATTGATCATGATCATAGAATCCGCTTAAGTCTCTAGGACGTACATGAGTTAAAGAATAGTTGTAGGCTGGCATTGCTTCAGAATATGTATCAAACATATTCATCAAGCCTTTATGCTCACCTGGTTTACGACGTTCATTAATCTCTTGAAGTTTAGCAGTGAATGGAGATCTCATACTATAAACACGGATCGTTCCATTAGGACCTACTGCACCTCTACGAGATTGCATGTAAAGAATTTGTTGTTCAGACATTGGAATCACATTAGCAGCTCTAGCATTTCTAGCTAACGTTTCAGCACGCTTAGTATATGCTTCAAACTCTTCTGGAGTCAAGTCATTAACATCTTTATCTGCTACTGGGTCATAAGCATTACCACCCATTTGAGGACTTGTACGTTTAACAAAACTATTCCATGTACCATCTGTTTGATAGTATGGATTATAATTCAAGTCATGCATCATACCAAATGGATCGCTATCAACAACTTCATTAGCCTCTTCAGCTGTATAACCTAAATGATTAAAGCAATCTCTAATCATGCCATTAACCATAAACATTTGCTCAGTATATTCATCACGACGTTGTCTAGCTTCAGCATTAATCTCCATTTGAGACTTAATTCTCGTCATTTCATCCCACATACGAGCATGATCAGGATTCAATGGACGACCTGTTTTGTCTACCCATTCTTTGACTTTACTATCAAAGTAACAGCCATTTGCATGAAGTTCTTCAGCTGTAATGAATGTAACCATATTAGGATTATTCTTTACAGACTGTTCGTACTTATAATGCTCATACTTGAGCTTATTAGTATTATACTTTTGAACTTGATAGTTGTATTCAAGGATTTGTTGTTCATATCTATAGAAGTCATCCATTGGATGGTTAGGTATGTTTTGTTGAAGTTCTTGAATACGGTTATTAATATTATTGATTTCTCTTTCCCAGCTAGCTCTTACTTGAGGTTGCATGTAAGTCCATTGAGAGCAGAGAATTGTATTACGTTGGTCAATAAGAGCACGGATCTCATTATAGATAGCTTGTTTGTTTTCTTCAAACCAAGCACCTTTAATGTATTCATTATACTCATTAGTATATTTAACCATCGCATTATAAGTAGCCAATCTTTCTTCATATGGAATAGATTGGTCTTGCATTTCCGCAGAGATATCTCTTGGAGGTTGCAAGTTAGTTAGGTCATAAATTCTTTTAGGAACTTCCATCAAAGGAATTGTACAACCGAACGGTACGTTCAATGCATCTAAGTTATACTGACCATTTGGAAGCATTGGAGGTAATCCAATAGCTGCTTGCATTTGATATTGATCAGCCATATATGTATTTTGTACCATTTGATTCAATTCGTCATCAGTTGTTGTATCTATTTCTGGATCAGCATCTTTAGTTACACCAACCATGAAGTTTTCTAAGTCAGGAATATTAAGACCTTCTTGCTCTTTAAGCTGTTCCATATAAGCAAGATGTCTTCCTACACCAGAAGATAGAACTGCAGTCCCAGGAGGGAATTGTCTAAACATCCCTTCAGTAGGATCTAATCCCATACTAAGCATCTTTTCTTCATACAATTCTAGATTGTAATCTAATTGATACTCAGGGTGTGTTTTCAAGAACTCATGGATTTCATTCTCATCAGTAGCTTCATTCCATGGAACTGGTCTAATGTGCACACCACACACGATATTATTTAAGCGATTAATATACTCATTCCGTAAAGATAAAGTCTGAGCCATGAACTCATTACGAATTCTGCTTTCAGATGCTTTAATCTTACCACGGATGATATCCATCGCTTCTGGATTATTTAGATCGGATAAGCTAAATCCGACTACTTGTCCAGAGCTACCTGTCTTTATCATCTAGCGAATCCTCCCATACCATTCATCATATCTTGAATAGGATTGCCTGTGTAGATTGGTTGTCCTACACGACTTCTAACCATATTATCATACTCTACTTTGAATTGTGGACAGTGACGATATAATACATCAATCTCTCCAGCATCTGCTACATCTGTTGCACCAGTCTTAGTATGATGGACATATACTACACCATTTGGATCAATGTAGTATCTTAAGCTACTAGTGAAGTCTTGATGATGTTCAGGAGCTATAACCTCTTTAATTGGGTTAGGAGCGTCTCCATTTACATAACGACCAAAGATTCCACTATAAGGTTTTGGTTTAGGTTTACGAATCTTATTATCAGCTACTGGGTCATATGGTTTCTCTTCAGGTTTACCAGTTCCCATATGCTTAGCAATAAGATTACCAAAGTACCCATTATTAGATTTATGATCATGGTTACAACCACAACCACATTGATGGTGATGTTTCTCAGCCATCTTTTGTTCATGAGCTGGTTCAATATCTTCTTTAAAGATCTTCATAGCTCTTTCTTGAATGATTGCAGCTTTCTCTTCAATATAAGCTGCTACTCGTTCATATTCCCATTTGTGAAGCTCTACTTCAGTTTCAGCACTAATAGGTAGTGCAAGACCACTACTTGTTAAGATAAAAGGTTTTTCATTTGCGTCATAGATAACGCCAGGGTTTAGTTTCAACATAATTTTTTCTCCTCTGTTTAAATCTGTCTCTTCATAGAATGTGTTAGTTGATAATGTGATTTCGGAACCTCCAAATCTATCATACTCTTCTTTTGAAATTTGCTCCACTTCGACGCAATGGGGTACGCCGAATTCATCTACGAAATTAATGATATCCATATGGGTACCTCCTTTTTAAATCGAAATATGTAGATCACCATAATAATATATGGTCATATAAAAAATTAACGAGAGCATATTCCTCCCTAGGATTACTATGATCCTAGGGAGGTAAATATTACATACTTCTAATATAATCAACTAGATTTTCTTTAAATGAATGACTATCTTTAGCAATATCTGTACCAGTAGATTTTAAGATATCATAATATGCTTCTTCAATATCTAGTAATGTAGAAGAATATTGTGAGTTATTAGCTTTAATCAAGTGATCATTAGCTAATTCTTGTTGTAAACGATATTTACTAAACGCTTTAAGTCTATTAAGATCACGTTTGAATTCTTCTTGTACTTCAGCATAAGCTTCTGGGTGAGTTTCTGCTAAGTTCTCAGAGAAGTCAGGTTCTTCTGGTTGACAAGTTTCCATATTATCAGATTCTGCACCTAGATCGATTACTTCACCTTCGATGTTTTCATATATATTATCGCTAGGTGTTTGAATTTCTTCATTACCATCCAATGTATCTTCGTCTACAGGTTCAAGAGCTCCTTCAGGTGCTGTAAAGAAACCATCAGCATCTTTATGGAAACGAATGATATTACCTTCATCATTATCATCAATTTCTTCAGAATGATTGATATATACATCTAAACCATTAGCAATTCCTTCTGGAAGAATAGTCAAATCATAGAAACCAGCTTGGTATAATTGAACTACTTCAGCTTCAGTAATACCTGTAGGTTTAAGATTCTTAAAGATATCTAATACACGATGATCATTACCTTCACCAGCTGCAGCTAAAAGTACTGTTGGATCAAATAATAAGCTTGCTTTATATCGTGTAGGTTCTTCATTGTCATGAATAGTAATATCTTTAACAGAAGAAATTGGTACAAAGATACGATTAACTGCTTCAGTACCAAATGTATCAAATGCAATATACTTAGTACCTTTAGCAACGGAGAAACAATCTTCGATATCCATTACTTTATCTTGGTTTGTATCTAGAGTATATATATTATTGATAAGATTAGTAGATGCTTTACTATCAGTGAATCCTTCCATTTCAGCATATTCTGCTAGGCTATAAGACAATGCAAAGTATTCAATATTCTCAGCTGGGATGATATGAATATTTTCATTCTCATCGAAATAGTTGAAAAATCCTTTTGCTTCTAGCATAGGACTATCAGCGCTAATGTAACCTTCAATCTCGTGATTACGTTTAGAGTTTCTTGTTTTTACAAATAATAAGATTTTACGCTTTTCCATTATATTCTCTCCTATAGTTTATTTCTAACTATCTTAAAATAGATAGGATAAATTAATCTCTCATCAAAGAATGCTGGTGTATATTTACCTTCATCGGGCTTATAAGTTACACCGTGTTGCATTCTAATCAACGACGCTCTAGTAGATTCATCGATATAGTTATTCCACTTCTGGATATATGGAATTAAATCAACTAGATGATCTGGTACTAGTCTAAAGTTTCTAGCTAAACAAGTATATGCATTGTTTAAACTATAAACTGAATTGATATTTACATGACCTTTACAATGTAGAATATTAATCCGATGGACTTCTGGATCAAATTTATTAATTATAAGATCCACTATGGATTTGATAATAGTCTGATTGGCTACTACTCCACCAGCTCCAGTATACATTGTACCATTCTCATCCATATGAGTTATCCAATTATATATCCATTCTTTTAATCCCATAACTGAGATATTGCTATCAGAGTAGATATTGAATTCAGTATACTCATCTTTATATTCAGCTGCTAATTGGATAGCTAAATATAGTCCAGTCATTTCACCATAGTTGTTTGTATTACCTTCAATAATACAATGATATTCTTTATCTCGTCTATCGTTGATTACTGATATAGCACCAGCACAAACTCTATTACCTTTAGTTTTATCTACTTTACCTAATACAGATGCATCTGAAAAGATATCAAGTACTTTCATAAGTTTCACCTCCTTTATTAATACTTTGTAACGATCAAAATAAAAAGTAAATACCCATAGGAGATTAACTCCTATGGGTATATTCCGTTTCTTATTTAGATACTAATTCAATGCCTTTATTGATAATATTTTTAAGCATGTTTGTTGCGTGACCAACATTTACAAGCCCAGATTCAGGATTTGTTTCTGCTGCTTCTTTCATGCTAGTTAAGCGTTTTCTGTCGATTAAGACCGCAAACTTAGCATCATCAGGAATCAAGTTATCAGTCTTGATATTTCCAATAGCAGTCAAAGGATCCGTTTCCAAAGCCGATTCCATATATCGAGCTAGGTCGTAGGCATCTACCACTAGAACTTTAGAACCATCTTCCTTCGCAGCTTCAAAAACTGGAACAGCCGCAACTGGGAATTCAGGAGCCGCTTGAAGTGTGTTAACTTGTTCTAGAATATCGTGTAGATCATGACTCATTTCGTTCAATGCATTGGAATTAGTATTTTCTAATTTGTAATTTTCAGATAATTCTTTTAATACATCAAATTTCATTTTTTTACCTCATTAGATAATAATTCCAATTAGATCAGATTTGTACTCTGGAATAGACTAATCATCTATTGCTGTATACAAATCTTTGTGATCTATAAATTATCTATATGTTGGAATTATTATACTTAAATAAAACTATAAAGAATTATATAACTCTTGCTTACGTTCATTGAGCATTTGGATAATCTTCTGTTTATCTGGAAGATCATAAGCCCCACTGTCATCAACATACGTAAACCGTTGTTCAAATAAATGTTTAGCTCTATCACTAGTATACAATGCAGATGCATCCTCAATGTCTTTGAGGAGATCTAATTGATCTAGTGTAAAGAATTGTTTATACATATTTACAAATTCTTTGTAGTCACCAAATACATGAGTACATGGTACGAATAAGTAGTTTGCATGAACTAACTCATGAGCTGTTTCGGATAATGGAATTAATCCGACAAATCCATTGTAATGATTCCACATTACTTCTTTAGCAATAGACTCTTCATCAATTGGCTCTCCAAGAGTTTGTCTCTTACGGAAGATAATTGTGCAGATATCGTATAGAGTAATTGGATCATGATGTACATGGATTTTAATCTTGGGATTCGGAACGTTTGATACGTTTCTGTAAAACGCACAACTGTTCATATTAAATGAGTTACGTAGATATTGGATATACTGTTGGTATTCAAATGATCCACGTACTGATTTCTCTAACTCTGAAAGAAATTTCTTAAAGTCTTTTTGGTCAGCTAAGTTCCAGTCATTTAAATCATATGGAGGAATATTAGTAAGTTTAATAACCTCTGGTTCACTGGAGCTAGATTGCACCATACTTAAAGAGTAAGGATTTCTCATGATAACCTCCTTTCAATAAGGGTTATCATAATGTTAATTTTCAGGTTGTGGAATGAATTGCGATAGATCTTCGAAAGTACATCCATCTTCTGTATCATATACATCTAATGAAATACCTTCAACACCATCAATCTCTTCTTCAGAGTTATTATATTCAGTTATCTTTTGACATACAGTATCAAGATCACAATCTTTAGGTATACCTAAGATAGGACCTAGTACTTCATTGACTTCAACTAATGAATCATAATATTCAGAGTTATACTCATCATTCCTACAGATATCTAAACAATATCTAGTTGTATAGAAATTACCATCGACATCTGTATTTACATAAACGCAACATCCTGGTTCTTCACATGTACCAACAACATCTATATTTGGATAAATAGATTGTACCCATTCTTTAAATCGAGATATAACTGGACACCATGCACTTTCTATCTGGATATCGTATGTCCATACATCCATCGAATCAATATACTCGATATCATCAGATATCCAATTAAAGTTATCTCTACCATCAAAGTTAAACTTTTTGGTTTCATATGTATCAGTAATAGCATGAGTTACTGGATTACAATATGCATTAGTTTCATCAAATAAGTATGATAAGTTTGTAACTAAGAATTCTAAGTTTAATAGATCCTGTTCTGTATTAGGAGTCATAAGTGTCATATAATTATATGCATAGTTTGCCATATTAGTGACCTCCTAAGAAGAAACTAAGATAGTTCTTATCTGACATCATCATATAAATTCTAACTTCAGGATTATGTAATTCATAATAATCTTGAAGTACTTCATTCTTATCAGATAATCTATCTAAATTATTAATCTTACTAATAGTTTCAGCATCTACTGGTAATGTATCTAGTAATTCTCTATAAGTATTATACATTTCACAGTCAAAGTTATAATCACCTTTAACTATAGCTGCAATGTAATGCTTAGGACCTAAGAAGCGAGAGTATACATTGCTTTCATAAATAACTAAATCATGTTTAGTCATAATACGATAATCAAATTGTACATCAATCACTCCAGCTTCTTGTAGTTCGTTCTCAAAGTCAAATAAGTTTTCCTTATATTCAGGTAATCTAATTATGATAAGAGAATAAAACTCTCTACTTACATTCTCTTTACGAGTATTATGATCATAATACTCAATGATATCTTCATGGGTTTCACCAAAGGTTTCTAACCATGAATCTAATGATTCTTTATTCTTTGAATGAAATGCTAATGTGTAGTAAAATTTATCAGTGTCATATATATTCAATCCAGGGACTTTTTTCATTTTACTTATTCTCCTCTTTAATATTAGCTAACAGTATTTTCGTTTCAATAATATTAAGTAGTTTAGATACCTCAACTGTATCGGCAAATGTATTACCGGCTACATCACTTTCTAGTGTATTCAAATCAATTCTAATATAACCATTACTAAATACGACACTAATCTCTTCGGAAGAGATATACAACGAAATGTGTTGAATATCTAAGTGTCTATCTGTATCGAAAGACAATGGTTCTGCTTTCAATCTAAATCTTGTGCAAGTTTCATCTTTAAGAGAGTTTACAATCGTTCCAATGAACTTACAGTCTTTATCAGTTTTCATCTTCATCACCTCCTTCTTCATCTAAGAAAATAATCTCATCTATTTCTCTATCAAAGTCATCTTGAACTTCTTCATCAGTCTTCTTTCTAGTATATGAAAGATTATCTATATCTTCTTCAGTGAAAATATTCAATAAAATTTCATTTCTAAAGAATGAACTAAAATTATCGTTCTCAGACTCCTCTAAACAGGTAAAGATACGATCTAGTGTAATCGTAAATTCGATGTTTACTGCACTACCCTGTGGAAGTATACTGCTACGTACTGATTCAGGGCATGTATTAGCATAATTGATTACATTGTATATCGCAATGGTTTCATTAACACTTGCGGAACGACCCTCAAAGGAAGCTACGAAGGTGTTATCACTTACGAATGCATGTGGTCTTTCCGTGCAATGATTAACGTAAAGATATTCCGCATATGGAGCAATGTATCCTAAGAAGTAATACGGAATCTCTGTCAAATTCATTTTAATCAATGTGTATGGTCTAAAGTCTACTTCTCTACCAACTAATCGATTTATCTCAAATGCATAATGATCAAAGTCATTCGGTAAATCAATTACTCCACATTCTAGTTTAAGCTTTCTATCTTCATATCCAGCATAAGTCTTAATAATATTAAACAATGCATTCGATACATTAGTCTTATCCTCTCGAGGATTTGTTATCGTATCTAAATTCATAGCATCGCTTATTTGTGCAA